TAAAGACTTAAAGTTATAAAGACTTAAAGTTATAAAGACTTAAAGTTATAAAGACTTAAAGTTATAAAGACTTAAAGTTATAAAGACTTAGAGTTATAAAGACTTAAAGTTATAAAGACTTAAAGTTATAATATACAGAGTTATAATTATCAGCATATATAATAAGGGTCTTAATATATTAATGTCGTTATTATATTTTATCAGAAATTTATTAAAAGTCAATACTAAAATATAGTATTGACATTTACTGCTTAAAATGCTACTATGTGTTAAGTATGAGGATTAAATAAAAATGATAACAATTTATTGTGGGCCTGTTAAGGCAGGAAAGAGTAAAAGACTTATAGAAATTTACGATGAATTAAAAGATTATGGTTGTATGGTATTTTCATCTAAATTCTCTCTAACTCATGGAGAGGATGTAGTATCAAGATATGGTACTCATTTAAAGGCTATACCAATTAATAGCTTATGGGATATTCCATCTCATATTCCACATAATAAGACTGTATTTCATATTCTTGTTGATGAGTTTCAATTCTTACAAATGAGTACAGGAGAATTAAAAGCATTTTTTGATAAGTATTATTACAAATACGACTTTATATTCTTTGGATTAAATCAAGACTATCGGAGAAGTCCTTTTAAACTCATGGCAAGTGCTATGGCTATGGCTGATAGTGTAAAAATTATCGGTGGATATTGTGATATTTGTGGTAAAGTTCCAAGTAAATATTCTTTAAGATTAGAAAATGATATTCCTGCCGATATAGAGAAAGAGGGGCAAGTTATACTACTTGACGGAGAATATTTAGATACTAAAATAGAATATAAGAGTATTTGTGATGATTGTTTTAAAAAAATATATAACAGATAGAAGGCGAATATGTTATTTACTAGAGAACAAATAATTGATTTAAAATCTAAAATAGATATAAGAAAATTTTATAAACAGTTTTTAGAATTAAGACAAAGTGGTAAATTACTATGGTCTAAATGTCCGTTTCATAATGATAGCGACCCTAGTTTTTCTATAGATGAAACAACAGGTATATGGAAATGTTGGAGTGAAAATATATCTGGAGATATTATTGATTTTTATGAACGATTAACCGGAAAATCATTTACAGATTCCGTTTTAGATATTGCAAAAAGTCAAAATATAAACATTGAAATATCTCCGGAATTAAAAAGGGAGCTTGAAATAAAGAGAGCTATGTATTTATTAAATCATAACATATCTAATCTTTATCAAAAGGCTTTATCTCAAAGTAAAGAAGGACAACAATATTTAATATCTCGTAAATTTTCCTTAGATATTATTAAACAATTCCGTATAGGGTATATTCCATCGTTTAATTTATCAAATTTGGGAGATAAATTTATTCCATTATTAAAAGAAGTTGGCTTATTAAACTCTAATGAAAATGGAGATGTTTATAATTATTTTAGCACTCATAGAATATCAATACCATTTTTTGATGAATATGGGCATATTGTAGGATTTAGTTCTAGGGCAGTAAATAATGAGTATAAGCCTAAATATTTACACTCAAGAACTAATAAAATATTTAAAAAAGATGAGTTGCTTTATGCTTACAATTTTGCTAAAGATAAAATTAAAGAAACAAAATCTGTTATAATCACAGAGGGGCAAATAGACTGCATACGTTGTCATCAGTTTGGCATTACAAATACTATTGCAACTTGTGGTTTGGCTTTATCTGATAAACAATTAAAATTGTTAAAAACTTATGTGAAAAATTATTATATCATAGTTGAAGATAAAAAAGGAGAGGCTATGATAGACAAATACTACGATACAATATCTGCATATAATTATTGGGCAAATATTAAAGTAGTTCGTCTATACGATGGAGATGAAAAATGCGATGCTGATGAATTTTTACTCACAAAAGGAAAATCTGCATTTTTAGAAAAAATTAAACATGCTAAACCTTACCATGAATATAAGTTAATAGATTCTTTAAAAAATATCAATTATAAGACTATTGATGAAAAAAAATTTCATATTTATAATAACCGTAAATATATTGCAAAAATAACTCATCCTGTAGATAGAAAACAATATATAGAATTGCTTGCAGAAAAATTAGAATTGCCGGAAAATGATATAAGAAAAATCATAGCAAAAGCAGAAAATACCGATACTGATATTGCTATAGGGCAATATGATGATAGACGTATTACTTCTCAAAAATATATTCTTGCATCATTTTTTTCATATTTTGATACAAGCAAAGTATGTAAATTATTGAATGATGAGCTTAAAGTTGCAAATAAATTAGATTTGAAATTTAAGAAAATATACGAAAAAATAATTAATATCTTATTGTTATATGGTTCTAATTGTGATATAATCAATAATATTCATAGTTTAGATATTATGAAACAAGAGGAATTATCAATTATTGACGATGCATATTTTAAAAAAGACGATTTTGATTATCTCGATGATGAAAATGAACTAAAAGCATTTATTTTAGACCAATTAGATAATTTAAAATAATACTATTGACAAATGGATAAAAATGTAGTATTATAAATACTATAAGAAAACTAAATATTTTTACAAATGCTATTGACAAATAAATAAAAATATGATATTGTAAAAGTATCGAAAATAAATTGAACTTTGATAATTATATATTCTATATTGAGAACTATGTTGCCGAATAAATCTCCACAGGATTAAGGCATTGCATATAGGGTATTGAAATATGCCGTGAGCTTGTAAAAGCAAATATATGTAAGTTATCGGAATAGACGCATTAAGGCACTATGGTAGAGTCGCAGAAAGCTACTTTGAGATTATAGCTTATATGGCTATAGTAGGATAAGAATGTAAGTATGTTCGCTAGGTTATGCTAAGCATAATATCAGACTTTGTGCCAAAGGTACTCTTGTTTAAGGCGAAAAGGTTATGGCTACGTAAATTCATAAAATGATGTGATATGAGGGTTGTGGGTAATCATTCCCACCTACATTTTAAGTGTTTAAATGACGATTTAAGCATGGTAGATGGCTGAATAAATGTATATGGCTATTATTCTTTAGGTTTGTAGGTAAATCATTAAGTCCTACCGTAGTTCTCAATATAGGATATATAATTAGAATTATGAGGTAAAAGTGGAAGTAGAGTTATTAAGCTATAATAAGAACATTATAGATATTATTCATACGGCTTGCCGTACTTGTTATTCTAAATTAACACCAATAGAAATATATAATAAAGATACTTATGCAAATAATGATTCAGATATTTCTTTTGATGAATTAAAACAAGATAATGATAAGAAGATAGAGCTTATTAATAAAGTTATGGATAGTGGACATTTAAGCACTACAGAACATGCTTATTTTACTTTTGCTATTGCAGGAGTATCAAGAGCTTTACTTGCACAAATTACACGTCAAAGACTTTGCAGTTTTTCTGTTCAAAGTCAGAGATATGTAGAAATTAAGGAAAATCTTGATGATTTAATTACATTAAAGCATTGTGGTACTAATTTTGATAAGGATAAGCTATTATGCAAATATTTCGTATTTAAAGATGATAATGAAATATATAAAAATGCTTATTTAGATGATTTAATTGCATACATACAATTAATTAAAGAAGGATATAAGCCAGAAGATGCAAGAGATGTTTTGCCACAGGCTACAAAAACTAACATGGTTATATCTTGTAATTTAAGAGAATTAATGCATATTTGCAATTTAAGATTATGCAAACATGCTCAATTAGAAGTTAGAACTATGGTAAAGAAAATGAAGGAAGAAGTTATTAAGCAAGAAGAATGTAAATGGCTTAATAAATATTTAGTTCCTAATTGTAAACATTGTACTGATTTTAGAGATTGTAGAGGTATTAAGTAGATATGTTATTATTATTTTTAATTGTAGTATTTTCTCCAGTATTAACATTAAAAGGATTGACATTAGAAACACTATGGAATTTCTTTAATGTGCATCCATTTTGGTTTATGCTATTGTTGATAGATACTTTTAAAATTAATCCGTTGTTAATTTATAGAAAGGATAAATAATGTATTTTTTAGTTCGTGAAGATGTGAATACATATATAACAATTCATAGAGAAGATGAAAATAACTTTTATGAAATAGTAAACTCTAATATATTTAATCGTGAAAACAAATTTAGACTTATTAAGGATAAAAATGAGATTAAAAAAATATTAGATTCTCGTTATTCTTCAAAAAATAGAGGAGAAGAATATACAGAGGGAGTACCGTCTGCAACATTAATAAGCTCTGCATTATTCCCCTATAATCTTGATAGCCATTCACAACATAATAAAATTGCATTATTAAGATGGAATAATGACATTGATGTATCTGATTTACAAAATCAAAAAATAACTAATAAATTAAGCACGGACTCTGGCACTTTCGTACATGAAGTTTTAGAATTTGCCTTACGAGATAGAGAAACACGATTATTTGAAAAGGCTAGAAGTATTGATAAATATATTGAATATGTATGTCAAGATAAAAATATTATCAATATGATAGAAAATTTTGATAACCGTAAAGATTATTTTGTCGATATGGCTAAAAAAGTTTTAGGCAATTTCTTTAAAAATGAGTTGTCAAAAATAGATGCCGTATATAATGAACTTTTTGTTAAAAATCAATATCTACAGGGAAGTATAGATATGGTTAATTATGAAAATGGAAGATTATATATTAGCGATTTTAAAACTTCTAAAAAAAGCCTATCAAGAAATCAAGTGCCGGATAAAGGTTATTTACGACAATTATATATTTATAGCAGAATGCTATTGGCAAATAAAATTATTACTCAAAAAGAATATGATAATTTAGGCTTTAAAATATATTTCTTTAATTGGAATAGTGGTAATTCAGCAGTATATGAGTTTGATAAAAAAGAAGTTGATAAATGTAGTGCTTATGTAAACTTTATTTTAAGTTGGTATTGGAATATAAAAAATGATACAGAAGATGTGCAAATTAAATTATAAGGAGAATTAAAAATGGTATCGAATGTTTTAGACAATCTTTTTAAGAAAAAAGATACAACTATTACTAATGAAGTGCAAGAAAATGTAGGTCAAGAAACGGCAGAAAATATCACAGAGGATATAACTAATCAATCTGTAGAAGAAAATGCAACAACGGAAGTTACTGAATCAAACCCATCAGAGGATACAGTCGTAGAGCCTGTTTTAGAGGTTGAAAATGCAACAGTTGATGAAAATGTATCTATAGAATTAGTAGATGGAGTTGAATATACTACCATAGAATCAGTATCTCCATCTGGAGAATTTAAGAAACAAGTAACAGAAATTACTGATATTGATTCTACTACACTTATTTTAAAAGAATTGAGAAATATTGTAAATTCATCTCAAGGTTTAGATTATGAATTAGTAGAAGTTAGAAGAAAATTAAATGATATTATTAAAAAATATTCTAAATAATGAAACATAGAGTAAAAATTTTCGATATAAAACAAGATGATATGATAGTTGATAGCGACTATATGAAAATTATAGTCGCATCTTTCTTTAGATATAATCGTCAATGCAAATATACCGCAATAGAATTTCAAAGAATGGATATATGTGCAATATCTAATGATAACATTATAGAAATTGAATGTAAAATATCTAAAAATGATTTAAAACATGAATTATCATCTCCGACTAAAAAATTAAAACATTATAATTATAAAAATAATCATAGCACAAAATGTCATGTTGTGCCTAACAGTTATTATTTTGCAATTCCTAGAGAATTATATAAAGATAAGGAATGTGTAAATATAATCAACAGTATCAATGAAAAATATGGTATAATAGTAGTTGATGATTGGTTGCATATAGATATTGTGAAGTATGCAGTAAAATTGCATGACAAAAAAATTCCTACTAATATAAAAGATAATATATCAGCAAGAATTTCATCAGATAATATAATGCAAAGAATAAAACACTATAAAAAAAAGAGCGAGAAATAAATCTCGCTCTTTAATTATCCTAATACCTTTCTATCTCTTAATACATTTATAATTTCATTAACTTTATTGATTACATCGGTTAATTCAGCCGTACTATCTAATTCATCCACAGTAGGTAATATAGGAATATTACTTAATATTTGATTTTCTTTAGGTAAATCCATCTTTGAAGCTATCATTTCTTCGTTAAGAATACGATAACCAATACTATCTATACGAGTGATAGCAGTTCCATCTTCATTCATATAGATATTTGCTATTGGAGTTGCTATTGCAGGTCTATAAACATTTCCTGTATCATTGGACTTAAATTGCCATTGACCTGTAGGATTAGTTTCCTTATTTGGATTATACCAAGCTACATAATTTTCTATGCCGTTTTCCGGTTCAATTTCTTGATAAAATACATCTCCACATTCTAAATATGTATCTCCGGCATAAAATAAAGTTATATCAGATGTTGAAGTTATATCTAACATATCAACAGGATTAAGTGATATAACATCTTGATTACCTGGACATTGTAATTTAATTCCACTATTAATAATTACAACTTTATCATCTGCTTTATCTACAACACCGTTAGGAGCTTCTATAATGCCATAATTTGTAGCATAATCTCCTTTAATACCATATTTATCAGCAGATAATTGTTTTATATATTTATTACCATCATCAGAAATATTTGTTAAATCAACATTAAGTTTTTCTGTTAATTCTCCACCTATTTCATTAAGATTTACTGTAAGTTCGTTTCTATCGTTTAAAACTACTAATTGATTATCTATTGCTAATTCTAAATTATGATTAAGAATTTGAATAGGCTTAGTAGCAGTATAATTAATTGTATTTATTTCAGTCGTACCCTTATCTTCTAATATAAGACCAGAGTATATATCAACATAAGGTTTATTAGCCATTAGTTATCTCCTACTTGTATTCAAGGGTTGTTCTATCTTCCCATTTGCCATAAGCAAATGTTTTAGTGATAATAGTTCCATTAATATTTACTTTGCATATAAGTAAAGTTTCTGATTTAGTTAATTCTTTAGTTAATTTACAATATCCTAAATATATATTAGAATCATCAGTAGTGTCAATATATACAGGAGTTCCCATTAGAAAACCTAAAGCCGTTCCCTCTTGAACTATATAAGAATCTGGCAATCTATCTTTTAACATTTATTTTACTCTCCCTTTTTAGTTATAATATCATATACAATGTCTAATTTTTCTAATCTAGGCAACATTGCATTTATAACTTCTTCCATTTTAGAGATACGTTCATTATGCTTTTCTGCCATTTCTTTTGTGAAGAATTTTTTATCAGCTTCATCGGCAACTTCTTTCTGTATGATACGCATTTTTTCACTTTGTCTGCCAAATTGCTCTAAAATTTTTAATTCTAAAGCATGTATATCATCAGTAAAATCCGATTTAATTTTATCAATTTTTTTATCTTCTTTTTCTGATATATTGTTTATATCGTTGATAATATCTTTTTCTTTATCTTTACTAATAAATAAGTATTTACCAACTACTGCCAACACTAAGACTATTAGTACGGTTATTAAAGGGTTTGACATTATAAGCTCCATTGTAATCTCCTATTTAATAATACTAAATCAGTCTTAAAGTGTTCTTGTTCTTTTTATATATATACCATTTTACCTTATTTCTTATAAAGTTTCCGACTTCTTCTTTTTTTACTTGAGGGTATGATGGTAAAAATATTATATCAACCTTTCCGGAAGGTTTCTTTAGCTTTTTATCTCTTTCATAATGAGTTTGTATTTCTTCAATTTTTATATTATATTTTATTGATAGTTCTGCAAGTAATTCAAAAGCTAGTTCTAATTGTTGTGCAGTTATCGGATATGTATCAGATGTATTTGTTTTATGATTATATTGATAATTTGCACAAATAGCAACTCCAATATTACCTGTATTCATTAATGCACAATGAGGAGCATATCTTCCATCTCCTGTATTATTATTATCTTCCGGAGTATATATTCCCTTTTTTACATAGGCTTGTTTAGTTTTGCTATTATATGCTATCATATAATGATAATCATTAAAAAATTGCTCATATCTTCCGACAGTATGATGTAGGGTACATCTGTATGGCATTATTATTCTCCTATTTAATACGAACTACATAATATACTGTGCTATTTATAGGTCTGCATTCAGTAAGTCCATTTTGATAAACACTAGATACTCTTGAAGCATCAAAGCCTACAATATCGAAGTTTCCAGCTCGACCATCAACTCCGTTACCACCTCTAGCTTCTAAATAGAATGCACCCTGATAAGGATATACGCCGTATGTTTCCCATTCTTGTGTAAATTGAGCTTTTGCAGTAATATTAGGACAACCAGAACCCTGTATAGAACCATAAACTCTATTTCTATCCCTACCACTATTACCATCCCATCCACGAAGGAATAGACCTCTATAGTCTGGAATATTAAATGTTGTACTGCCATCTCCTGCTCCAAAAGCAGTACCTACCATAGAAAAGTATTTTGCATAAGTAGTACGAGAAACGGCTCTACCATCACAAGGTACAACTTCTACACCTGCTGGCAATGATGGTAATGTAGGATAAGACAACATCTTAACCTCTCCTAACCACATGCTTGAATTTATGGCATTATCAACATATTTTTTATTTGTTAAATCGGAGTCTGATTGAGGAGTATATGTAGAAGTAATTTTATTACTTCCCATATTTAATAAACCTGTCATCGTACCGCCTGATTTTTCTAATTTTGCAGTATATAATTCTTCAATATAAGAAATAATCCATTTAATAGTATTATGAACTTGATACCAAAACATATTAAATCTATTAGCATCTGGTCGAGATGTTAATTGTGTTTCAGTTTCTCCATCATTATTATATCCGTCTAATATTTCATTAGTAGTCATTGCAGTTTTTAAATCATTATTATCTGCAAATACGACATCTAATGGTAAAATGTCGTTTCCTGTGGGTTTTGTAGGGTACATTTTTATTCCTCATTATTTTATATTTTTTTCATAATCTTCTAAATACATAAAACGATAACCACCAACATGATTTAGCTTATTTTTACAAACTGCAGAAACATGGCTTGTATGAACATTTAATTTTCTTCCTGCATCTGCAATACTATCAAATATAGTTAAATCATTAAGACAAATTATTTTTCTTGATACAGGACTTAATGCTCCAGATTTTCCATACATAGGATTTTTATTACCCGCTAATAAACCTTTATGAGATTGAGCATTTTTTAGTCTTGATTCTTTTGACATATTTTTTTAGCTATACTCATCTTTTCTTTTGTTTCTTTTGAATGATGCAAACCAAGCCAATTACACTCTCCGCCATTTGAAATATTATATCCGTATTCTCTTTGGTTTGATTTATAAAATCTAATAAGTTCTATTTCTATTTTACAAGCAGTTTCTTTGTCTAATCCTTGTAAAATTATTTCATGTTTAAAATTATCCCAACCATATTTTTTTATAGCATTATAAAATAAAGGACATTTAATATAGCCAAAACCATTTTGCCATCTTTTTTCTGGTTTTTGTTGTGTGATTCCGATATATTTTTTATTATTAATTTTGTTTGTATGGATATATAGGGTAAAATTCCCTATAGGGTAAGCCATTATTTATCTTCCTTAATTTTCTTATTCCATCCACAGAATAACTTTTGATAGTTATCAACTGCAATGAACATAACTTTTCTTTTAATCTTATTTACGCCTGCTACCTTTAACAATCTTTCAAATATTAAAGAGCTTAAATACCTATTATGATTTACGAAATCATGATTTTCACATAATTTATCATGCACCATTGATGGTATTCTATACCTATTATCAGAAGGACTCCCAATTATATTCCATAAGCCAAAAGGAATATTAGCACCATTCCATCTATAATGAGTTTCTATACTAAATTCATATTTTTGCCCTTCGTATTCAACTAGGACATCAATGCCGTATAGTAATAAATAAGGTTTTTTGTTAATGTCTTTTATTTCTTCTGGCGTAGAATATCCGGTAGCATTTAATGTTTCTGTTCGTGGCATGCGACTAAATTGTATTTTAATTATTTCATCTTCATACCAAGTAATCATTACATTAAACTCCTATTTTATAAATTCTTTAAAAATTATAATAATTTCTTCAACAAATTCAGATATTTGAGGAGTAAGTTCTTTAAGTTTTTTTAGAATAACTACAAGCTCATCTATAATAACTCTCAATTCATCAATTAGTTTATTATCTTCTTTAAGTTTCTTAATTTCTTTTAATGCTTTATTTGCTTTGTTAAATAATTTAATTCCTGCAAAAATATTCATAACTAATCTCCTTTATTTGTTTCTTGAATTTTACCATTTACTTGAATAACGATACAAAACCAGTTATTTTTTACTGCTTGTTTTTGTGTTGATGTAGCCTGTGTAGGTTGCTTTTGAACCATAACTACTGCTTTGTTATCGTTTACTTCAATTTCTTGATTAGCCATTTCTTCTGCAAATGTAATATTACTAAACATTAGCAATACTGCAAATATGGATAAAATTTTTTTCATATCAATTCTCCTTTTTAGGTTTCTTACCAATAGGAATATTTATTTGAAATTTCCAACTACCATTCAAATCTGTAGGTATAATATAAAAATATTTAAAAAAATTAATAATTTTTGCTATCATAATGCACCAAGTTTTTTAAGAGTATTAATAACACCTTGTATATATTTATCTCCATCAAAGTTTGGCAGTTTAATTCCTATAAATTGTGCAAGATATGTTATTATATTTTCTTTATTTGCATAGTGCCTAATATCGTCATTTCCTCTAGCCATATTATTTCTTTTACTGGCTAAAACAAAATTATCTAAATTAGATTTTCCACCTTTTGAGAATGGTTTTAAGTGTTCTAAAGACACATTCTTTTGAGTGAGTTTATCTCCATAAAACCATATCTAACAGATGGTAATTGCCCTTTTCTATATAATGTTTTAAGTGGAGAGTTATATCCAAAGGATATAGGATTTGGCGATATAGGTTCTATTCTCATAATATTAATCCATACTTGTATAACATTTTGCAATTAGAGTTTCTAAATATGCAACTCTTGAATCTAAATCTGAATATCTTGTCTGTAATTCTGTAGTTTTAGTTAAAATTGTAGATGCATCCATTTCAGATTCATTTATAATAGTATCTCCAACTCTATAATATAATAATTTGTTTGAAGATATTAAATGTTTATTATCATTACTTGAATATATACTATCATACTGTTCGGAATTGGTTTGGTTTACTAGACTTGTATCTAAGGTAAATTGCAAAAACCATTTTGTGCGTGGTAGTATAAATTCTTGATTAGTCTGGTCTAATATATAAAAATCAGCAATTCCTGTATCTACAAATAACGAATAAATATTATCTTTTTGTGCAATATCAGCAATATATCTTCCGTCAGATGATAATTTGCATGGAATATTCCTATATGTAGTATCTACGGAATTGCTAGAGTTATATAAATTTATAATCTTATTTACTGCCGTAGAATAGGTATTTGTGATGGTAGAGCCTTGCAATGCCCAGCCTGTAGCATCATCTCCACTTAATACGTGGTCTGATATAATAGTGGCAAATAAAGGTAAGCTAGAGCCACTACCACCACTTTTACTATCAATATAGCTTTTTATAGCTTTTTGGCTTGCAACTATATAATCAGAAGCATTTGCTCCACCTAAATCACTACTTGTATCTAGGTTAAAATTTTTAGTTGCCATTTATATATTTATCCTATAATTATAGCTTTATATTTTCCCAACGCTATATTTTCTGTAGCGTTCATTTTTATTGTTACATTTCCACCATCTGCAATAACTTCGCAGATAACTTCTTGTCCTGTAGATACTTCCTTAATCATAACGACTACATCGTCTGTATTTAAAGAGTTTGCGATAGTCCAGGTACAAACACCACCTACAGGAGTTAAAAGTGGATTTGTAGCAGTTAGCTTTTCAACCTTTGCAGACAACGCAGTAGCTACGGCTTTTTCAGACACCAAATTTGTATCAGTTGCAGAATCTACACCTCTTACTGTAGTTTGTAAAACTCCAGATTTTAAATTTGAAGTTTGTAAATTTGTTATAGTATTATTATCTGCATTAATAGTTTTATTAGTTAAAGTTCTAGTTTTAGAAGTTTCTTGAACTAATGTAGATGATAACTTTTTAGGAGTTACAATAGTTGTATCATCTGTGCCTGCTTTAGCCTGTGCATCTGTAGCAAGTTTAGCGATACCAGCAACATTTTCAGTAGCCTGTGCCGGACTTGCAGAAATTTCCACATAAGTAGTTCCAGACCATCTGTAAGTTTTATTAAGATATTCCCCTTCTGTAAGAATTACATAAATCTTTCCTGCTTCTGGGGTAATAGCACTTCCGCCAGCAATATCTGATAACCAATCAGAAGCTAATGCAGTTCCACCTATAATATATGTGTCAACTACATCATCAACAAAAGAAGGTAATTGTCCTGCCGGAACTTTGCCGTCAGAACCTAATGTAGCTATACCGCCAGCAACACCTTTGTCTGATTGTTTTACATAATTTGCAGAAATATCTGGAATATCACTAGCAGTTAAGTCAGAACCACCAGTTACTAAACCTTTGCTATCATAAGTAATTTTAGCATGAGTTCCGCTAGTAATTGTAGCATTGGCATCGACTTTTTTATCTAACCCTGCTTTTACACCGCCAGATGAAATAAGATTTGTACTATCTGCCGTAGGAGTGCTATCAATTTCAGCAGATATAACTCCTGTATTTTGATTATATTTAATAGGAGCAGTTGCAGATAAATCAGTTTTAGTTATTTTATCTTTTACTGCATTGTTTAATTGTAACGGATTTACTGCTTTATCGGTTGCAATTCCTGTAGCTATTTCTTCATCAGTTGCAATTTGAATAACACCTTTTTGTGCGTTTGTTGCATCTTTAACAGATATTGTAGCACTATCATCTACATCAACATTATCTCCAATGATAACACCACCGATATTAGATTTAGTTGCTAGGTCAAGCATAACAACATTTGTGCCATCTTCTTCTATTATACCATCGACAAACATATAGGTTTTGCCTTGATTTGTAACATCAACCCATTGAGTTCCGTCATATATAAATAATTTCTTTTGAGCCGTATTCCAATATTTTTGACCTTCTTTTGGATTTGTAGGAGCGGTAGCTAAGTTTTGTTCTACGGCATTTTGTATTTCATTTTGATTAAAATTTAAGTCTGTTACGACAAGTTTTGACATTGTTTTTACCTCTAATTAAAAATCGCTTTGCCTTTAAATGGAGCGTTCATTGAAATTATGCAATTATTTGTATCAATATGTTCTATATTGCATATTACTTCATTTCCGGCACTATCAATAACAGTAACCGTAGGATATTTATTTAAGCTATGTGTTACTCGCCATGTCTTTTCGGCTATGTTTTGTTCATGCACATAATTTTTATCTGCAAAAACTTTAACATTTTCTTCTATTAAATCAGCATAATATTTTGCCTTTTTCGCTTCTGCTTCGGCTATTTGTGCATAAGTTCTAGCCTGGTCTGCATTTATACTGCCACGACTTCCACAATCTTCGGTATGAACTTTAACTCTAACTTGACTATTAATTCTGCTACTCTTTAGATTCATCTACGATACCCTCAACTATTTTTGGATAAGCGTATATTCTATTCCATTTGCCAAACCATCCACCACATGAGCATTCTCCGACACGCATTGTATCTTCATTGCCTGTTTCGGCATCGCATAGTTTGACACCCCAAAAATATACTTCACACATAGCATTCAATGGAACTTCTAATTTTTCTGATAATTCTTTATCAATAGGTATCTCGACAGTATCTTTAAATTCTGTAGGGAATTTTAGCTCTGGAGCTACTAAAGTTCTATCCTTTTTTCTAATAGCAAAATATATATCATAGTTTTTATCAGTAGGTACGCCATCAACTATAATACTTCCTGTATCTCCCTGTATAATTTTAATTATTCCATTTTTGGTTACTTCGATTGACATACCTATCCTCTATTCTATATATATTATATATATTTTTTCATAAATTGTAAACTTTATTTTTTATATTGTTGTGTTGCATATAGTTGGCAGAATTGAACATAAAATTCTGTCCATTTTTCTAAAGTCATTTCTGGTGGATTAATTTGATTTTGTACTAAATATTCTTCCGTACATTGAGCTTCATCAGTAAAATCCGGAGTAGGATAGAAAATTACTAATGGGGTAATTTGTTTAGTAAGTCCACCTAATGCTAACACCATAGTATTAGTTACATCCATAGCTTGTTGTGCGTTAGCATAGCCTTTAGGTTGCAATCTATAATTACCTAATGAAGTTGCAATAAATTCTTTATAAAATGCAGATTTTCTTTTTTCTGCTAGTAATTCCTTTTCTTTATCAGTTCCAGTAATATCTACAAGTTTGCCGTCAATAACATAAGTGTTATCTCTATTAGTTATTGAGCCATTTTCTTCTTCCGTTACTAACAAATAAGGTTCTGGAACTATAACATCTTCTGTATATGCAGAGCCTATTTTGCCTGTATTTTCATCATATCTTAATTTCAACATTATTCAACTTCTCCTTTATATTTTGCTAAAGCTAAACCAGGATTTTCAATAATTTCTTCTGCTTCTTCAACGGTTAATCCTAATTGGAAAAGTTTAGAATTTTCATCTTCTTGCAATTCAGATTGTAAAATTTCATTTTCTGATTCTATAATTAGATGTGTTTCATCTTCAATGCCTTCTTCTTTAGTTAGCAATACCTTTACTACTTGCCACTTAAATCTATCATTTAAAATATCTTTAAGAGTTGCAACTGTAGCATTAATATCAATTTCTAAAGAATTATAAACATCTTCCCTAGTGTTAAAAAATACCATGTCTAAATCTCCACTTATACTAATGTAAAATATTTATTTTCTTGAATTATAGTTGCTCTAAACGGCAATTTATTTTTATATTTTTGAATTTCTTTTGCTAATACGGTAGAACTTGTAAAGAATACTGCATAATGAGGTTCATCATTTTCTATCTTATCAACTATTTGTATCTTATTATATATTTCTCCGGCTTTAAGTTTGCTATGCTCTGCCTTAATTCCTGTGATAATAATTTCTTTATTTAAAATATCTTTTATTGATATTTTATCTCCTTTTAAGTAATCGTCTGTGCTGAAATCACTATACTTCGGTATATTTTCAAACATTTTCTTACCTCGCTTATCCTATTATTCAAATCTATTTTTTGTCTAAAATTATAACTATTTGCCCATGAGATATATCCATCTACAGATGATAGATGAGATAACATCTTATCTGGCTTTATTCTACCTTTATCGTATTCTGAATATAATTTCCTTAATCTTCGTATGATACCTCTTGCAGTACGTTTTCTTAATAAAACATAACCTTTAAAGTATCTATAGCCTAGAAAATCAACACCTCTTGAAACAGGAAATAAATCACATTTACTCATTTTTAATTTTAAAACATTATCTAAAAATTGAGTAATTTCTTCTTTGCATTGATTTAGCCACATTTTATCATTTGAAAATATAAGAAAATCATCGCAATATCTTATATAATATTTTGCATTTAATTTTTGTTTTATAAAATAATCTAATTGAGTTAAATAGATATTGCCAAACCATTGACTTGTAAGATTGCCTATCGGACAGTTTCTATCTCCTTCAAAAGAATGTATTATATTGCTTATAAGCCATAATACATTTTTATCTTTAATTTTTCTTTCGATTATTTTATATAATGTATCATGATGTATTGACGGATAAAACTTTTTAATATCCATTTTTAAGCAATAATCATTATTTTGAGTATAACTATTTGCTCTCACTAATCCTGCATGTAATCCTCTTTCTGGTATGCAAGCATAAGTGTCTTTAATGAACCTAGCATGGAATATTGGAGCAATAATATTCATTAATGCATGTTGTAATATTCTATCTGGAAAGAACGGTAAAATATATATTACTCGTTTCTTTGGTTCATAAATAATTCTTGTATTATATCGAGAAGTAGCAAAGGTTTTATCCATTAAACTTTGTTGAAGTTTCTTTAAATTTCCTTCAACATTTTGTTCAAATCTTTTAACAGATTCTAAATGACCTCTGCCTTCTCTTGCCTTTTTATAGGCTAGATATAAATTGTCATAAGAAATAATTTTATCCCAAAGATTTCCGATTCTTTTCAATTTCTCATCTTCTATAATTATTATACTGAAAATTTTAAAAAAAGTAAACACCCTCACTTTCGCTATAAAATAACTACTAGCGAAGGTGCTTATAAATTGCTTTGTATTTTGCTTATTCTATGAATAAACAAGGTTATAGATTCAGCTTGAAAATACCCATATTATGCAATTTTATAATGTCAGAATAATTATATTCTTGTCAGTATTAACAATCTCACACCCCGACCACCGTTGTTGGCATTCACGTTAGAACGAGTATTGTTGCAATTACGAGAACGAGAACCGCAGTTAGAGGAGTTATTCCAATTACCGCCTGCTTTCAGGATAATAACCTACAACCTTTTTACTTCTCTCTTTACATATTGAAATCAGACTCCCATAACATATTTTTACAACGGTGCTATGGAAGTGAGATTCCAAATTTAGACAAGGTATAGTGAGAAGTGGGAACACAAAATGTGTTGCTTTTTATTAAATTTTCAAGTATAATTGAGTAATAACTATAATTTTTCCGTTCTGCGGTGCAACTATGTTGCACGAACGGTTGGTGTGTTGCTATTTGCGTTCTATCGTTTATCTGCCATCGGTAAGACGGCAAGTGGAGAGCTGAACGCTTGTAGCATGGAGCAGGTATCGGCTAGAGTTCAGTCGTACCGTGCGTTTTGGGCTATCTGCCAAATTTCGGCAAGCTCACACCCCGACCACCGCGGGCGGCACCCACGTCAGAACGAGTACCGCTGCAAGCACGAGAACGAGAACCGCAGCTAGAAGAGTCAACCCAATAACCGCCCGCTTCCAGGATGTATGGCATGCCGTAAGAATTACCTCTAGTCTTTTCATCTCCATAACTTGTCCAGTTTCCTTGTCCGTTAAAGCCAACTTCGTCTAGCCATTGCCACAAATAGCCACAACATTCTTCAATAAAGTAGCCAGAAATCATACGCTTACCAGCAGTATCGACATGACCGCCAGAAGTCTTAGGAGATGGAGCGGCTGAACCACTAATAGCAGTTTGTTGATTGCTACCTTCGGCAAAAATCATAAATTCTGCATCTCTAGCAAGTCGTTTTCCGACTAACTGCATATCCCATAAGTGCTGAATAGGAGTACGACTATCCGTAACAGTAGCTCCATAGGCAGATGTTGTATTTTTATAAGTTCCGGATTGTAAATAAATATCTACCCATAAGTCAAGCAAGTCGATATAAACCATTCCGGCAGGACTTGACATAGGTCTATGTGTTTCACACCATATTGAGTTAGGAATAATATCTCCTGCATTATATCCGATTGCCGGATGTGCATCCCATAAACTATTAGCTGGAAGTGTAGGAGCATTTGAAGCCGTAACAGATACACATAGTGTATGGAATCCACCGATACAATATGAGTTATTAGCATTATAACCTGTAGGATATGTTGAATTAAGTGAAACAATTATATCAAATTTATTGACTTTAGATGTTTCAACTAAATAAATATAATATTGTTTACCTGCTGAAAATGCAGAGCCAGAGTCAAGTTTAGTTTTAGCATCAAATGTAGTTTCATTTTCATTATACCAAACTCTAGTATATCCACCCATTTTAAATTTAAGGTAGGTATCTTCTTTAATAGTTATAGCTGAATGTGAGTTGCCAGCATATAAAAATTGCTCTCTATAACAATTAATTTTTAAATAACTTTTACGAGCATTTACAATATCTGTTAAAGGATTTTCCAATCTAGGTAAATAGAATTGACGATTTTCAGTATCTATGATATAATATTCACTATAGCCTAAAAGTGCATAGATTTGGTCTATGTTATTCTTTTGACCTATATCTGCAACTTTGCTACCATCTGTAGCCAAAGTATATGTTACAGGTATTCCGTTTATAGTATCTGTAATAGTTGTAGTACTACTATTTTTCATAGCTAATACTTGAGCATATCCTGTAGAATCGGATAATGCAATACTACCTATTGGAAACATATTTGATAGTGCAAGTTTTTGGTTTCCTGCTTCATTTAACAAACCTAATGTTGATAAGTTGTTGTATGCAGTATCATAATTAGTTTTTAAAGTGTTTGTTAGGTTATTTTGGCTAAAACCTAATCCACCTGTCAATGTTGAAATGTTATCAACAGTAAACTTTGATAATTGATTTACTGTTACCTTTTTGTCGTTTGCACTATCTGAAATATCAGTCATAGGCAAAATGTCATTACTTGCAAGTGTTGATACTTGCTCTTTGTCATTAAATCTAACCATTATAAAAATCTCACTCCGTTATTAATACCTATCGTCTTATTTTTTAGTGGGTCGTTAATTAAAACTTCGTTTGTAGTTTTATTAATTAAGTTTAAGTTATATATTGAACCTTGATTATAGAAGTATCTATTTGAAACACCCAAATATAATCGTACTTCTTCTCCGACTACCATTTTATGATTTGATTCTTCATAATCTACTAATGCACCGTTAATATATAAAGACCAAACATTGCCTTCTCTTTGTATCATTACGTTAGTAGATTCATTGATAGTCAATACTCCGCCAGTCAGAATAACATCTCCATCACTATCAACATATTGACTTCCGTTTTCATCAACATAATGAGTTGTGTTATTTTTGTTATCATTATATAAGTTTGCAGAAGTTTTAAATACAATTCCTTCTAATGGGTCGTAATAACATTCTGCCGATGCGTAATCATTTGCAAATGATGTATTTTGAGAAAATATTGCAAATTGACCACTAGGAGTTATATCTGGAGTTAATGTAAAACTTAATTCAAAATTATCACTTTCCGGTATAATTTTATCATAAGTTATAAAAGCATTATTCTTAAATAAGTTATAAAATTTATGAAAAGTTACTTTATGTAATGATATTCCTGCACCTAAAGCATTTTTAATTATAGCCTGTGCATCGGTAGTTTCTAATAAAGATGAGCCATACATTCTAATATCAGATATGCCTGCCGGATATTCTTCACTTACTCTAACTACAGTAGCATTAAAAAGTAATTTGCAAGCAGAGATTAATTCATCTAATGAAGTATCTGTATTATTTTGAATAATTTTTGCCTGTATAGCATTTCTAAAACTAGAATCACTCCTAGCAACTTTTGTACTTTTTACAGATGCAGTACCTTTAAATTTACCTTGTCCAAAGCCTTCTTCTCTAACACCACCAAAAGTAAATGCGTTTTGAGGTTTTGGAGTATATATTCTATCCTGTCCGACTTTTCTACCTATATAATCTAGCCATACACCGTTAGCATTTTTATAATCTAAATTATATAATAGTTGCCAAGCTATATCTTCTATTTTTTGGTATCTTTCTCCAGATTGCTCTGTAAGTTGATATACTTCTGGAAATTGTAATAGGTAAGGTATAATGTCAGACAAAGCATATTCTTTATGATTGTCTATTTGTAACATATTAGTTTCCCTTAAACGGATTGATTAATTGTTATATTATCTTCTGCCAATAAAGCTAATTCTCTTTTACCTATTGCCACACTATCGGCATAGCTAGATTCAGAATGTTTTTTAACTTTAAAGTTTGTTACATTTTTTATCTCTGAATGATTATTTAAAACATAATATAAATTATAAGCATAAACAGAATCGCCAACTGTATATAAAGAATTAAATGCTTTAATTAATTCATTTTTGAGATTTGCTTTCCACTCATCTGTTTGTAATGAAGTTGAAACAAAATTAATAACTAAATCTATATTTACTTTAGTAGGTCGTGTAAAACCTATATTAAATTGATTTCCATCATCATCTTCGATTGTTTTAACAGTATTACCATAGGCTTGAATACCTGCTGGTTTCTTTTTAAGAATACCAGTAGCAATATCCATTTCATCTCCACCTTCTACTACAACTTCAAAAGATTTAGGTGGCAATGTATCAACGGTATTTAAAGTATCATTTTCATAAGTCTGTATATATTCAACGCCATCAATTTGAAATACTGTAGCTTTTATTGAAGATAAAATAGAACTTGCAGTATATGTTACTGCATCTGCCCTTCTTGCCCTTAATTCTTCATCTGTTTCTGTATTTCTACCTACTGTAGCTTTACCACTTGTATTATAAACTACAGAAGATATACCAGAACTAGGAGTTTTTAATGAGAATTTGCTACTAGATAATGCAGTAATTTCTCCCCAACTTGTAGCTTCAAATTGAACATTTGCTTTACCATCATTATCCAAAACAAAAGCAGTAGAGTTTATATAATATTCATCAGTTGTTCCATCAACTATGATAATTTCGCCTGTATTCTTTGCAGTTCCGGCAGTACCTATTACAGTAATAGGAATAGTTGATTTTGTAGCTTTATATCTAGTAATGTTATTTAAAGCACAAATATAATCTAGCCATATTCCTTCTGCCTGGTCTGGGTCTAATTGATTTGCTATATATAACAATAATTCTTGAATAGAAAATTCCCTATCTGCATCTGCTGATTGTAGGTTTGCTACAACGGATTCCCCAGAAATATAAAAATCATCGCCAAATATTTTCTGACAACTATTTTCTCTTTCGCTTAATATGTCTAATAATGACTGTATAATTAAGCCATTTTGGTCGTATTGTATCATTATATTATCCCTTAAACTTCTTCATTAATGTCTATGATTTCATCATTAGTTTTAACAGTCGCATTTATTACTAAGGTTTTAAACCTATCTGTAGATTTAGCAATATTCAAGTCTATAACTCTTAAAACACCAGGTATGGCTTCTATTTGTTCTTTAATAAAAATTTTAGTTAATGTAGGATTGCTCCAACAGTTGCTATAATTTATTCCATAATTATCATTAAGAAAGAAATCTCCTATAAAACTTCTTACACCTACAGTTATTTGTTGATGTACCCTAGCCTTATTATCGACTACTTTATTTAACATTTTTTTATTTATAAAATCTAATTGTAAATCTTTCATTATTACTATCTCAAAATTATTATAGAAAAAACTACAAAAATCGTAAACTAAAGAGGAGCAGATGTATTTCCACCTTGACTATCTTTATGTGTATGAGTTGATAATGCTTTGCCGTTTCCTATAACTTCCGTATCTCCTGTTATAGTTCCTGTAGCATGTATATCTCCATTTACTGTTAATGTGCCTGTGGTTATATTAATATTAGGAGTTACAACTGTTAATGTGTCATCTGCATTTACTTTAAATGTAAAACTTCCGGAATGAGAGCCTAAAACTATTTTTGCATTACTATCTATTGCAAATAGTTTGTTTTTAGGCAAAAATCCGTTAGTAAATAATCCATTATTTAAACTATGCCATTCTTCTGTATAATCATAGTCATAATTTCCTGTAGCTATTAAATCATCGACACTTGTATCGAAAAATTCAATAGTTCCTATATCCCCAACCCTAACAGGTAAGTAAATATATGCGCTTCCACTATATAATGGTTGTCGTATTGGCACATCTGGTATAATAGGATAATTTATTAATTTACCACTTTCATCGTGTGCATAATCTAATATTTCTAAATCAACTTGATTATTAATATAATCAACAGAATGAACTTTGCATGGTAATTGCACTTTTATTTCATCTTTTAAATCATTAAATCTATTAGATAATATAGTTGAAAATGATAATTTACCATCATATTTTTCAGAAAATGATTTTGGCATTTATTCTACCTTTAAAGTTAATTTAGTTTCGTATGCAGAACCAAAATTATCTATTTTACTTTCTAAAGATTTAACAGGATAAACCCCATCTATATCTTCAAAATCTAATTTCACAAATGCTCCAACATTAATTGAAGGTAAAAATGGAGCATCTACATCAATTTCTTTATCTGCATTAAATTCTGGTTTAGGACATATACCACCATGAAGATAATATCCATAAACATCAGATGTCTGATTTTTTTTAAATATATTTATTATGTTATTATTAATATCGCTAATACAATTTCCTGTAGCACAAATTTGTCTTATGACGTTATTTAATGTACCACTCACAACTCTGCCATTAGGAAATGTTTTTTCGTCTAATTCAGATATAACACCTATTCCTAAAGTAGTTTGTCGCTTAACATAATATAAAATATCGTTTAAAATCTGCTTATTAGTTACTTCTCCCTTATATGAGCAAGAATAGTGATTATTGATGTAAGCATTTTTAAACCCATCTTGTAGCTCAATAATAGTGGCTATATTACCATCATTATTATTACGACTTATCGGTGGAGAATTATAGTGAACTTGAATAGGCTTTTTAACAGTTTTAGTCTTTCTCTTTCTTTTTGTTGCAACTGTATTTTTTGCCTTCTTCCATTTTACTATATCTCTCAATATACCTTCAAAAATTAATATATATCCCTTTTCATCAACATCGGCATATACTCTTATTTCATTAGATTTATCATTTAATATGTTATATGTATTTTGTGAAACATTATAGACAACACAAGTGCAATAATTTGGAGAGCCTTCATCATTTTTTTTAATGGTAACAGAAATATCTGCATTTTCTATTACCATATCGGCATCGACTATCTCTAATTTAATTTTAGTATATAATCTTTGCATGCTAATCCTCTAATACATATTTAATATCAAATTCTACATTTATGTTATCTTGCCTATAGTCATCCTGTAACCCATTCCATATTTTATCGAATGTTAATACCCCTTTCCAATCTTTATTATTTATTTCTTTTGATATTTCTATACCTGGTATCAAACATTTATTTTTAACTAAATATTCTAATTCATCATTATTTTTTATATAGATTGATAAATATGCCCTAGAATGTCTAATATTCCAAGTATAAGCAAAAAAGTATAATTGATTATTAAGTGGAATAGGTTGTGTTATATATGGAGAATGTAATAAATCCGGTATTTTTATTGATACTATACTCATTGAATTACCTATTATTTTTTAGCAGATATAGATACACCTCTGATTCTGTCAATATCGGCTATTGTTAATGTCGCACCATGCTTCTTAACTAATGCTTGTATTTCTTTACTATTTTTACCATTATTGGCAAGAGATTTAACATATTTTTCTATATCTTTAGATACTGATTTTGAAGGGGTTTGTTGATTGCTAATCTTATTAGTTGCAGTTTTGGCAATAGATGTAGCACTTTTAGCTACTTTGGCTATACCAGCTTTTTTATTTGCATTATTGCTAGATTGTGTATTATTAGATACAGAATATTTGCCCTTATAACTACTATCTAATTTAACTATTTCAACATCCCATTCTGGTATTTCTACTACAGACATTGAGCAATTTAAGGCATTTTTACCGTTAGGATTGAAATCTAAACTAGAAAATAAACAATTAGATAATTTATATTGATTATAAACGTCTTTATCGTTCACATAAACATCAAAAGGAACTTTTTGACTTCTTAATTCTTCAAGCTGATTTTTTATTTGATACATATCAGTACCAGCTTTATCATTTGTGCATAATAGAACTTCAAAATCTTTAGCTTTATTATGATTATTTATTGCAGTAGCAATTTCAAATCCCTTTTCTGTTTTTCTAGTAGGAATATCCATACCCCAATTTTCTTTATCGCCAGTTACAATTTTAAATTTTAAAACTGTATATTCCCCTTCATTTAATTTTTCTTCTTCTTCTTTATTTTCTGCATCCATTTTTTTACCTAAAAGATTAGCAAAATCTTTAGATATTACACCTGTGCCACCTGGCATTAATGCAGTATATAAAGAAGATGGGGTAGGTAAACCCATATCTGTAGCTACATTATCTATGGCATTAGTGCAACTTCCAATAAAATCTTCTGCAACTTCCGGCACAGAAATCTTGCCATCAGACATTATATCATAAATAGAAGAATTAATCCTGCCTAAAGTGGCATTAGATAACGCTTTACCAGCAATATTTTGCCCTATAGAACTTGTTAATCCTGCCAATGCCACCGTAGCAATGTTAGATTTTAACGGAGTGTCTAATAGATTCTTAGAACTCTTTTTTACCTTAACATCATATTGCTTTACTTTAATTGCATCTTTATCTTTGCCATATACAATCATTAAATAAGCATCTGGAGTTATTTCACTAACTTCTTGAACCATTTATATCTCCGTTAAAATTTACTATTTGCTACATTTTTATTTAAAGTATTAATTATATGGTCGTTATTCTCTGCTTGTGCCATAGCTATCATCTCTGCGGCTTCTTCTGGAGTTAATCCACTAGCATCAATACTTATAGGACTATTAATAGTGATATTATTTCCTACAGGAGTTTGTCTATTAGATAATTGTGTAGTCAATGGAGTTATTTGAGATTGATTATATATATAATCCCAACTATCTTTATTTGGAGTTACACCAGGAAATTCTACCTTATTTTTACCACGATTAAATGGTAAATTACTCCACCAATTAGAGATTTTCTTGCCGACATTGATTAGTTGCTCTGCTAACCATTGACCTAACTTAGCACCAAGTCTATATGGAAGTGTTATAAACATTACAAGCCAATTTAAAATCTTTTTGCCTAATGCTTGTATGTTGTTCCAAGTTGTTAAAATCCAAAATTTTACTGCTCTAGTTTGCTCTGGAAAGAATATTTTTAATCCAGACCATATTAATTGAATTATATCCCAAGCAGTCCATAATAAGAATATTATTTGTCCAACTACAGGAACGAATGCAAGAACTCCTCTAATGCCTAAAAATAAAAATCTTCTTAATAGTTGTCCTTGTAATAATTTGAATAATGCTTTTAATCCTTTTCCCTTAACAAAGTTTGATAATCCTTTAGGAAGGAATTTGCCTTTAGTTAATGCTTTTAGCATTACAGACATTCTTCTAAAAGCAGTTATAGCAACTCTAAAATACTTCCATGCAAAAACAATAGCTATAACTTTACCTATCATTTTTAGCATTTTATAAAATTCAGCAGATTTAGCCGTTATTTTATCTAATGTATCGTTTAATTTACCTAATACTTTTAATAAATCTTCTTGAAAACCAGATTCAACCATTGCATAACGCAACTTATCCCATTGTTGTTGCAATCTGATGATTTGAGCATCTGGTTGCTTTAATGCTTTCTCCATTGCAACAGGGTCAGCATACATATCTTTGGCATGTTTAGAGAATAAAGTTATAAATTGGTTAATAAGTTTTTGATTACCTTTAGCTTTTTCTTGTAAGGTTTCAAACCAATTACTTCCTGTTATTCCTAAATCTTCTGCGGCTTTTTGTGCTAAACCTATAGCATTAGGTACATGAGTACCAATTTGCATACGTAAATCTTGAGAATAAATTGCACCTTTAGATGCCATTTCTCGAAGTGCATACGTTACTCTTTCAAACTGATATTCAGATAAGTGCAAAACCCTAGATACTTCTGTCCAATCTTGAAATACCTCTCTAGCACCGCTAGTTCCTAATCCCTTTTGAGTAGCCGCAAAGAAAATAGAGTAAGAGTCTGCTAAAGCCTTCATTGGCATAGCAGTCTTTTGTGCGAGATTAAATGCCCATTCTAATTCTTCATTAGCTTTTTTCTCATCTTGAGTAATGGCAAAAAATCTTGACCTCATAGCACCCATTTCTCTTGAGGCATCTATAAGGCTACCACCTATAGCTTTTAAACCGGAATATATATCATATCCAATAAAAGCACTAAAAAGATTTTTCATACTAAATAAATTAGAGTGAGTTTGTTTTAAATCTCTATTTAATTTAGTAAGTCCATTTCCTTTTACTGTAGGTTTAAATAATATTAAAAATTCATCTAATATACTTGCCATTATATTCTCTATTTATTTTTATTTAGTTCTTTCTCAAATTCTTCTGCCATAGATTTATACTGCTCTGCTTCGTCAATATACGATGCAAATATTAAAACTATATCTGGCAAGCACCATTCTTCAATTTCTGATGGAGCTTTATGTTCTTTTTTGCCTATTGTAGATATTATACTTTTAAAGAATTTTTCATCTTCCGTATAGTAATCTACTGTATCTAGCCAAGATTTCGATTCAGGTTGTTCGCTACTTGATTTAGAGCCTTCTCTAATCCTTCTGCTTTCGGCAATGAGTTGGCTTGTAGTCTTTCGTTGAGAGTGTGCATTCCCTTTTGAATTAATGTAGGCAATGAAGTAAAAAAATCTCTGTCATTCTCCAAGATTACTTTATAGAGTAATTGTGGAATTTCCATAAATCTTCCTGCAAAATGTTCATCGAAATCTGTAATCAAATTACCATCACAGTATATGTTATTTTTATCTATGAAAGTATTAAATAATTCATCAAAATCTTCCATAACAAGTTCTGATATTTTAGCATTCAATTCTGTGGTGGCTCTATCTTGAAAACAATTTAACATAGATGTTAATTTACCTAAAATCTTTCTAGATGCCTTAAATGCTAAACTACCAGAAATCAAATAAAATCTATATTTGTGTCCATTTATTACCACTTCTCTTTGAGGCATACTCATAATAATCAATCTCCCTTTAAAAAAATAAAATACCTTGTCTAAAGAACGGAGAGAAAACTCTCCGTTCTAATTATATAGTACGAGATGTTCAATAAAGTGTAAACTTCATTTAATCATCATGGAAATAGTTAAGCTATTTCAAAATCTTCCTCGCATTCAAGAGTGAAAGCATATCCATCAGCTTTAGTTAATGCAACTGCATCATAGCCTTTAACATTTACTGCGGTAGATGTCCAAGTTCTTTGTCTGCTAGGATTTGTATCTTTAACAATCAAGTTGTTAATTTGTTTATGTTGGTTGTGGTAATTTTCTAGTTTATAACTAGAAGCACTATCAGAAAATAATGTAAATGTTACCTGGTCGATTTTGTCATACTTATTTACAGTAGCATGACCACCAGCTTTACCCTTAACTACTTCTGAATTATCTCCACCTGCCGTAATTTCAATATCTGCATCGCCAAATTCTGCCGGATTAATTGTATATCCATCGAATGAGATGTAGATGTATTTAGGGTCGATTACTGCCATTGTTTATCTCCTATGCTTGATATACTAAATTAATTTCAACTTTTTTAGCGTTTAATGCTAATTCCGCAGTAGCTTTAACAACAAAGCATTTTTCTGCAAATTTTGAAGGATATTGTTGTTTTACAGTTTCTCTTGATAGAACTTGTAAAGTTTGACCTTTTTTAAGAGTTCCATCATCTGCTAAACTATCTTCTGCAATCAATTCTTCATTTTGTAATTGTCTTAAAACTGCTTTCAATTTGCCTTCAAGAATAGAACCACCTCTATCATCATAAGGGATTTTCATCTCAAGTGCATCCATGCCAGCAGATTGCAGATTTAAGATTATTCTATCCAAAATTACTTGTTGTTGAATTTCATCGCCATTAGACATAAAACCACCAGCAGTCAATACCCTAGTTTGATATTTACCTGCTTGTCCTATATATGCAGTATAGTAGTTTACACAGTTTTTGTCTAAATTGCTTTTTTGATTATCTGTTAAATCATCTTGTGTGATACCAGATGGTTTATCAAATACACCTGCAATTTTACCAGGTCTATTAAAACAATGTATAGAACCCATAGCACCGTTTAAAAATTCATCTGTTAATGCATGATAGTAAACAACTGCTTTAGCATTTTTATCATGAAGTAATTTAGCAATATTATCTACTTCTACCTGTTCTTCGCCTACTTGCTTAACAACTTTTTCGTTGCTTAAAACTTCTTTCTCATTGGTTTGAACATGAGGTATTTTTCTCTTATCTGCAAAATATTCAACAAAGCTATCAATGTCATCATCGTTATTACTGATTAATACCCAATGGTAAGCATCGGAATATCCAATTCTTACTAGAGCTTCTTCAATATTAGAGTCTGTATTCAAGACTTGACATATAGCAACTTTTTCTACGGCAGATTTGTTCATACCTGTATTTACTTTTTGTGCGAATACATCTTTAGCACATTTGTAAACTTGATGGGTAGTAGGGAATATTTCGCCTATAGCTGATAGGCTTTCAAATTCTTCAACACCCATAGGAGAAAAACTGTAGCTATTAAGAAGTGAGGAATTTTCAAATCTTCCAACAATGGCTAAATTTTTAAAATAACCATCAATAGAAGTTTGGATAATTTCTTGCTCATTTACTACAATGATGTTATCAATATTAGTACCCATTATATATCTCCTAAATCATTATTACTTTTTATATAAAATTCAAAGGTATCCGTATTACCTTCTGAATCTTCTGTTTGAATTTCATTACATATATTTTGAGCCATATCAACCTCAAGTTTATCTGTTTGGTCGAATGCAAATTTACAAGAAAATTGATTGGTATGTCTATTTCTTGTATCTTCAAAAATACTTATATCTGTTATTTCCGATATATTCCTATTCTGTGAGCAAACTGAAATAGGGGTTAAGATTTCGTTTTCATATCTGAAATAATCAGAAGCCGAGCCAGACTTTAAAAGCATTTTTAAATAGGAGCAAGCATTATATGTTAAATTTTGAGCCTGTAATGCCGTTAATCCTAATTTATCATTCTTCATTGAGGTTATCGCAAAATTAACAATTATTTCGTGTTGTTCTTTAAGCTCTCTATAATATTTTCCATCTGTTTCATCTTGATATACTTTACTATCAGTTCCGAATGATGGAGAGTCATCACTTATTATATCTAAATAACAACTCGTAGCATTTAATGGTCTATCGCTTATTGAATCAGACCAGTAAACATTTGGAGAGTTATTTACTGTTTGTCCATCTAAATTTACATAAGGATTTTTATTAAAATATTGAGGATATTTTTTATTTAATTCTTGATATACCCAAGTTAAAACAACTTTTTTAAATTTGCTTAATTCATCACTCATTATTAGTTTCTCCTCTTGCAAATTCTAAAGTTTCTAGGTTTTCTATTTTGCCTAAATATGTTCTATAACAATGAACTAATCCACCTGCGGTATATGCTACACTAGGCACAATTACCTCATATTCATTACCATCAAATAAAGATTTTATTGTTGCATTTTTCGCTATAGGTTTTTCTGTAAATATTTTTCTAGTCGCTTTATCTCTAGCACCTTCCGGCAAGTCTTTTAAGTCATCTTTATTTGTAGGAATCAATGCCAATTTCATAGGTTCTGTTTTTAATTCAGATACCTGTTCCCCTGTATCAAAATCATAAGTTATTTCTCCAGGAGTGGTTATAATTACTTCTTCTGCACCTAAATCAGTAGTAATCATTTGTGATACGATATTTTTAAATCTATTCCAATTTGGCATTATTTAAACTGTTCCCATTGCTTGTCAAAATCCATTAAAAATTTATTTCTAGCAATTTTTGAAGCATTATTATTATAATTCTTATTAATTTTATAGTTGATAGAATTTTCTAAACCGCCAGTATCAAATAATGGATGATTTTGTCCTTTAAGTTTTACAGTAATATCAGAGTTAGCCGCACTTGCAGATGTTCTGATTATATTTTTTTGTTCTTGATGTGCCATAGTTCCTATAGCTTGCCAAAAAGCTCGTCTATTAGTACCTGCTTGCACATATAAATTTCTAACTTGTCTTTGAATAAAAGCTCTCACTTTATTCCATATATTAGTTAATTTAAAAATTCTTATAAATATTCTGGCAGGTCTTGAAATTCTTGCACCTGCATGAATAGTTACTATATCTCCATCTTTAGCTAATAAATTAACACTTTTACGTTGAATCCAACTTATAGGTTGTTCTAAATAATATGCTAAAGTTGCGAGATTAAAAGTTCTTTGTCTTGCAGATTTTGGAGAGGATTTTTTTTCTCCCCCATCTAAACCACTTCCGGAATTAGGACTTGAATTACTACCATTGCTTTCTTGCCCCATATTCTTTAAATGTTTTTGAAGTTTATTAAATTCTTTTTTCTGTTTCTCTCCGGAAGTGGTTTTATTATCTGATTTATGAATGCCTACAGATACGTAATTCATTTGTAATAAATACAAATTTCTTAAAAGTTTTTTCATACCTTTTTTAGTATGTTTTATCTGTACTGCATTATTTTTAGCCATTTTTAACCTCGATAATAAGGCCCATCTTGTTGCTTAATTCTAGCCACATCGTATTCAGTATCAGATGTTTTAGGTGGAATAATCTCTCCGTCTATCATTCTCTTGATATTTTCTTCTCTATCTTCACGATAAACACCAAATACTTTTGGCACTCCAACAATCATAGGATTTGTACCTTCTTTTATGCTCTTTTCTAAATTTGTAAGCAAACTTAGGTAATTACTAGCTTTTGATTTACCTTCTTCATACTCTATGGTATCAACCCTATATTTATCTCCACCTGTAGCACTATATTTTGATACTAATCCTCTTAATGCCATAAGAGCCGCATCTAATACACTACCGTATGACATACAGTAATAAGCATCAAGTTGCTCATCATTCAATTCTAAATTTTCTTCATTAGTATCATTAATTAATGCTCTAATTTGTCCGATATAGGTAGTATAGTCGATAGCCATATTATTTCCTTAATGATTTAATTATCTTTTGTTTTTGATTTTTAGGGCATTTTTTTCTCATATCCTTAATTTCTATATTAAGAACATCTAAACACGCCTTCTTGAACTCATCTCTTTCAAACCCTAATTTTGAAGCAATAATAGCGTATGTTTCAGAGGTCGTTTTTTTAGCTTTTGATTTTTTTGCTACTTCTTTCTTCTTATTATTAATAGTTGTTTTAGTTTTTAATCTCTTGTCGATATATCCAATATATAGCAAACTTTTTAATGTTTCATCGTCAAGAGCTTCTATATCTTTAAATGAGATTTCTTCTTTAACTTGATATTTAGTTCCATTAATATTTAAGTCTGGATAATGGCAAAAGAAATCACATAAATTATTTTCAACATCTTTAAAAACTCCATGCTCATCAAGCTCTACATGAACCTCATGATATGGATTAAACATAAATATATCTCCTGCCTTATATGACGGCATAGACATTTGGTTTAAGCTAGGAATATCATACAAACATTCCATTGGTATTAAAATTTCTTCCATCAATTTTTCCCCTTAAAAGTGTTTATTATTTTAAAGAAGTGGGATTTAGGAATTAACTTTATCATCCCACTTTATATGTTCATACTAGACTTAATCTAGTATCTTACTAGCCAATTACATCAGTAAGCAATGTAGCACCATCAGCCATTGAAACAACGATAGTGAAGTCTTGAACTACTCTTGCGATGTCAGCAGTAATTTTTTCTTCACGATATGTTTGAATGATGATACCGTTAGTGCCAGCACCATAAGTGTTAGTGTTATAGAAACATTTAACGGCAGATGGAGCAGTAGCACCAGCAACTTTACCTTTGTAGTAAAGTAATGCTACATTAGATTTGATAGCACCGATTTCATCTTCTTGACCTTCTGCTGATTTAGTTTCTGCACCTGCCATAACATAGATATTGTCAAGTCCGAAGAATTGAGCAAGTTTAGCAGTTGTGATTTCTTTATCAGCATCAGTTCTTAAACGAGCTAAGATAGTTGCGTTTTCAGTCAATGCAGTATATACATCTTCTGTTATTAACAATGAATCCGGATTTACACCTAATCTTTCTTTGATTTCAGCTTTAAATGCTTTAATATCAGCAATCGGATTAGAACCTGCTAAATCCCATTTAACGAACTGTCCTGCTTCTTTATCAGCAGTATCATTACCGGTTTTGTGGTATTTGAAGTTATCAACTGTAAGTTTTTCAGCAAGTCTGATGTCGAATTGTGCATAAGCATCTTCAACCATTTTTGCAGTTGTATCTTCCATTTCGTTTTCTAATCTATTTCTATCAGCAACAGGAATTTCATAACCTTCTTGTTCGCATGAGAAAGATTTTTCTTCAACGCCAATGTTTACTCTCTTAAATTCTGCTCCGTTTGCTCTCTTTTCGATGTTTCTTCTACGGAAATCAGCGGCTTTCCATACTTTATAGTTTCCGTTGAATACAGTTGTAGGAATCATCGGAATAGCACCGTTTACTACGGCAAAATCAGTTCTGTCCTCTAAAAGTGCAACGGCACGTTTAGTTAGAACTTCATCAAATTGTGCATCTGTATGTTGTAACATTTTTATTCTCCTTTAGATTTTCTAACTAATTAAACAATAACTACTGCGTAGATTTTATCGTTTTCTACACCGTCTTGAAGTGCCATAGCAATATCATGTTCACTTTCTTCTGCAACTGCCAAACGACCATCAGTACCAGCCGCAAGGAAATTACCCATTTTAACTTCTCCACCTAATTTAACTTTGCAAACTTCGCCAGGCAATGCAACTGCAACTGCCTTATCTGCAATGTTGTCATTAGACAAGATACCTAAACATGCTTCGCCTTTAACACCTGCAAGTTTAACCTTACCATTTTCAGCCTTTAGAGCATAACCAGCTTTACCTGTTAAATCCTCTCCAGCAATAAAAGTTTTCTTTGCCATTTTCTTATTACTCCCAAAATTTTTATTATTAACTACTTTCTTGTTTGAACTCTAGCACTAGCCTTTTTAGCTTCTGCTAATGACCTAAATCCATTTACTACCAAAAATGCTTGATTTTCAGTCAAATTTTCTTTCTCCATAAGGTTTTTGATTTGAGCTTGATTTTCAGCCTTTTCGTCAGTTTCAGCTTCTAAGTCATGTCCAATTTCTTGACAATCTGCTAAATTTTGTAAAGATAAAGATTTTAGAGATTGCAAGATAAATGCTTTTGTATCTTCTGATAAAGCAGAGTTTTTGATTTCAAAAATCTTTTCTGTTTTATCTTCCAATTTACCAGGAACTCCCTCATAGTCTTTTGCAACTTCTTTTGAAAATTCCATTTTTTCTAATTGAATTTCTTTAGCTAATTTTTCAGCTTTAAGATTTTCAATTTCTTGAAGTAATGCAGAAGTCTTATCTTCGATTGCAGATTCTTCTTTTTCTTCTTTAGTTTCTAAAGAATTTTCTAATGCATTAAGTTCTTCCACGACTTCTTCTTGATGTTCTTCTTGCCCTTCTTCTTCAACAGTTTCTTCTACTGTTTCTTCTTGTTCTTCTATTTTTTCTTCTGTTTCTACAGTTTCAGTTTCAGGTGGCTCAATTCCTTCTTCTTCATTTCTCGGTTGTTCAGTTTGCTCATCTTGAACTTCCTCTGTTTCTTCTGAAACAGTCTGGGCATCATCAGTTTTTTCTTCTGTTTCTTGAACTTCTACTGTTTCTTCTGTTTGTTCATCTACAGTTTCGATTTCTTGTACTTCTGTTTTTTCTTCTACTTCGTTTGAGATACCAATAGCATTTTTTATGGCAGTTACTATAGTATCAATTTGATTAGATAACTCATTCATCGTTTGTGTATTCTCCTTAATATTCTTACTAGGTACTTTTAAATCAATAGTCTTTAAAACATCTGCTTGTGTAAGTTCTACTATTTCTTCGTCTTTATTGTCCTGTTCTAACTTATGAGAGAACCACATTTTAGTATTTATAAATTTCATTTTTGCTTTCTCCCTTTTGTTTCAATGCTCTTTAAGACCTTTGGCATGTCTTTTTCTTTCACTTCCATAATTGTTGATTTGACATTTTTTGGATTAGTTACTATCATTTGCACTTCCTACCCTCAAAAGGAAAGTCGGCATTTACACCTAATTCACATCTTGTTTTTCTTTCTAAAAAATCATCATAAATGTCATTAAGTGATAATAGAGCTTTCCCTCTACTCATCTTTATATCTGAAAATCTATGTTCTATAGCTTCATCAGCAGATAACCATAAATCTGCGTTATTTATTTCTTTAATTAGACTTTGTGTATATCCTTTAGGTCTGCAAGAATTTCTATCAAATGTGCCATAAACTATTTCATCTGTAGTATTTTGAATTTCTTTAGCTTCTGCAACTATATCAGATGTTTTACCATAAACACTACCACTAGCTTCATGAATAAGCATTTTAGTATTAGCACCGATAATTCTTAAACCAGGAGTACCTGCCGTAGCTAGACAAGCTCCACAACTTGCAACTATACCACTAGCAATAGTTATTGTAGGTTTGCAACTATCTTGAATTAAATCAAGCAATACACTTAAATTCCAAACATATCCACCAGGACTATCAACTACAACAACATTAAATCTTTGGTCTGGGTTGCATTCCATTTGTAAAAATGATTGTGTATATAAATCATTTAAACCAGGATGAAACATATTAACGGTTAAGTAATTTATACCCATTATTTATTATCTCCATCATTATTTTCACTACCGCCATCAATAGGCTCTGAATTATCTGGCTCAACTGCCGTATTTGCAGTTTCTTCTGCAAGTTTTTCAGAACCATACGCCCAAGTATTGACTTCTCTCCGTCTTTGATAGTTATCAAATTCTTCCTGTGTAATAGTCGGAGTGTCGTTTCCTAATAAGCGTTTTAGAATTGCATTACACATTTCTAATGTTGGTGGTACTAAACCGGACTTATCAGCAGACTGTATGAATAACATCAAGTTAGTTAAGTCCAAATCTCCTATTTCTGAAAATTCTATTGTAGGAGCAAGTTCTAAATCAATTAAGTTTTTTTCCAATAAAGTAGGAATTAACTTAAAATTTATAACTCTTTTTATCTCATTTAACATTTCTTTTACTAAATTAGTAAAGATTTTAATTTTAGATTGAGTAAAGCCACCAGATATGCCAGATTTAGGAGTTGCTAAAAAGAAATCTGATAATAATGAAACAGAGATATTTCTATCTTCTCTTGCAATTATCTTATCTGCATCCGGTATATTACCCTCTCCACTAGAGATAATGCCTACTTTTATATATTCCGGATGTGCTATTGCTACATCCGTACCTGCACGAATATTTTGTGCCGTATCTTTTATCCATCTTTGTGTCTGCAAATATGCAGGATTTTTTGTGTTAGGGTCTAAAATTTGAGGTGGAGCAGTTATGTCTAATAAGCCGTCAAATCCTCTCTCATATCTTACGTCTTCGTTTAATGATGTTTTCTTCTTTTTTAAATAAGAAGTTGCACAACTCAAATATAAACTTGTACCCTCTGGATTATTATTAAAACTTCTATGTTTAAAATGTAAAACTTTATTATAAGGTATTGATATTTCTTTAAAATTATTAGGGTCTTTTTGTATAATTGCTATAATTTGTCTATTATCTTCGTCATATTCCCATCTAGTGATTGAACCTTGATACCTAGAAGAAAGTTTAGCTAACCCTATTAAGCCGTCATTAAAAATAGAACTCTTACTTTTATCATTATTAAAACCATTTCTGATTTTATAAACAGGTTCAATAATTGCAAAACCATACTGTGAGGCGGTTAAAGCATTGGTTATTAATTCTTGAAATGAGTGGTTTAAATCTTGAAATAAGCAAGAGTCTATAAAATCAGCCACTTCTTTTGCTTTATCACTTTCATCTTTAGGCTCTATTCTCCAAGTTACAGAATTTGCAGTAGATTGATACATATTATTAAAAGCACCAATAGTAGAATCAAATCTAACCATTTCTTCTAGTAGCTTAATTTTCTTTGGGCCTCGTAATGGTACGATATAATCTTCCCTTACTTTGCCATTACTAATAGAAAGACCTGTATAACCTAATTCTGCCCCTACTTCTTTCTTTAATTTATAACTTGTACGATTCTTTTTAGCCATTAAATTTTACCTAATAATAATTTGTATTAGTTGAACTTGATATATTTATAGCTCCAAAACTACAAGGCATATAAAAATCATCTTCCATTTCAGCACAGGCAAACACTATACTGTCGGCTAAGTCTGATGAACGGTCAATTTTATTCTTTAATTCTGCTTTACTGATTATTTTAATCTTTCCAGATTCATTCTTGCTATATGTTATAGCAGATAATTCCTGTCGTAACATTAAAATATCAGGTAAAATTAAAGGTAGCTTACCTTGAGTTTCAGGTACTTGTGGTCTGTATGGGTTCATTAAATTACGCAAGTTCCACCATACTTCATCTCTTTTACGGCAAAATGTTTTCTTTTTTTCTTCATTAGCCGCTTTATTGAATACAAAATCTGTATCTTGCATTCCTGCTCCGCCACCAGTCTGTATTCCGTAAACTGGCAATCCGGAGTCTTGTAATATTAAAAACTTATCTCGACCTACACCATCTTGTTCTATGTTGATACGAGATACATTATATTCTTTACAAATATTTTTGATTTTTTCTATTAAAGCAAATAATTCTAAATTATAAGTTTTGGCAAAAATTATTTTATTACCATTTCTAATAGCAATAGCCGATTTATCGTTTCCTGTACCTTGTGCAACGTCTATTCCTGCAACAATATCACCAGGTTGCCAATACTCATCATTATGATAATTATTCATTGCCATATTAATCCATTCTTGTGGAAATACGGCATTTTCATCTCCTGTCGGAAATTCTGCTAAACAACGAGTTTTAAACTCGTAAGAGTCTGGAGAGCCACCATATTCAAGCAATATTCTGTATGCTTGAATAGGATTTATTAGCCATTTAGAGAATGGTAATAAGGCTTTTTTTACTTCATTCTCCCACTCTGATAAATTATCTTCTAATTTAGCCTTATAATAGTTTGTACCACAATATTTATCGAGTTTGTTTCTCCAAAATGTAGGGTCTTTCTCGTCTTTTAAAAAATCTTCAAGTTTAATATCTGGATTTATGAAATTAGGAGTATCAAAACAACTAATTTTCATTTGATGCCATTCTGAATTATCTTTAAAACTATTAAAGAATGTACCAAAATTGCCATTAGGTAATGTTGTGTTACCAATCATTACTTTTTTAACAATATAACCAGAAGATGTAATACCTTCAAAGTCGGAAAATGCACTATCGCTTATACCCTGTGCTTCGTCAAAAATACACAATACATAAGTTCCATGCTTACCTACGTTTTTATTTTCCCCATCTGTAGATACGCCCATTATATAATTCTTTTTTCCGTATCTAATTTCAGCTAGGTTTTTATTTTCTGATAACTTACCAAAGAAATCTATATTTTCAATTCCTGTAAGTTCTCTTAATCTTTCTGTAGCTTTATCTATAAAAGCACGAATAGGATTATATACATTCTCTCTAACCTGTGCAAAGTTAGGAGCAGTAAATACGACTATTGTATTATCTGTGTCATCTTCCAAATAACAGAAGAAAAACCATATTGCAACGGCAGATAATAATGTTGATTTTCCGACTGCGTTTGCAGAACGAATAGTAGTATTATTGTGTTTTACTATAGCTTGTAGCATTTTTTTTTGATGATATGCTAAATTTAAGCCAAGTATATCTCTCATAAACTCTGCTGGATGTGTTCTCCAATAAACACGTTTTTCAGCCAGTTCAGCAAGAGTCATTCTTTTATTATCAGCCATATAATCCCTTAAAAATGTTGCATCCTTAAATAAAAGTGCCTAAAATAATTAATAAAAATTAAAAACCTTTTTCTATTTTAGGCACATAAACACTTTTAAGGATGATTGATAGTATTTCTTTCTCTTTCTAAAACTATTATACAAACGGTTTGAAAAAATGTAAACTTTTTTATAAAAAATTTTTTAAATTAATTTCAATAAAATAGTTAATATATTATTTAAAAGTATTAATATTACTATATTATAGCTAATATATTATCTATTTTTAAATATTATAAAATATGATATAATATATTTTAAGTATTATAAAATACAGTATAATATGCTTTAAGTTATAATATAGTAATATAAATATTTTCATTTATTTTATATAAAAATAAAATAAATGAAAATATAATTAGAGTATAAAGACTTAAAGTTATAATAGTTAAGAGTTATAATATTAAGAGTTATAACTTTAAAGTTATAATATTAAGATGATAATATAATAAAGACCTTATATATTAAGATTGTTATTATATTATACTACAATTTTATTAAAAGTCAATACTAAAAATTATAGTTTACATTTTATTAAAAATAGACTATAATATTTTAGGAAGGATGATATGACAAAAATAGAAGATAGAGTTATAAATAGATATAAAAAAGAGATAACTAGGATTATTAAATCCAAGTATCGTAAAAAGGCTTATGAAGAAGCTAGACAAAGTAAATTTTACTTAGAAGCTAGTGGAAACATGAGAAAGCCTATATCGGATTTTGCCAATAAAATATACCAAACATATATACCTATAATTGATGAGGAAATAGAAAATAAGGTAAATCTTTTTATTGGTTCTGAAAAATATAATAAAGCTATAGAATCAGAAATAGCAGTTAATAAAAAGAAAATAAGTTGTAAATCATTAAAAAAATTCCAAGAATTTGAAATAGGAATTAATAACACTCTATTGGATAGAGTTATGGATGAACTAAAAGACGATAATATTAGTCGTGAAGAAGTTAAGTATATAATCCTATCAGCTTTATATAAAATTATTGATTATTTAAAATTAGGCTATAAAGTCAAATTAGGAACTTTACTTACTATTTGGCTAGATGTCAGAGATATTAGAGTAAATTTACCAGATGTAAAAAATAGAATAATGGAAGATAGATTAATTCCTAAAGCTAAATTATGTAATAGTTTTGATTATAATCTATTTCAAGAGATTAATAAAGATAATACTGCTCTAATTAACTACTATAGAGCCAAAATGGAAAGATTTTTAAATTTAATGAAGAAAAACAATGGCTAAACAAACTATAAAACTATTAGATTTAACATCAGAAATAAAAGGCAATAAAAATGTTAGTAAAAGTAACATAATCAAGGTTATTAGAGCCTTAATTAGAGTTATAGGTAATATGTTATTAGAAAAACAAGAAGTAAAATTTACTTCATTTATGAAATTAGGATTTAGAATTGCCAAAGATAGATTAGCAAAAAGCACAATAACTAATGAAGTATTACATATACCACAACATATACGATTTAAAGCTACTTTTTATGATGAATTTAAAAGATTTTTAAATAAAGGATGATTATGAAAAACATACAAATAACTTATCTTGATAAAGAAGATGTAGTAAGTAAAAATACTATTGTCAAAATATCATGGGATTATGCTAATAACTATAAAGAATCTAAAACATGTTATTTGTATGAATTATTTTATATTGACAAATTAGAAAAAATTATCAAGAATAGAGAAGAAGAATTATTAAAATATGGCTATATTAACGGAGATTTAACTCCATTTTATATTAAAATTGACGATGCAACTTTCGAGGAATTAAAAGAATATTTTAATCATACAACTGAATACGAAGAAGTTTTATGGAATAATGATGTTTCAATTTTAAATGCCATATTAGGTATATATAGAAAAGACCCTAAAAATTGGGAATTATAGGATAAATAATGGCAATTAAACCTGTTAATGGCTATGATAGAATAGCCAAGTTTATGTCGAGCAAACCTGTTCAATCAGTTGTTCGTTTTGCAGATAAAAATCCTGCATTATTTCAGTCTGCTACAGTATTTACTGCGGCTTCTGTTTTAAGACCTGCTACTATTATGGGAACTCCTGCTAAAACTAAGGAGCGACATACAGATAATTTATATAGTGCAAGCCGTAGTGTAGCATCCGGTATAACGGATTTAGCATTTTCTACTGCATTATTCTTACCAGCAAATAAGGGTATTAATAAACTTTCAGATAAATTATTTAATAATCCTAAATCTGCCATTTATCAAGACGTAAAAGCCTGTAAAATGTATAAAAATCTATTAAATAGAGGTTTAAAAATTGCAGTAGTACCGATAATTGCATGGCTAAATTTTAAGTATTTAAAAGATATTGCAACTTTTATAAATACAAAAATATTGAGAGGTAAAAATGAAAATAAATAAAATCTCTCAATACGTACAAAAGTTTGCTAAAAACATTGCAAATAATGATAAGGCATACGATAAAATTAACAATGTTATTTTACCTATTGGAGAAAATATCATAGCAAGTGGAATGTATGCTTATTTTATAGATAAAAATAAAGACATAGAAAAAGAAAGAAAGCCTGCTTTACAGTATCAGAATTTAATGTGTTGTGTCGCAGGAGCTACATTAGCGAATAAAGTAAATAGTTCAATACAAAAACATCAAGCCGGAATTATTGAGGCATTAAAAAGAAATAAGTCATTAAAAAATTCAGAAGGATTAATAAATGGTTTAAAAATAGCAATGCCTGTTATTGTGTTTACTTCAATTATTAGATTTTTAATCCCTGTAATTTCTACTCCAATTTCTTCAAGAATTACAGAATATCAAGATAAAAAGAAACATAACAAACTCTATACTTTGGGATAATTTTCAGCAGAGTTGTAAAACTCTGCTTTTCTTTTCTATTGACTTTTAATACATTCTAGTATAGAATTATACTATGAGGATGATATGTATAAAATAAAAAGATTTATATTAAAAATTATTAAAATATTTCAATATTTGCCTATACTTTGGCAAGATGAAGATTATGATTTTGAGTATCTATTGCTTTTAATCAAATTTAAGATACAAAGAATAAAGAAAGAAATCATTAGAAATAATATCATAGTCAAAGAAGAACAGGATGGTATATGTAAGAGTATTAACAATACTATTTTTCATATTGATAATTATTTAAACTATGCAGAAGTTTTTGAAAAACATTATAAGGATAAATATTTAGATTTTGATGTTACTTATAATATTGAAGATAATAAAATTGTAACTATAAACAAGAATACAAATAAAGAACTTACTAAAGAAGAAGAAGATAAATATACTACATACATAAAATCTATGTATGCTTATGAAAATCAAGAATGGGATGCTATTTGGGATAGTATCAAAGCAGAGGGTAGCTCATGGTGGGATTAAAAGAAACTGTATATGTAACATTCACTTGCAAGAAATGTGGTAAAGCATTTTTAGATATTGATGTGAATAATAATATAAATGAACTGCCTTTAAAAACAAGATATTGTCCAGATTGTGTAGCACAAGGTTATACTAACGGCAAAATTAAGAAAACATTAACCAAAGAACAAGAACGAAATAAAATAGTGAAAGAAAAACTAAAAGAAAATAATATTACCGATAAAAAAGATATTCAATTCATTAAAAAATATATTAGAAAGCAAATAACTAATAAAGAAAAATTAAAACAACCTATATTTATCAACTATATCTTTAATGATGCAGTTGAGGTATTAGGGTATCAATCGTGGAAACAATAAAAAATAAGGAGAATTATATGCAAAGTCAAGAAGAAAATTTGATAAATTTAATTAATGGATATATAGAAAAGGGTGGACATCACTTGAATGTAAATGTCTTAAATAGAGAAATGTTGCTAGATGCACAAAAACATCCAGAAAAATATCCTCAATTAACAGTAAGGGTAAGTGGATATGCAGTAAACTTTATAAAACTTACTAAAGAGCAACAAGACGATGTAATTTCTCGCACTTTTCATAATCAAGTTTAGTATTGACAAATATTAAAATTCTTGTTATAATATAAACAAAAGAAAGGAAAATAATTATGGGATTATTACAGGAACTATCAAGATATTTATCAGCAAAATACGATGACGGCTCTTTAGCAAAAGAAAATGAGCAACTTCGTGAAAAATATAATGAATTAGAAACTAAATATAATCGACTTTGTTGGGATAAAGACACATTACTAATACATAAGAAAACATTATTAGATGAAATAACTTTATGTCAGCAACGTATAGATTCATTATTAAGACAACTACGAGAAAAGAATAATGGAAAATAAATTAAAACTATATGAATATTATTTCTCAATTATAGATTTAATGCTCAATGATATGAGTAATATATCAACTAGAGATATTGCAGATGCAGTCGATGAATTGCACCAAGAGTTAGACAGGTTAGATAAGTTAGAGAGGATAGAATTATGAAATGTCAGCCTATTAGACCGATACAGACTAGAATAACATTTTTACATAAAGTAGATACTCCAAAAGAACCTAAAATTACAGTAATTCCAGAACCACAAAAGGATGTATTCAAAAAGAACGAAGATAATACTGATAAAAAAGGTATTTAGAGATGACAGAATTAACAGATGAAGAAATAACTCAAAGAGTTATTAAGTCTATTAATGATTTAAAATTTGCAAAATCTACTATCAAAAAAATATATGATAAAACAGACTTATGTAGCAATGCTTCTTATTCTGTAAAATTTACCGTAATAAATAAGCAAAGATTAGAAGAATTACAACATATAGAGAAAGTATTATATGAAATACAGAAAATAGCTAAAAGTGCATATTTATACTTAAAAGGGAATGATAATGTTAGACAAGATAAAGGAAACTGCAATAAAGATTAAAGAACTATTGCAAACTAATGATAAAAGATGTCAAGATTTATTAGATTTTATTGAATGGGGCATATTAAATTTACCGGAAGATTTTAGAAATAATTTTACTTCCGATAATATTATGCCACCAAAACATGGTCAATTATATGTAGAATTTAATAAAAAAGATTATCTATGGTGGAAACGGTATCATGCAGAAAATCCGAAAATAATTATACCACCAATAACAAAAATTAAACGAGAGGTTTTAGATAAAGTTATAAAAGAATATAACAATTTAGTATTTGATACGGCAAACGAAGATTTATCTATAACTTTAGAAGATATTAAGAACATTAAAGTATAAAACTCTTTTCTTGTTTCCTTTCTTTAAATCCTAGCAGAAATGCTAGGATTTTTTAATATTGACTTTTATAGTATAATATGATACTATAATAATACTAAAAGAGGATTGAATATGTTAGAAGTAGAAAAAATTATAAATGAAGATGGTAGCAAAATGCTAACAGTTAAAGTTCCTAGAGAAAAAGGAATATGTGCAAAAGAAATCAATATTTTTCTTGATAAGAATAATAAAATTGATGATTTAGTAGTTATAGGTGGTTGTGCAGGCAATTTATCTGCCGTAGCTAACTTAATTAAAGGAATGGATGCCAATGAGGTAATAAATAAATTAGAATATATTACCTGTGGTAAAAAAAATACATCTTGTCCAAATGAGATAGCAAACATATTAAAGGTATTTGTTTAATGGATGAAGTAGAAATTTGGAGAAATATATTTCTATCATTTAATACTATTGAGCAGATAAATGCTTTTAAATTATCTAAAGATTATGAATATATTAAAAAGCGTAAAGACCTATATACTATGTTTATAGTTAGGTCTTATTATATAAAATATTCTTTAAAAGGAAATAATAATGTTTAATATAGGAAATCAAGGACATTCATTTCATTGCATATATTGTCTTAAAAGACAAAATGAAGTAATTGGATATATGTATGCTAGTATTATATCTAATGAATTAGAAAATGCAGGAGAAAAATTTAGACAAAACGCAGTCCAATTATGCCGACAGTTCGATTGTGATATATCTTTAAATATATTAGATGGCAATGTAATAACTAAATTACGACCATCCACATCTTTTAATGGACAGTATTTATTTGAACATAATACAAGTATGGCATTAGAATATAAAAATAAAGAGATGTTTAATAGTCTAATAAAATTAATTAATAAGCTATTTAAAAAATAAGGAATAAAAATATGAAAATGTTAATAGATTTAACGGTTGATGAGTTTAAAAATATGGTAAAAAATATTGTGCAAGAATGCCTAAAGGAGCATTATATACAAGAAAATTTTACATGGCAACCTTATTGCCATAGACCTACAAGTCCTTATGAACAAAATGCAGTATATTGCGATGCTATTGACAAAGAAATAAAAGCGTAGTATTATTCCATATATGAGGTATCTATGAAAATAATAAGAAGATTTATATTAGATTATGGAGAAAATTGGCTAGAAGAAATGAATGAAAATTTAGTTCATTTATTACCTAACGGTCAATCATTTTATAAAAATAAAAATAAAGATTCTTTATATTTAGTAGATAAAGATTCTACTATTCTATGCACTATAAGTGCAGGAGTAGCAGGATTATATATTGAAGAAAATTAAGAAAGGAAAAATATGAGCTTCGATTTATTATCAGAAAGTTATCCAAAAGCAAGAAAAGAACATATTTGTGAATGGTGTGGAGAAAAGATATTAAAGAATGAAACATATTACCGTTATACAGGACTGCATGACGGAGATTTTCAAAGCACTCCATTACATTTAGAATGCAAGAAAGCTATGCAAAAAGATTTATTAGAAAATGGGCAAGAAGAATATGAACCATTTGCATTTAAACGTGGAAGTATAGAGTCAAAATAAAAGAAAGTAGGCAGAAAATGACGAAAATTATGAGAAATGGGGGGTGGAATGTACTATCCCTATTTGATGGAATTAGTTGTGGTAGATTAGCATTAGAAAGAGCAGGTATTGAAGTGAATAAATACTATGCTTCTGAAATTGATAAATATGCTATTAAAATAACACAAAGTAACTATCCGGATACAATTCAATTAGGAGATGTTAGAGAAATAGATTTTACTCAATTTATTGGAAAGATAGATTTAGTTATAGGTGGAAGTCCTTGTCAAGATTTATCAATAGCTAAAGCAGATAGAAAAGGATTAGATGGTAGTCGTTCTGGTTTATTCTTTAAGTTTGTAGAAGCAATAGAAACTATTAAGCCAAAATATTTTTTATTAGAGAATGTTGCAAGTATGAGAAAAGAAGATAGAGATAAAATTACAGAAATTTTAGGAGTAGAGCCTATAATGATAAACTCTGCACTTCTTTCAGCACAACAAAGAAAGAGATACTATTGGACAAATATACCTAATGTGCAACAACCAGAAGATAAAGGTATTTTATTGCAAGATATACTAGAAGATGGACTAGCATATTTGAATAAGGCAGAATCATTAACTGCAAGCTATAATGGAGCAGTATTTTGGAATAGTATTGCTAAACATCAAAGAACTATGGTAGCAAAACCTGTATTATATAATCAATATAATGAAAAAACATACGAAGATAAATCAGCATCTATAGGCACTAATCCACAATGTTCTACGTCTATCACAGGGCAAGTAGTAGTAGAACCTATACCTTGTGCATTAAGAACTAGAGAGGATGACACAGGAAAATATAAAAGACTTGAAGTCAAAGGCGATGGTAAAGCAAATAGCTTAACATCTACTAATACTGATAGTATGGTTTGTGAACCTGTTAGATTAGGTCAATTTGGCAAAGGTGGACAGGGGCAAAGAATATACTCCGTGAAAGGTAAATCCGTATGTTTAGGATTAGGTGGTAGCAGTAAAGAAAACTATAAAATAGACTTACCAGACGGAGATTACATTGTTAGAAAACTAACTCCTATAGAATGTGAAAGACTACAAACCTTACCAGATAATTATACAAATTATGTATCAAATACTCAAAGATATAAATCAATCGGCAATGGTTGGACAGTTGATGTAATTGCTCATATATTTAAAAATATTAAATAAATAAATAAAAAGACTATTGATAGCTTAATCGGCAAAGCGTTGGCATGCCACTACAACGAGATTGGGTATAATGGTTCGAGTCCATTTCAATAGTCTTTTTTTTATTTTATATTGACTTTTTAATGTAAATATGATAGTATAATCTTATAGTAAATGGAGATAAATAATGTTTAAAGAATTAGAATTAAAAGAATTTAATAAAAGAAATTCGGAGATATGCTTAATAGCATCTGAAAATTATCCTAGTCAAGACATATTAAATGCAAGTGGAAGTATATTTCAATGTAAATATGCAGAGGGTTTTCCTAATAAGAGATACTATCAAGGTTGCGAAGTAGTAGATGAAATGGAAGAACTTTGTATTAATAAATGCTTAGAATTATTTAATGCAAAGTCTGAATATAATGCAAATGTTCAGCCTAATTCCGGAGCATCTGCAAATATGATTGTGTATAATGCAATTCTTCAACCAGGAGATAGAGTATTGGCTATGGATACATCGGCAGGCGGTCATATATCTCATGGGCATCCATTAAGTTTTTTAGCTAAATACTTCAATGTTAAAACTTATGGAGTTGATAAAGATGGATATTTAGATTATGATGAGATAGAAAAAATTGCTAAAGAATTTAAACCTAAATTAATTATTTGTGGTGCAAGCAATTATTCAAGAATTATAGATTTTGAAATATTTAGTCAGATAAGGGATAAAGTCAAAACAGTTAATTACATAGATGCAACAAGTGAATATAGACAAGAATGTTATCTAATGGCTGATATTGCTCACATATCATTACTTGTTGCTAAAGGTTTGCATCCAACCCCTGTAGGATTTGCAGATTTTATTACCAGTACAACTCATAAACAATTAGCAGGCCCAAGAGGAGCATTTATTATCTATAGAAAAGAATTTGATAAAGAAATTAAACGCTCAACAATTCCTTCATTATTTGGTGGGCCGTTAGAACATCAAATTTTTGCTAAGCTAGTATGCTTTGAAGAAAACCTAACGGATAAAGCCACAGAAAATGCTTATAATATAGTTAAATATGCAAAGATATTTGAAGAAGAATTTAAAAATAAAGGAGTTAAATTATTGGCTAATGGAACCGATAACCATTTAATGACAATAGATTTAACCGATTATCCTTATTCCGGTAAAGAAGTTGCAAAAATGTTAGAAAGTGCAGGAGTTATAGTAAACTGCAATGCTATACCTAACGATAAAAGGTCTTTTTTAGAAACTTCTGGCATAAGATTAGGAGTGCCTGCTATTGTTACTAGAGGATTTGATGAAGAAGATGGTAGATTATTGGCAATATCTATTGCTAGTTTTATAGAAAGTTTAAAAACTGATAAGTCAGAGCATCTATTAGCCTTCTTAAAACATACAGTAAGAGAATTAACTAAAAAATATAGCTTAACAAAAATATATGATAAATATGATAAATAATGCAAAGAATCAGAATCTATGATATAATTATAGTGGAAGTATAAAAAAGAAAGGAAATAGGCAATGAGTAAATCAAACTCTCTGGCAAACACAGTAGTAATAGGCTTTTTAGACGGCATTTTTACTGGTATGTTCAAGAAAAGGAGAAAAAGAAATTGTCTATATAGCTATCAATATAAAACTAAAAGGCGAAGAAAATGAATACAGATATTGAAAATTTGAATAAAAAGATAGATAGATATAAATGGTATTTAGAAGAAATTAGATTTCAAGAATTACATAATTTAGATATTGATTATGATGAATATAAATCAAATTGTACCAATACTGAATATTCTAATATCATAAATCTAGTTGAAGAAGCATTAGAAGAAATAAGACCAGAGGATTGTAGATATGACAAATAAACAGAGTTTAATATTTTTATGTTCTTTTGTTGCTATAACTTTTAGTCTGATAGGTTGGTTAAATATTGGTTTTTTAAGTCCTAACAAGTATATCTGGATTATTATCATGCCTATAATTATTTTTATAGCAATAGTAGAAACATATATAATGACAGAAGCAATAGATAGGAATAGAGATGACAAATAAAAAGATAATAATTAATGATATTGATGTAAATGCTTTAAATTCAGACGAAATAGCATGTATGAATAGATACGAGGTTGCTCGTTTGTTTGTAAAAACAGTTGAAAAGCTAGTAGCCAAAGAGCAAGAAAATGAAGAATTGCGACAATATCATAATAAATGTTGCGAAGAAAATGCAAAGAAATTGGAAGAATGGCTAGAGAAATATAACCAAATTTCAAGAGATTTTCACAATGGTAAATATTGCAATGAAGAAAATTGTAATTTGTTAAAAGCTAAAGAGCAAGAATGTGAGCATTGGAAGAAGGCTAATGATGAGAAAAATGAGTTATTGGCTAAACTAGGTTGCCCTACGGTCACAACGGCAAGAAGGTTAGCATTTACTTTGCAACAACAAATTAACAAGCTCAAAGCTGAACGAGATAAAATAAAAGCGATAGGAGATAATTATTTTGATGAATATGAAATGTATTGTTTAGACTTGCTGGATGCAATAGATAGTTTGTTAAAGCGTTATGATAATGCCTTTATTAAATTTAAAAAAGAACGAAAAGAACTCAAAGAAGATAATGAGGAGTTAAAAAAGCTTCTAAAAGTACGAATAGAATATTTATGTGATACTCTTATCGAGATAAAAGAGATTATAAAATAAGGTATAAAAATTCACGATGATATTATCGTTAGCAAACAAATCCTACAAAAAATAAGTGAATGTGAGGTTGAGAATGCGTAAGAAATTCTACGAATGTATTATATATACATTTATACGAGGATATATAAATAAAAATTATAACTACTATCAACCATATATTTTAGACTGTAAAAGAGGTTTTGACGAATATAATAGATGTTGGTTATATAAGATATTAAAACATTTTATTTAGAGGTGGAAAAATGAACGATAAATTATATTACTTATGGTTAGATTTATTGGAATTTCTAGGAAATATAGAAATGCGTATTAAATATTTTCTTGATAAAAAATACTATTCTAGTTTATCGGAAGAAGATATACCTAAAGATACCTTCTATTGCTATGATGGTTGCAGATGTCAATCTAATAATGGTTGTCCTTATATGGATTATTCTATAATAGCAAAATCGAAATATTGTCATTATGTTAAAGGTGGAATATATGACTGTTTGTTATATGACTGGTGTAAAATATGTGGTATTTCAGAATTTGCGGAAGAAGATGAATCAGAAGAAGAATAATAGATTTAGCTAACGTGAGGTATATAATGACTAATGATAAATCAGATAAAATAGTTAATGAATTATGTGGTGTAATATATGGAGAAACAACAACAGAACTTTACGACAATATAGCTTATATTCTTGAAACTTTAAGAAATTTTCATATTATTGAAAATGAAGAATATGAGAATATTGATATAAAACTAGGAAAAGCATTTGGTTATGAGGTAGAATATGAGCATTGATGTAAATTATGAAAATATTAAAACTTTAGAACAAGCATTAAATGTAATTCAAAAGTTAGAAAGAGGATTAAATAATTGTTATCAAAGTGGATTTTATATTTGTCCTAAATGTGGGGAAATAGTCACAGAAAACTATATATGTTGGAACTGTGGTTATGATTTTAGTGAATAATAAATAAGCCCTTTGGGGAATATTTTAATAGAACATTTAAGAAATTATAAAAATATTACATAAAAGGAACATTATGACTAACGAACTAGAGAAAAAATTTTTTGATACGTTTGGAATTGAACCAGAATATAAAACTTGTATTTTTAAATATTGCAAGAATAAAAAAGAATATGATTGTGAAAATTGTGGCGATAGAATATGGCACTATCCACAAATTACCGACCGGATATTGTTGAATTTGATATGTATAGCAAATGAATACTTAGATTATCCAACATCAACAAATATCAAAAATATACAAGCACGAACTTTAAGAATGTTACTTAAAGTAAAGAAACATTTTAAAGATACATATTCATGTCAAGATTGGCACAATGGTTTGGTAAGAAAAGTACGCAAATTATTTAAGGAGAAGTAAAATGTTTGATAAGATTAAGGATTACTGCAAATCGAAGATTTGTTTATTTAAAAAGAATAATAACAGTTTATCTTGCAATGTATATAATAAAGTGGATAAATTAGTTAAAGATGATGATGGAGTTTTATATATCGAATCTAATGAAGGCTTAACTGAAAGTGAATTTTTAAATATCTTAAATAACGAACTTATACGGAAATGACAAAATCTTCGATTTTGCAAGTGCGAAGCACTTGTATTAAATAAAAGGAATTACTATGCATAAATACTATTCAATATCTGCGAAAAATACAGGAGCTTTATTATCAAGAATCAATGAAAGTATTGAATACTGGAAAGAGAAAAACGTAGATTGCAAACTAATAGATATAATTAAAGAAGATGATTGGTATGTAGCGTTCATTGAGAGGGTGTCATAATATGGAGAAAATACTTATTGACGATTTAATCAGCATAATATATGCTCATCATAAAGAATCTAATCATTATTCAGTAGAGCCTAATCACGAAGCTAAATATATGTCAAGACTTAAAAATAAGAGTTTTGATAAAAAGGTTAAATGGGTTAAAGATATGTTAAGCAAAGCTCCAAAGTGCTTTCCTTTAGATATGGAATATATTGATTCACTTGATACCTGGATGAGTGATATGAAAGTAGGAGATAGTGATTGGCAATATGCAGACCAATATGCTGGGTATTTATGGCAATATGCTATAGATGGTAAGTAATAACTATGGTGGGTATAATAGGGTACGTAATGGGAGAGTTATAGATGGGAATGTATTATTTATGTAGGATTATAATTGGAATGTCTTTATATGTGTAATGTTTAAAATTTTAGCAAATATTTCGTTGGAATATCGTGCCTAACCCCAAAGCAGTATATAAAAAGTATATATTAAGCAGGGGGGTGCTTAACATTTCTTAACATACCCCTATAAGCTAGTCATATCAATACTTTTAACCTATATATACTTTATATATATAACACTACAATACACTATTTTCAAGTGTTTTCGGTGCTTAATATTTCTTAATATATTCTTAAACCCTTTAAAATCGGCACTTGTAACCTGTATATATTAGTTAATATATACTTATAGTATATAAAATAATATATATCTATAGTATAATGTTATACTACAATTAAGTTATACATAAATATTAAATTATAGACCACTAGCAAGCTATTTAAGACTTATTTAATATTGCCGTAATAGTTTTATATCTGATAGAATTAAACAAGCCTTAAAAACGATTTTAACGGCTTGTATTTATATATTAATATTGCAGATGCTCCGATAGTATATGAATATAGACATAAAAAAATAGACTCTTGCGAGTCTATAATAAAAACAAAAATATAGTTTTAAATTATAATTAATCACATATTAAGTCTGGATTAGATGCCATGTCTATACTGCATCTGTTTACTTCAATTTGATTGATTTTTTGCAAGTTATAGAGTTTTAATTCATCGTTAATAAAATTGTAAGCGGTCATAATTCCTGCAATTAAAATTACTGTTAAAATGATTTTTTTCATGTTTGTATCTCCTTTTATTGTGTACTATTAAAGAATACTACAATATTTTTATATTGTCAATAGCTTTAATAAAAAAAATAGACTCTTGCGAGTCTATCCTAAAATTAATTGCATCTTGCAGGAGTCTATATCTCCTTATATCAAATTCAATTTTTTTTGTTTTTTTAATAAAATTTCTATTACCTTTGAGTTGTCTAATCCGTTGATTTTTTTTAATAATTCTAATTTTTTTATAGCATCATCTGTTAAATATATTAATTTTTGTTTTTTATTCATGTTTATATCTCCATATTAATATTTTTTATTTTTTGAAATATCCAAAATATAACTATTTTTTGTTGATGCATTCAATACTGCAAAACCTAATTTTTTTAATATTGATATATGGCAATCAATACCGACGCCCCCTTCAAAATATGGCATCCCGTTGTAAATTCTTATGCCGTAGCCTAATTTCGTTCTTATGTTATCTCTATTAATAGCATGTTTTTCAATATATGCCATAACATAAGCCATCAAATTTACATCACTATTAAGCATTTTAGCCGTTAAGGTGCTTAATTTATCATAGCCGCAACCGGTTACACTTCTAAACTCTTGATACTTGAAGCCGTTACGGTAGCATCCTTTAGGGCAATAACCCCATGTATTGTTTCGAGTCCATTCAATTTCACATCTAGCAAAATTTACATGCTTATTTTCTTTAATAGTTTGTATTTGTTTTAGTTGTTTATCTAAATTTTTTGTAAAATCCTTTTCTATTTTTTCAAGCATGATTTTTTTAATTTCCTGTATTGTTAATTCTCCTGCAGTTAATTTTTCTAATTGCTTTTTAGTTAATAGTTTTTTACAATACCATGACTCCATGATGTCGTTAAGATTTTTACGAGCCTTAACGCTCTTGATGCTTTCATTTTTTAATGCTTGCATTTGTTTTGTTGCTTGTTTTTCTAATAACATGTTTTAATCTCCTATTTGTTTTTGTAATACATTGTAGCCGATTGACCACATAACCATGATAACGCCAAAATTTTTAAATGTCAATACTTTTTTTTATTTTTTCTTTACAAAACTTAATATTTTTTCTTTTTTCTTGATATTATTGGCTTTTAGGCATAATTTTAATATCATTTTAATATTTTTTTGATAATTTTATGCAATTTTTTTAATAGTAAAAAGCTATAAAATACCCGTTATTATTGACTTTTAGGGTTATATAGTTTAATATTTAGATATAGCACATTTAAAACTAATAATATAAAAGCTAGTAACGGCAATACTTCCGGCAATATGTATATATATTTTATATACTTTTAGTTTACAAAACTTAACAAAATTTGTCGATATATACAATTTATATCCTGCCGGAAGTGATAAAATCCAAAAATGAGCTTAAAATGAGAAAAAGTGTTAAGAAATATAACGAGCTATGGCAAAATTTATGAGCTACATGTAAAGTTTTGTAACGATATGTGTAGAGTTTTAAGTTTTGTTAAGTTTTGTTGCGGATTTTGGGCTACTCAAAAACAATCAAAAAAAAACAAAAACATTCAAAAAACATCAACAATAAAGACCTTAACATAATAACATAAACATATTTATTCATCCTTAATAATAACATCTTGATACACTTAAATAACAAATCTACGATTTGCAAGTGCTTCGCACTTGTATCAAACATATTATATATCAAGATAAAATTTTTTAAGGATTTTTTGAAAAATTTAAAAAGTAAATTTTCTTACAGAAATGACATGGCCCATTAAGAATTGCCGATAAACCATAAACCCTAAACAATTAGCCGTAAATCTATAATAACTCTAATCTATAATAAAATCTATAAAACCCTTATTATAGACTACTCCATATATGAACATTCTAATGTATGACTATTCTAATATATGATTATTCCAATAGTTATATGTTAGTATTTATGTAAATATGATAAACTTAAAATTTTTACTAATATTATAAAATCAAAAACATATAAAAAAACTCTATACTGATTTTATTATAATCTTTACTTAATTTTATTTATAGTAAAATTTTTTATTTATCAGTATAGAGTTTTTAGTTATGCAAATATATATTCAACATTTACATATTTATTTTTAATAACGATTCTATCATTTAATAATTGTTCTTTTTTGATAGCATCTCCAAACATTTTACATACTCTATTTTCTTTATTGATATATTCAAAATAATAATCATTACTTCTAATAACTAACATGCCATTTAATACTTTTTGTCTATCCGGACTATTTAACCTTAATATATAGTAAATTTTACTTCCATCAGTAACAATATATATAAACTCATCATCTCTATAGCTTTTAATAACTTTTAAATCTATTTCACTTACAATATCTTTTAAAAAATTGTCTTTTTCTTCATCTGTTTTATGCCAGGATGCAAGTGCATATTTATGAGTATATTCTCCACTCTTAAATAATACATATTCTCTATTAGTGCCGGATTCTTTTACATCTAAAATTTCTAATCCTTCATTCTTAACTTGTTTCTCAAAATTTTCAATAATTTCATTATCTGGAATAAAATTATTGTCAATTCTTTGTACTTTAATTTCTTTCATTGCTTTTAAATCTTTTAATAACATAATTTCTATCTCCTATTTGCTTATTACATTATTATTATAAACTAAAAAGTAGTATATTTCAATACTACTTTTAATGTATTTTTACAAAACTTAATATTTAATCATCGTATAATTCTACAAGTCTTTGATGCAGTTTAAAAACTGTATTTTGATACTTTGTAAATTTTTCTTTATCTGTAAAAATTAGATATTCATATTTTCTAATTCTGTTTAATTCTTCTAACAAAATATTCGTTAATAGTTCTTTTTCTTCATTATTTAATACTATCTTCATGGTTATCTCCTATTCATTCATTAATTCAATATCTCTTATTTTAATATCACAAATATTAAACAATTTCATAAAATCGTATTTGTCAATATGCATGTGATAATTTTTTGTAAGTGTTTCATATAAAAATTCTGCATTCTCTTTTTCTGGATGTGTTTTATATTCAACATCTTCGCAATTTTCAAAATTTACTATTTTATTATCTACCACTCCGGAAAATACTACTCTTTTATGAATAGCCATATTAAGTGCATAATCCTGCTTAATAGGATAATCATATCTTTTTGTAATATCCAATTTTATATTTTCATTATCTATATGCAAATATAAATGTAAATTATCGGATTTTCCTATAACAAAATTCTCTTTTCTTGTAAGATTCTTTTTTATTCTTTTAACAATATTTAACTTTAATTCTGGAATATCTTTTCTGTTGCATTCTAACCATCCTTGATTAAGTTCATAAATATTGCCGTTATCGTTATAAAAGTAAATATACCTTACATAACCAATATTTTTACCATCAATAGTTAATTGATAAGGTCTATAAATACCTACTTGTTTTAATGTTGCTAATTCTTGCATATTTTTTATCTCCTATTTATTTCTGCTTACATTATTAGTATAACTCTATACTACATGAATTTCAATACATCAAAAGTATTATTTTACAATTCTTAATAATATCTAAAAAGCTATATTTACTAGCTTTAAATACTGATTATTACTGATTTTCGGAGTATTTATATGTATAGCTTGCTTTTTATTAAATTTTATTGATACTTGCCCTCTATTATTACTAACCCTTCCGGATAAGTCTATTTTTAAAGGTTTATTAGTATTTTTAGTATCTGAAACACTATCTATACTTGCATCCTGTAATGAGTATGTATAATTCGGCTTACATTCTGCCATGTTGGTTATCAATAATAAACTTAATATTAATATAAAATATCTCATGTTTTATACTCCTATTTCTTTTAATAATACCGGATTTTTACGCATCCATGCCTTAAATTCAGTTTTATTTAATGCTCTATACATTTCTATATCTCTATCATCTTTAGCCGTTACAATAACGCCAATCTCAACGGCATATTTTAAAACTTCTCTAATAATTTTTGATTCATGGTTATCCCATTTCTGATTGATGCTATTAATGTGATATTTACTATTTAATCTATCGCAATTACCGATAAAGTAATATTGATTTCTTCTATTAGTTTGAAAAATATTAAACAAATCTTTTACAATTTCATTTTTTCTATTCCGGATTCTGTTTTCAACTTCTTCCATGCTAATATTTTCATATTGATTAAATTCTTTAGAATATCTAAACTCAATAACTTTACTATTTTTTAACGCCGTTTCAACTTGATTTTTTAATTCAATATCAATAATGCCGGATATAGTCATAGGATGGCAATATAGACTGCTTAAACCATCTTTATATAAATATTCATCACATGCATTATTAATAGCTTTTTCCTTTAAAGTCCATCCAGTTAATACATTTTCAAAGATTCTTTTAATTTCGGCATTAAATATATTGCTTTCATTTTTTGAATACCCTTTACCCCATATATAACCGGATTCAATGTAAAAATAAGTTTCTTTAAACATAATTCTAATCTCCTATTTGTTTATTGTGTTATACTTTATTACTTTACTAATTTAAAATCAAGTTCTTTAAATTCAAAATTATATTTCTTTAATTCTGATAATGCACTTTCGATACTATCGAAAATTTTATCTGCATAATCTCCCATGTTAGTTTCTGCATAAATTCTTACATTATCCATGCTACATGGCATAATTTCTATTAATAATTCTCTACAATATTCTGAATAATAGCATAACTGCATGCCTATAATTGTATCATTGATATTATGTATATAAGTTTCTTCAAGTTCACAATCTGCATATTCTATGCTTATTTCTTCTAAAAAGTTGTTAAAATCTTTCAACATGTTTTCATCTCCTATTAATCTATTATATACTTAAAATTACTATTCATTTTCTGCTTGCTTAAACCATGTCGATGCTTAAAGAAAAAGTTTAATTCTAATTTTGCATGCTGAATTAATAATTTTATTAAGTTATCATCTTTGTATTTCTCATATTGCCGTAAATCTTTTATACATCGTATAACTTGATATTTTGCATACATAAAACCTTTATTCATGACTATCTCCTATTTATAAGTTCTTATAACAACTCCGGCAAGATTTTTAATTGCAATTAATTTATCATTTTGATAAACTGCAACTGTTGATGCCTGGTAATTAGAATTGCCGTAAATTTTTTTATGATACTTCATGGCATCTTTTTTATTAGTAAAAGTTCTGCCATAAACTGAATAAACATTTTTCATAATTTTTAATCTCCTATTTGTTTTCTATATTTATAGTATAACTCTATACTACAAAACTTTCAATCCTCTATATGTATTATTTTACAAAACTTAATAAAAAAAAGCTAGTATTAAAAATACTAGTTATCACAAAAATGAGAGAAAGGTGTTTATTATTGTAATTTATCAAATTCATCAAAATCAAAAGGGAACATAGTTATAATTCTGTATGAATAAGGGTTATATAAAACTTTTAAAGGTATATGCTGATACATAACATAAGCTAATAGATTCCCTGTATCATTTAAAGGTTTAAATGGTTTTCCTACAATTTTATTTGACTTTAAATTATTTCTGATATTCTTTAAATCCTCTTTTGTGTACTCTTTATTATATCTTTGTAAAGCTCGTTCAATAGCATGATTTGTCATAATTAAAATCTCCTCTCTTTTGGAGTTTTACTATACTTACTATATAAACAAGAATAATCATACAATAATGGAGAGTATTTATTTTCTAATTCTTTGATTAGATTAAGTTTTAAATCTGTTTCAATAATTTGCGGCTGATTATTTACTAAAATCTTAACAGTAAATACATCTTGCCATTCTCCACTATCTAGCTTAATAGATTTACTCCGTACTTCCTGTAACTCAATTTTTTGTTTCACTTCCTATTTCTCCTACTTGCTTAATCCTACACTAAAATAATAAATTCTATCGTGGTTTTAATTCTTACATCCTGCATTTATACCATTTACAAGATAGCCACTCATTTTTACCTCTCTTTCTTTTTCCTACTATTAATCTTTACTATTACAATATACTACAATTTTCCATGCTTGTCAATAGTTTTTTATAAAAAAATAATAAAAAAACCGATGGCATTTTTTAACCATCGGATAAACAAATAGGACTTATTTTATAGGGAGTTTTTACGCCCTACATTATTTTCGCTTGTAATTTCTGATATTCTTGCTTGTATCTCCATAACTTTATCATTCGGAGCATATTTCATTAATTCGATTTTTAAATCTGCTACAACATCTAAAATTTTGTCTTTTGTATTTCGTGTTTGTTTTCTGATATGCTCGGCTTCCATATATTTGGTACGATATTTAACTTGCAATACTTCAATTCTTTGTCTTAATTTTGTATTTTCCATCAATAAGTCTAATTCTCTACCATGAACATAATTTAATTTTGCTATTTCCTGTTTCTGCAACTCGGCAAAATCTGATTTACTCATATTCTCCGGTGCTGATTGTTTAATTTCTGATAGCTTTTCTTTGGTTAGCTTTTTAGTTTCGGTTTTTACTACCTTTTTTGTTGCTTTTGGAGTTTTTGCAACTTTCTTTTTTGCAGTTTCTTTTACTGCTTTCTTTGTTACTTTTGTTTTTTTCATGATGTTTTCCTTTCTGTTTCTGATACTATCCTATAAATTCACTATCTGTAATTTCTATATATGGGTAATTTTTAGGTTTTTTTACTACTTCTCTTTGAAAATATGCCCCTGCTGATTCTCCTATAGTATCAATATTTACTAGATTATCAAATAAAAATCTTGGCATATTTTTATACTTATATATTCTACCATTCTTTTTAAATTGTATAATCATTTCTTTACTTTTCGGAGTATAAATTGCATAATCTAATGTATTACTATTTACAAAAGTATAAGTTTCATTATTTGTATCAATTTCAATTTTTGCTTTTGGTTTTCCGATAATATCTTCGGACTTTTTCATTAAATTTGCAAAATCTGTATTAGTTTTATTATATCTTTTATTATTTGCAACTTGCATGTTAATATAACTATTTTCTCCGATTGTATCATCTTCAATAATTTCTGCAACATGTACTTTTGGTGCGTTAATATCAACAGTTTTTGCAGTTTTTGGAGCAATAGTAACATTATCAATATTAATCATTTTGTAGTCATTTCCTATTGCTTTTGATAAGTTTTTAATAATATCTTCTAATACAAGCATAGACATATTATCATTATTTTCTTTAAGATGCACTCTTAAAGAGTCTAGTTTACCTATAGAATTACTCATAACTGTTATTGCTTCTAAATATTTTGTTACACTTAATTCATTTTCATTCATTGTTTTAATATCTCCTATTTGTTTTGTCTATACTTATAGTATAAAGCAATATTAATAAAAATACAATAGTATAAATGTACTATATTTACATTTCTTAACATTCATATTGTGCTATTTCTATTTCAAAACAATCTCCGTAACCGTCATCGTAACATTCTTGTACTGGTGCATAATGGAGTTCGTCATCATCTTTTGAATAATATAAAACTTTTACTAAGGCATTCTCACTATAACAATTCTGTAATTCTGCTATTAAATCCTTAACAGTTTTAAATTTCTGTATCTTTTCAATATCTGCTAATTTTTCTAAAAACTTTAATTGTTTTTCTCTATCCATAGTAAAAAATTTACTTGGTACTTTTACTAATTGCATGTGTTTTTTATGTGATACTTCCTCTATAAAATAATTATCTTTACTTATGGAAAAATCTATAACTTTTGGAGTCAATTTTCCATTCCTATTATATTTTGATTCCCATAACATAATAATAGATATTTGTAATTCATTTTTAGCCATAATTTTTAATCTCCTATTTGTTTTATATATCTATAGTATAACTCTATACTATAAATTTTTCAATACATCAAAAGTATTATTTTACAATTCTTAACACGAAGCACAAATATTGCCGATAATCTCATCATTAAGCATAATATATAGCTTATCTGAATATTTAGATTTTTTATCATAGCATAATTTTATATTTGCATCTATTGATAAAATTTTATCTATAGCATCTTTATGCATTCTAATTTCTTTATTTTCTAATTTTATAGAATATAAAATTTTGCTCAATTCATTTTCTAATATTTCTACTTCTTTTAATTCAATATTATTATTAATTTCTAATACATCAATAATAGTTTTCCACTTCGGATTTAATAACATTTTATTAATTTCTGCCATTTCTAATAATGTTACAAAATCTACATTAAGATTTTTATTTACTAATACATATTTTTCTTTAAGTGCTATTGTTCCATTACAAATATAACCATCTTCTTTAATTAGTAAATTATTTTTCATTATTTCCGACTTTAAAAATCTAAATTTCTTCATGTTTCTATCTCCTATAATTTTACATATTGTCTTAAAAAACAAATATCATTAAATATAAGTTTATTATTTATAAATAATTCTAGTGGATGTTTCTTAAACAGATTCATATTTGCATTAATACTTTTTTGATTTTTAAAAATTTTAAAAAATCTTTCAACATCTGCCGGAGTTCCATAGGGAATTTTGTGTAAATAAATCATTTTTGCCATTCTTTTTTGATAGTTATTCATGTTTATATCTCCTATTTGTTACATGTTTATTATAAAACAAAAAGTAGTATAATGCAATACTACTTTTGTATGATTGTTACAATTCTTTACAATATTATATTTTCTTTTCTTATTAATGGCATATCTTTATTACCCTTAACAAAAGAAGTAACCCATGTATATCCTTGTATATTATAATTGCCATGCTTGTCTTTACCTACATGTGTTATATCTTTTAATTTTCTCCAATGACCTATGACCGGAAAAGAAAAACATCTAGTTAATTTATCCCCCTGTTTTAAAATATCTTTATGCTTATAATTCTTCTTATGTTTTGGTTCATCTAACACAATATAAATAGGTTTTTGAGATATTTTAATAGTTTCTTTATTTAATTTTAATCTGTAATATTTAGTTTTTGGTTTTTCTACTTCATCAATAAATATAATTTGATTATGCATTTTTTGTAATATCTGCAACGATTCTATAATATCATTTAAAATATTATTAATATCATTCTGTTGATTTTCAAAATTATTTACAATCATATCTATATATTTATTTTTGAAAAAAACAATTTTACATTCATTATCATTATTATGTATTGTAAATGGTAATTTTAATACTCCATAATCTAAATCAAGAATAAAAGCTCCGGTTATGATATTTATGTCATAATCTCTTAAAAACATACTAGATTTTTCAGTAATTTTAATATAAATACTATCTGTAGGAATATTTACATTAAAATCTAAAATAATAAAATTTAACATATTATTTGTATTTGTGCTTATAACTTTATAAGTTGTATCATAAGTCATGGCATTCGTAAAATCAAATAATTGTGTAGTTTGATATATTTTTATACATTCATCGTACAATTTTTTATTTGTTGAATGCTCTTTTAAAACTGTTTCAGTAAACAAATTAAATAATTCTTGAGTGGTTTTTCTTATTTTCATGTTTTATCTCCTATTTGTAAATACAAATATATTATATTATATTTTTTAGTATTTGTCAATACTATTATTGCAAAATATAAATTTCTACAGATTTTCTTCCTAACTTTTTAGCCTGCTCATGATTATCTACATATATATCTACTCTATGCCCCTTTATATGCCCACCAGTATCTTCTGCAACAAAAAAGCCTAATCCTTTTATATATACTATACTATGCAACGGAATTATATTTGTATCTACTGCCAAAGTCCTTTTACTGCGTGGTTTATAGCCTGTTGCAGTCCGGACTACCGACTTTTTACCTACACAAATAGGGCAACTGCAATAAAAAGTAGCCGTAAATTTTCCTGCATACTTTTTATACGGAATTGAGCTACTACTTCCATCTGCTACATGTAGCTCATGAATCTGGCGAGCTAATTTTTCTTGTTTAGTATTGACGTTGTTTATCAATCTGCATATTTTTTGCACTCCGAAATAGCCTAACGACAATAGCAAAATAAGGCTTATAATTTTGAGTGCTATAAAATGACGAGTTTTCATATATTCCTTTCTATTTATATATACTAGCTATAATAATACTATTTTTATATACTATATAGTAAACCTTCTACAGAAGTCAATAACCATAAGGATTTTCCAAGCAATTTTCAACAAAATTTTAAACTAAATTTTCTTACAGAAATGACATGGCCTAACGATTTTTTGATTCTTCGTTTTTTCTCTTATTTTCCATCAGAAAATCATAAATTTCTCTTGTAGTATCTAATTTAATCGGATTATGATTTTCATCCCATACAGAAATTCCGGTTTTAGGTTTTTCATATAAACAATAGCTTATCCACTCTCCAATGTCATTAAAATCCTTTTCTAGCACTTCTATTAGCAAATCTGCAAGATTATCTCCATAATTAAAAATAACATAAGAATCTGTGCATAAATTATCTTCAATAAAATCTGAAATTTTATCTTTTTGTTCTGAATGTTTTAGTATTGTTGTATAAATTTTATCAAATAATTCAAATTCCATATTTTTCCCCTTATAATTCTATCATTTTATTACTATCAAAAGTTTTCCAGGCATCAAATTGATTTCCGTAATCAGATTCTCCCTTATAGCCAAATTGATTGGTAATACATTTAATTTCTCCGTTTTTATATTTAAGAACTTTATCTTTATTAACATGGGTATGTGCATAAACCCAAAAATCCGGAAAATGTTTTAATCTGCATAAAGAAGAATCTAAATTAATTCCAAATGCATGGCTAATATTACTTAAATGTTCAAAAAATGGAGCATGATGAGTAATTACTACGGTTTTTCCTGTAGTTTTATTTAACGTGGAGCAGATAAATTTTCTTGCATTTTCACATCTTTTAATCATATCTTTATAATCAATTAATTTATCTCTTTTTACTAAAATTCTACGAAAATCATTTAATGCAAGAGTGCAATCTCTTACCGTACTAAATCTTTCGCCTAATTTTGTCCACATTATAGTACCAATAAAAGTAATATCATCAATTACTAATTTATTCTTATTGAGAAAATAATAATTATCGTTTATTTCTGCATGCAACTTACAAGCCATGTCTATTTCTTGCATAGCTCTACCTATATCAATACAAGAATAATATAAATGATTTCCTGGTATTTCAATAATTTTTAATTTTGGGTATTCAAGCATAATTTTATCTACAAAACTTAAATTTTTTGGATATTCTGCCGTATCTCCTGCTAAAATTAACATGTCCATGCCATCAAGATTTAATCTTTCGATTATTTCCTGCTCTGACACTCCATAATATTTACTATTCAAATCAACATGCAAATCACTTGCTATTCTAATTTTCATTTTCTCTCCTGCATCTGCTACATAGCCTATTTTCATCTAATTCGACTAAAGGATATAGCTTTCTACATTTTCTACATAAATATTTATCACAATAAATACATTTATCAGCATTAGAACTTCTTATATGCTCCGATAAGACAATATGTCCACAATTTTTACATATTTCCACTATCCCATTCAAATTATCGACTATCGGTCTTATGTTTATGAGATTTAAAAATTCTTCTGATTTTCTATAAACATAATCATTGCTTATAATGCCATTGCCGTAATCAATCTGAAATAATACATAATCAGTAGTATCTCCATTAATGAATTTTCCTACCTTTTCTGATATTGTTAATATCTGGTTTTTGCTATTAGTGAAAATATATACTCTTGAATTAGATAATGCCAATCCATATTGAAATTTAAAATCGCTTAAATCCTGTTGCATTATACACCTACTTTAGCATTTTGTATTTTATCAATTTTATCTTCATAATTCAAGCATGCTTTTAAATCTTTAGCAATTTCAAATGCTTTAGAGTTAAGTTTGTTTACCTTAATCATTTTAGATAAATTATTTAATGATTTAATACATTTTTTATATTCGATTGCCGTATCAGTATCAATTAGATTAATAGATTCCTCAAGATATTCTCTCATCATATTATCTTTTTCTTCTTCTAACTCTCTTTCTACAATATATTCTCCTGCTTCGATATATTTTTCTTGCAGTTCTTCAAGTATTTCATTTCTTTTTTCTTTGTTTGAAATTTTAAATGATAAAACTGAAATAGTGCTATCATTATTATTCATCGGCTTTTTAGCAATATTAGATGATAATATCTTTTTTGCATCTTTAATCAATTTCATGCTAGGTTTGATATTATATGACTTTGCAATATCTTCAATATCATCAAATTTCATTAAAACTGCTTGTAAACGATTAGTTTTCCGTAAATTAAACTCTCTAACATCTTCTAACATAATTCTTTCCCTTTCTTTTATTTGTACTATTAAATAATACTACACTTTTACATGCTTGTCAATAGTTTTTTTAAAAAAATCCGATAGATTTTATTCTATCGGAATACATAAATTGCAAAGGAAAAACAAAATTATCTTAACTTAATTTTAATTGATGTTTTCTCTACAGGATTTATTACTGATAAAATATCTCCATCGCCATCATTAATAGCCTTTTTAGCTATTTTATTAAGTTTAATATCCGGATTAAAATATGACTGAATAAAATCATCTGATATTTTTTCTGGAGCTTTTGATTTTGCTTCAATTTCTTCTTTTAAACCATCGGCAATTTCATATTTTGTTGTAGTATCTAAATATACTAAACCATTCTGACATTCAAACATACTATCAATATTGCCTTCAAGTATCAATGTATGCAACTGTTCTTTTAAAAGTTTTTGCTCATCGACAGTTTCTTTTCTAACTACTTCTAAATTAGCCAATTTTTCAGCTATGGCTTTAGCTTCTTCATAATTTGACATATTTTTACCTCTTTTGTCTTGTATAACGGCATGCCGTTAGTTAATATATTTCACTTATTATTGCTAATTTATATAATTCATTTGAATATTTATATTCATTAAGATTAACAACACTTAACGGTAATATAGACAATTCTACACCAGTTATACTTGCTATAAGGTTAAGAAGCCTATTTCTATCAATATAAGTATCGTTTATGATGCCAATTACATTGTTATTTTTTATTATTGCTCTTAATGTCATTTTGTTATCTCGTATATTTTTTAAATGATAAAATTTTTGATATAATATATTTACTCATATATTTTGTCATGTCTAAATTTTCCATATCGGATATATCTGATATATACATATCTTTTTTATATAAATTCCTTATTACATTATCATTGATAAGTTTCTTGAGAATAACTGCAACTATTACATTATCACTATTAATAATGAGTGAATAGTTTTCATCATATTCTTTAGGTAGTGATTTTATATAATTACTTAGCTCTATACTCATTCTTATCGACCTCATTATTTAATCTTAAAAATTCATTAAACATTTCTTTAATTGCAGTTTTAGTTTCTTCCTCACTTCTATAATTAGATTTCTCATTATTTAATCCGTTAAAATGTATAATATCTTTAGACATAACAACCTCATCTAAGGCTATAGGACTTCCATAACTAAAACAATATCTTTCCCCTGTTTCTTTTTCTAAAAATGCAAATCCAAACCTACGTAATAAACTTGCACTACACAAACAGAATGTTAATGATTGAATATCTAGTGGATTACTAGGAAGTGTTAAAAAGTAAAAATATTTTTTGAAATTATACATCGTACCATCATAAATATTTACTTTTACTATATAACCTTGTTTTTTGAGCATTTGTATTAATGAAACGATGCCTGCCCCACGATTATATATAACATCTGGCGTAAAATTCCATGAATGAGAAACATTTACTAAAATTTTAACTACTTTTTTAGGTTTATAATCAAATTTTTCTGCTATCCAACATTCCGGCTCTCCGTTTAAATATGCTCCTATATCAACACATAAACCTGTTTCATCCATTCCAAAAGTTTTAGTTTTAACATGCTCAAGCAACGACATATTAGATATAATTTTTTCTATTTTATATTGCTCTTTCATTCCATACTTTGCAAAATGTAAAGACTCATCCCATGTTTCTGGGCAAAATTTCTTATCTACACGCTGACTACGGCTATAGTTAAGTGGAGATGTATATTTGCTCATTAAGTTTATAAATTCTCTAAACCTATATTTTCTAACTACTTCTTGCATTATTTCTTATCCTTTGGTTTAGTGTATCCTTAATAGTTTGTAGTAAATTTGGGTCTGTATTATTTATAAAATTTGCATCAAGCCATGCACATTCACTTCCGGAATTATCTGTTAATATGTAAATATTATCTCCGTTAGGTTTTGTAGTGGATATAGGGCTACTTGCACGTTGATATTGCTCTGATTTAATATCCATTTTAGCCTTAATAGAATCAATTAAATCTCTATCTATGCCTTTATAGATAACCATATCTTCTACTTCACTTTGAGAAAATCCAGCTTCTAATAAGTCTGCACCATCATACATTGCACGACTACCTATAACTACTTCATCTTTGCATATTTCTTCGATGACTTTTCTAAACTTTAATACTCTCTCATACCAATCCATATTATCAGTAAGTTTTTGTTCAAGTTTTTCATCAATATCAATGTTTATGAAAATAAATCTATCCAATGTACTAGCATCCAATCTTTGAGATTTTGTATATATAATATCTCCACCTCTACCATTACTATTCATAGCACAAATACATTTAAACTCATCATGTTTTTGAACTATGCCATCCGGAAAATAATATTGATTATTTGATAGCATGTTATTTATAATTGATAGGATATTAGGATTAGCCGCATCCATTTCATCAAGCAAAACTAACCCCCCATTTTCAAATGCTAATCTTAATGCCGATGTTCTATAATTACCACCTGCATCTATAAATCCAATTAAATCAGATTTTGTAGTATGTGAACATAAGCTATAAGGATAGAAATTTAAACTTAATTTATCTGCAATTTGTGAACATAATGTTGTTTTCCCTGTACCAATAGGCCCAGAAAGCATTATGTTTTTGCTATTTCTTCTTGCAGAATCCATAGTCTTAATTATTGTATCAATTTTATAATGTTGCAATTCAAATCTTCTATTAATTCCCATCTTTAACCTCTTTTCTATAAATCATTATCACTTCTAAACATATCTTGTATAAATTTTTTAGAAATTTTATCATAAGTATCTGTTTTAGTTTTTGTATTGCTATCATAGTTAGTCTTTTCTTCTCTATTACTATCTCCGATAGCTTCTTCTCCATCACTATTTCCACTACCTTCTCCTGTATTCTCATTTCCTTGAGTTTTAATTTCTGGTGGATATAATGATAATTCTAAAATAGGCTTTAAATATCTTTCATAGATATTATTATCTCTCATATATTGCAATATACGACAATATACATCTCGTATTTTATATGATTCTAATAAAGTACCCATGACTGCAACTTCGCACATTTCTTTAGTATCTTCTGAATATTGACTATCTGCCATTTTAATTTTAGTAATAGCCATATTATATAATACATAAGTTTCTGGTTCTAATTGTTTTTCCTGCTCGTTCATCTTTAGCCTTTCTTTAATATAGTATTATACTACTATAATTTTAATTATTTGTCAATATACCTGCTAGTTCTCCGTTCATGTAAACTACATTTAACATAGCATATAATTTAGCTTCGTTTTTATCTTTGATATTCTCATCCTCTATTATCTTAAATAAAGGATTATTAACTTTTTTAAGCAATTTAACTCGACCTTCTATAGTCATATATATTATCCCTACAGGTTTTTCATCATATTCTAATTTAAAAAATTTATATTCAAATAAAGTTTTCCACATATTTTGTAATTTACTTGCTCTTCTCATATTAAAATTCCTTCATATTAATATCCCACATTAATATCAGCTCGTAAATAATACGGAGTTGTATATAGTTCTTTTAACATTCTCGCATATTCATGAGTATTCAATAATAATACTCCAATACAAGTATTGCTACAAAATATTCTATATTTAGTTTTTATATTTATAGTTGTTTCAATAATGGGAATTTCTACCCATTTTTCCGGAAGTTTTGGCATATATTTATATATCCTTTCAACATTTAAATATGTAATTTTTCCCATATTAAATGATATTGAGTAGCTATAAAAATTTTGTTTATTTTTTGAAATTGCTCGGAGTTTAATATCATATCTCCTATAAAAATATTATCATAATACCCTTTACAATAATATATTTGAATCCTAAATTTATCCTTCTTAATAAAATCTTTTAACATTATGATATTTGCTCCAAAGTATCTGCAATAGATTTATCGGTTCTAACTTCTACAAATCTAGGCAGATATAAACTATACAATTCTTTAACAGGAGATTTAATTTTTGCATTATATCTTACTGCTAAAATTTTATTCATATAATAGTCTTTATTTTCCCAAATATCTATGGCATTTTGTATTGTGCGAGGTTTGATATACACTTCTAATTTTTCATCATTAGAAATACATCTTATACTACCACACATTCCAGAATAAGCACCATTGCCCTCTATAAATTCTACCATTTCCAAATCGCAATCTTTTTCTGCCTTAACTTTAACTTGCCCTGCTGGTTTACCATTTACCCAATTTTGAGAGAAGTTTTTAACAACTATGCCTTCTTCTCCCTCTGAATATTTACGTTCAAATATTGCTAAAACTTCATCTTGATTATTTGCAATTTCTGTATCAACTAACATCATTTTACCGTTAGTTGATTGTGCCATTTGTTTTAAGGCATTGAATCTTGCACTATATGGTACTTCCCATACACCACCATTTACAAAGTATTCATAAGGTATAAAATCCCAACATACATATCTAATGGCATCTAATTCATCTTGAGTTTTATTATCTTTATTAATAATTCCATTGCCTATTTCTCTAGGATATGGTTTATTAGTTTCTTTATTCCATACAAGTATTTCTCCGTTTAATACAAATTTTTCCTTTGCTTTAATCTGTAATAAATCGTTATCTAAAGAATTGTTAATAGCTATAGGCTTACCCTGTCTACTAACATAATTTACAGATTTATTAGTAATATCTACAATAGCATTACAATATAAACCATCCATTTTAGTTTGACATATTGCAGGATATTTAATTTTAGATAATGCCTTTTCTGAAAATGGTCTTGCTCCCATATATGGATATTTAAAATAAAAATCTTTCCATACTTTATTGAATGAAATTACACCCATATTGATTCTTAAATCTTTAAGCAATACTCCTCTTAATAATTCTTTGCTTTTTTGTTCAACGTGTGTAAAATATGTTCCGTAAAGCCTTGATATATCTGCATCTTTTACACCTTTTGAATTAGCAAACTCATTTAAGAGGTTTTTATAAGAGTTCCATACATCTTTATCTATAATGGTATAATCACTTGTTCTTATGTCTTGAGTTGTTAAGGTCTTTGCAGAAGCCTTATCTAGTTTGGCTTCGCTGATATTATATTTAAGGTCTGGATTATAAGCATACCACAATACTTCTCTTAAAATAACATTATCTGCATGAGATTTTAAATAATCCAACTGCTCATTACCGGATAATTCTCTTAATCTATCTAATATTTCTATAATCTCTTTCATTTTAACCTCTTTCTAAAAGCTCTTTTAATACCATTACACATGATTGTCTATCAGTATCATTATTTAACATAGATATTACTTTCTCGATAGTAGAATATATAACATCATAGAATATACAACTTCCATTAGTATTATATTCACATTGTTTATTCATTATCCACTACCTCTACAATATTTTCTACATTAAATTCTTGTTTATATAATTTATCTGCTATCTCTAACACAACCTTTTCTGTACTTTGTATTTCTTGTTTTAATTTTTCGTTTTCTTCTTTCAATTTATCATTCTCTTGTTGTAAATTTTGATTTTGAATAATTAAATCAGAGTTCTTAACCATATCTTTAGCTATTTCTTCTTGCAAAATATCTTTTTCTTTTTCTAGGTTTGTGATAGTTTCTTGCAATTCTTTTATATCATTCATGATTAAATTCCAATTCTATACCTATTCCATTCTCTTTTACTATTTCACATTCATTTTCTATATATTTTCTAGGCATTGTTATAGTATTAACTAATGGTTGAAGCTCATAATATTCTTTACCACATTTATCTATATAAGTTCCGACAACTTTGCACAAATATTGATTATCTTTTAATCTTACTATATCTCCATAATATAATGTCATTTCTACTCTCCGGTTATCATACAATATAACTTCCATATTATAACTGAAAATATGCCAAATCTATATTTTACTTGTATATTGCCCTCATCATCTAATTTAATAGGAAATAAAAACTTGCTTAAATCATTCCTGTTCATAATCTATGCTATCCTCATCTACTGTCCACTCCGGTTGCTCTATAAATGATACAATTTCTTCTATATATACATCTGCAAAAGCCGTAGTATCTTCTTCCAAATATTTTTGTTTATTTTCATCTACAAATTCCCATTCATCTTTAAATACTGGTCTAATATCACTCTCATCTACATCTTGTTCAACAAAATTTACAGAACCCATGTATGGCTCATAAGGACATTCCCACCAACTAGAATATAGTCCATCGGCTTCTACTAATGTATAACATTGTATTTCTTCCCCTGTTGAAAGTTTTGCATTTACTTTAGCATAAGCCGTAAATCTTGCTGATACATTGTGCATAATATTATCCTTTCTTTTATTACTATAATATAATACTACATTTTTTTTAAAAAGTCAATAGAAAAGTTTACAAAAATAAATAATTTACGTATAATATATGGACACATTAAAATAAGAAGGTATAGAGATGGATTATCAACAAATAACATGTAGTTTGACAGGAAAGAATATTAAAGCGGATAGAATGTATAAAATTAGAAATGATGATTGTATAGAAAATGTAGTTAGTATTTGTTATAATTGCCCTTTTGCAGATAGTGAAAATCCTGCTTGTATTAATTGCTATGGCACTATTGCTCAAAATGCTATTAGGCAAATAAATGAAGATACCAGGAGAGTAAAAATGGAAACAGTAGAATATCGCAATAATTATTGTAAAGTAGGCGATGATTATGTAGAAATGATGGAAGCCGATGAGTTTTTAGAAAATATAGATATTATAGCAAATCTTAACAATAGTAATTGGAATCATGGACAAAGAGTTGCAGACCATCTTCGTGCTTATGACAGACCTGCTACATATAAAACAGACTGTTTAAACTGTAAAAAAAGATACCATAAAGAAAATAAATCAACTCCATGTGAACGTGCAAAAGAATATGTAGAATCTTTAGGTATTAATATAGATACTGCAAGTTCTAAACAATTAGCAGAAATAAATTTACCTCAAAATTGTATCTGCAAAGAGCAAATTCAAAGAATGTATTACGTATAGAGGTTATAGCGATGAATAATGAATTTCATATAAAATTAAACGGATATAAAATAAAACACTTATTTAGGAATATTAGAAAACTTAATGGTGGTAAAACCTTATTAGCTAAAAAATTAGGTATAACCTCTGTAACTTTAGATGAATATATTAAAGCCGGACAGGATTTATTAGATAAGTTTGATGATAAACTACAACCTATCTATGAAATTGATATTGATGGAATAGATGAAGAAATAACTAAAAAGAAAAATGATTTTGTTGAAGGATTTTTGCAAATAGAAGGAGCAAATGCAATATCAGATAAAAATAAAAATGCCTTTGAGGTCTATTTCATTGATAAAAAAGAAAATATAAAAGAAGAATATATTTATAATTTTCAAAAAGAAATTATAACCAATATTAAATGGTCTGATAATGAATTAGAAAATAAAAAAATAATTCTGTTAATGTTATTTAAACTTATTTATGATAGAGGACAAATGAGTTTAGATGAAGAATTGTTATATTTAAAAAATAGATATGCTAAAACTTCAAGTAAACATTTAGGATTTTTGAATAAAGACCTTGAAAGAAGAAATAAAGAAGATTTTGGCGAAAAGAAAGAAGAAGAAAATAAAAATGTTACATTTAATCAGATAAATAACTTTACTCATTTCTGTATTGAATACGATAAAGCAAAAGGCATCTTAAAGAAAAATGATACAGAATCCATACCGGATAATATAATTGATGTAGAACCTCTTTAATTCTTTTCTATAATTATTATACTTAAAAGCCGTCATTTATTTGACGGCTTTTCTTTCATCATCCTTTTCATACTCCAAGTTTTAAATTTAAAAATTAGTGCATAAAATCTCCTTTCTTTTAAGTGCATTATTATACTATCATATTAATTCTTTTAAGTCAATAGTTTTAAATGATTTTTCAACATCTAAACAGTTATATCCTGCTAAAACCACGCATTGTTCAAACATATTCAACCAATTATAATTCCATAAATTAGTTTCTTGAATATTTAAAAGTTTCTCTAATTGATAGCATAAATTGACATCAGCAGTACAATATGGTTTTTGCCAATCCTCTCTAGTAAATTTGATAATAGCCTCATTTCTTAATACTACGCTACCAAAATTATCATTATATATAAATTTTTTATTATATTTATCAATTATACCTAATTTTTCTGCATCATCAAAGCTAATAAATGGAGAAAACCAATCTCTGACTAATAGATAATATTCATTTTCAACTTGCCATAATTTACATTTAGTCTTATTAAAGTTTACAGAACCTAATAAAGTTTTATTATTTAAGCACTTAGGCTTTTTTAATTTAGGCTCTCCGTATTTTCTTTCACAGACTATTTCCATAGCTATTCTTCCTCGCTATCGTCATATTCTATATATTCACTATCATCATTATAGGCATCTTCAATAATCTTATCTATTTCATCTTCTGTATATTCTTTAAAACACTCTGGATGTTGCTCTGAATCACTATTTCTCTTTTGCATTTTTATATATTTCTTTAAATCTTGCTCTAATAGATATATTTTATCTCTTAAAACACGATTTTCATCTTCTAATACACCAAGTTTAGCAATATAATTGCCATCAGTTGTATTTTTTAATATATCAGAAATATGCTCATTAATTTTATTTTGTGTCTTATGAATTTCTGTAAGAGCATAAGTCAATCCAATAGTTCTACCACCATATTCTGCAAATAGATTAGGGTTATGCTCATTAGTTCTTATTAGTGATATATATTCAATCTCTTTCTCGATTGCAACTATTAATAGGTCTATTTCAGTTTGAATTTGACTAAACATTTATAATCTCCAAGTATATTGACCTGCTTTATTTTGGACAATATTTATTAATTGATATGTTCCGTTCTCATAAACAACACCAACACCTTGAACCCAGCTTGATAAACCTTTATTATAGCCAAGTTTAAGTTTGGATGAAGTGCCTACGGATATTGCACCTCTATATATTTTAGGTTGATGGGTATGTGCAGATATTGATTTTTTATATGCTTTTCTAAAAATCTGTAAATTACCACGACTTCCATTAGCACCTCTTGAACCATGCTGACTTACCTCAATTCCATAATAAGAATAATCCTCATCCGGCTCTAACCATTTAACTTTATTTTTATTCTTAAATGGAGTTTGATTTTCTATCATATATCTAACAGGCAATTCTTCTCCATCTAACATAGCTTTCACAATATCTAAACTATAACGTAGATTTACTTTATCAGTAGCATATCTGCCTTCTTCTAAATATCTATCTAAATGTTCGTGATGGTTTGAATCAACTATTACAACTTTACCATCAATATCGTTTGCAAATCTATCTAAATATTGTGCTACAATATTCGCTTCTTCTTCCAAAGATATTTTATTCTCATTAGCCTTTTTGGCTAAAGTTATAGTTTTATTTTTATCATGATGAGATATAGAAATTGCAGAAAAGACATCATGCAATACAATATCCTTAACATTAAGATATGAAATCATATCTTCTTCTGCTTCGATAGCTATTTCATCATGTTCTCCAAAATGAGAATCTCCAACTACCATTACAGTATTATTTACAGATGACATACCTTCTTTAGTATATTTTATACCTAAATCAATAATTTCTCCATCTGCACCCATTTGAACTTGTCTAAAATGGAATATTTTATCATTTTCTACCTCAACAATAATTCCACCTAAAACATGCTCATATTCTGCTATTTTATTTAATCTCTGGCTCATATAAGCATCATTGCTATAATCATTTTCGGTTATTGCACCTGTAGTCATTATTGCATTAGGAATTTTATTATTACTATTTGCAACATAATCTAAATCCTGTTTAGGACTTGCAATAATCACACTTCCATCTTGAGTAAATTGAGGTAATCCACTTTGAGGATTAATTTGTTTAGCTGATACTTTAATATCTGATATGTAAATATTGCTATTTAAGTAAGTATCATTATATACTACATAAAATTTATCCTCTTTTAGTAATGGAGATAATTGCCAATTATAAACAGTTTTTCTATTTGCAATATCTTCACAAGGTAAAACTAAACAAATAGCATCGTTGAATGATAAATATGTCTTGATGGATTCATAAAGTTTACTGCAAACTCTCTTTCCACTTACTGCCGTAGTGATAAAAAATCTCTTATGATTTTTAATAGCATTATTTGTTCTTTCTTGATATTCTGCATTAAAATCATCTTCATTAAACAAAAAATCGCCTATGTCTTTAAACTTTGCTCTCAAATCCTTTGATAGAGCCTGTTCTGACGGATAAAATTTATTAGCTTTAAATCCTAACATATTATTAATAACAGTAAAATTAGGAATATAAGAATTTTCTTTTACATAGCCATAAACAGAGTTTAAAATTTCTGATTTATAATCTCTTTTTTCTTTTTCATTTTCTGTAATTCTTAATTTATCTCTTTTAGCAATTTCTCCATCTTTTTTAAATAGTTTATCTAAAAAAGTTGCAGGCTTATCCTGGTTTAAAATATATTCGCACCAAGAATACTTATTATCACTATCATTATCTCTGTAGTTCCTAAAAAATTCCCTACATTCTTCCCTCTTTGGATAATTATTTTCTTTTCTCCAAAGTTCAAAATCCTCAATAAATTCTTTAAAACTCATCCTTCACACCTATAATTGACATACTAACATTATATCACATAAAAATGGAATAATCAAGTCTATTCTTCTATTCATTACTCCATGAACATCATCATAATAGTATTCGCTATTATACCAAAAATCCTCTTTACCAAAAGGTATTAGTCGTACTACAATAGAAAATGGTAATCTGCTTGTATCTAATCTAAAACCTAATAGACATTGATTTAAAAAGTAAATCCAAAAAACATTAAAAATCTCTAAAGTCATTGCTACTCTCCGTATTTTATATTAAACTTACCAACTTCATCGCCATAACAAGTCCAACCATCTCTATAAAATCTACTAAAAAATTCAACCTTATTTAAGTTAGGATATGCAAGATTAATTTTTTCATAAGATTCTTCCGGCTTTCTGCTATGTTGCCTTAACTCTGACATAATAACTTGCCCTAAAAGTTTTTGTTCTGGTCTGAATTTATTATTATTTTTACCTTTAATTCCTAATAATAATAACTCTGTATTAGAACCAAAATAATAGCTAGGTAAAATTCTAGGTTTACCACTTTTAGCAATTTTAATCCAGGTCATTGCTACAGTTTTATATTTAAACCCAAAATGCTCCATAACTTCAATTCCAAACTTTAAAGAAGGGCATGTTACCCATTGTAATAACATACAATCATCTGCGGCTACTTTATCAATTTCTGATTTAAAGTCTAAAACTTCTTGCATAGTCATTGTTTTATAATGACCCATAGCACCACCACCAAATTTTGTATTAGGGTTAGTTCTTTTGCCATAGATACCTTCTCCCCATGCAAAATCTGTCAATATTATATCTGCTTTATTCTTCAAATCTTCCATCTAATCTATCCTTTACAACATTAAAATATTTTGCATCAATTTCAGTTCCTATAAATCTTCTATTAGATTGCATACATGCTACAGGAGTTGCACCTATACCTACAAATGGGTCTAATACTATTTGTTTTTCATTAGTTGAATTTTCTATTAGTATCTTCATAAGCTCTACAGGTTTTTCTGTATCATGAAAATTTTGCCCCATAGAATCTTTATGTTTTTTATTAGGTACTTCTAACACATCTGGAGTTCCACAATTATTAATCTTAACTCCTTTTCCTTTTCTGCAAAATAATATGTGTTCTTTACAACCCATATAAAATTGCCCCATTATTTTATTATCTTTCTTCCATATAATATCTTTAATAAAATGAAATCCAGACTGCTGAATAGTGTTAAGATATTCAATTAAATTTTTATCGTTAGTCATAAAATAAGCATGCCCCCCATTTTTCAAAATTTCATAGCATTTTGGCATCCATACTTTAACATCGCAATTATTATAATCAAATACTTTACCTTTCATATTGATAGATTTTTGCAACATTCCACCAGAATTACCTGCGTTTCCCCGACTTGTCGTGGGGTAAGGGGGGTCGGTAACTATACAATCTACTTTCATGCCAGTTTCATTCATTTTATCTAGCATTGCATTGCAGTCTGTATTATAAATTAATATTTTATTATCTTTATTATATACTTGAGTCATTTTTTCACTTTCTTTTATAATGAGCAACATCCATCTTTACAACAACTTACTTCTACAGGATTAGAAATATTTGTATTTTCTAATTCTAAAAAATCTTTAAATTCTTGTTTCGTATGAACTATACCGATAAGTTTTTCATAACTTCCATCAGCCTTAATTTTAACTAATGTAGGCGTTGATGTAATGTCATATTCTTCAACAAATCCATAATCTTCTCTTTCGTCTATATTATAATGCTCAATGGCATTTTCAATATCAATTCCTAATTCTGAAAGAATTTTATCTAGTTTCTTACAAGGCATACAACCATTTTTTTCTACTTTAATTACTCTCATCATTTATTTATTCTCCATAATTATTTCTTTTCTACTTTAATATTTTCACTAACATAATGTGCATCTGGTTTAAGGCATAAAATATCTTTATGTATAGTTAAACTTTTTGTATTGCCATTTTCTCCTATGCTATCAATACTGACAAAATGACTTCTTCCAGAATATACCAAATTATTATCGACATAGACATTACATTCACTTTTATCTAATTTATATTCTGCATAATTCAAAGCAGAATATGAACCAAATATAAAGCCGACAACGGTTATAAATAGTAAAATTACTACTACTATTGCTATTAAGAAGACATTAACAATAAATTCTAAAAAATCATACATTTCTATTCTCCATATATTTTATTCGTTGATTTAATATTTCCGGATGTTGCTTTAATAAACTATTAGCATTTTCTTTAAGTTCTTTATATATTCCTTCTTTATATTTGCTAAAAATACAATTATGATGTAGATTCTGCTCTCCGTTTATTACTGCATTAATTGATTTTCTATTAAAGCCTAATTGCCTACAAAATTCAGTACAATTATTAAAATTATAAAATTGATTAGTTATTAAATTATAACCACAATATTGCTCTTTATTTCTAATATTCACTCTTTGTAACTGTTTATCTGCCCATCTACAATTATCTTTATAATAGTGGTCGTTTACATCTATTCTATCTAAAGTTGTATTGCAATTACCGTTGATTTTGCAATGCTCTAAATAAGATGGGTACATATCTCTTTTGAAGTTCTCGTAAAACATCCATTCAAAAGCATATTGAATACCACGACCACCGTAATTATAAAAACTAGCATTATTCGGATTGTTGCATCTCTGCTTCATATCAGACCATATTTTATAAAATCTATAATCTTCTCTATTTTTACTTACCATAACTATACCAAAGAATATTTTTTAAATTTTACAGACTCCCCGTATCTATTATTACGATAGATATATTCATCTTTAAATTCATAATTTTGTCTTTTAAGTTCAAAGATTCTTGCACCTAATTGAGTAATGCCAAGTTCGGTATATGCTTCGTATGAAGTAATACTACCAAAATCTTGTAAATACTGTAAAATTCTATCTCTTTGTGTAACTTTAGCCATAATAATCCTTTCTTATTTTACACCTGTGCTACCAAATCCACCTGCACCACGTTCTGTATCATCAAGTTCATCAACTTGAGTATATGTAATTGCAGGATATTGCAATACTACTAATTGTGCAATTCTTTCGCCATCTTCAATTTCTATAGGTTCATCAGATGTATTTTTGACAAACAATAAACATTCGCCACGATAATCAGAATCTAACACTCCTGTAGTATTACATAGCATTAATCCTTTTTTAACTCCCATAGAACTTCTAGGAAATATCAACATTACATGGTTTTCTGGAAGTTGAAAAGCTAATCCTGTATGAACTTTAATTTTACCACCAGCAGGAATTTTAATTTTTGTAATCTTTTCTCCTGTTTCTTCATCAAACAAGCATGCTCTAATATCAGCTCCAGCAGAACCATTTGTAGCCTGTGTAGGTAATATTGCATCATCTCTTAATTTTTTTACTAAACATTGTGTCATTTTATTTACCTCTTTTAATAACTTAATTATACATAAATTATTAGTATATGTCAATACTATTTCTTTAATTCCGGATACTGATTATAGAATATATCCTCAACATCAATTATTGACATTTCTTTTAATTTGTCTGGCTCAATAGATTTTAAAATATTGAAAACTCTTACTTCATTTTCGGTAGTAAAAATTTTCTTAACATTGTTGCCTTGTTGCAGTCTTTCTTTTACTGCCCTCATTTGTTTCCAAAACTTATAAAATCTAGTCTTATATTTAACCATAAAGCCGTTAGCATCTTCAAATACCCAACCTTCATGTTGTATATCATAAGATTCATCTTGTAATTTCTTGAAAGCATATAATTCTTCCCAAGTATTGAAAATATATTGGTTTTGTTTGCATTCTACACCAATTAAGTTTGCAACAAAATTAATATCTTCTAACGGCAATCTTAAAGTGTCAAAGCTATTTCTAATAACATCTAATAGCACTAAATGATTTTCATCATATTTAATAATATGAGGGTCGTTGTCTTTATCAATGCATTCAAATACTAATGTGCAATTATGCTTTTTTAAATAGCTTTTTAAATTTATTAATCTTAATTTAGATAATTTATATAATTGGTCTTTAATCAATTCTACAAACTCACCTTCATTAGTTGATTTAGAGCAAATAAGTAAATCATTCTTATTCCAATCCCATGATACCATTGCTAAAAATCCATTTTCTTTTTTAAATGCTCTAACAGGGAAAACTAATTTTTGTTTTAATTCTGCTGATTTCACACAATCTAATTCCCCCCAATTAAAGAATTTATCATAACTACGGGCAATTACTTTTTCAGTTTTTGCATCAACAAACAAACCTCTTGCCTTACAAGTTAAATCATTCCAAATTCTTTTGTGGAAAACATTATGCTTAAAATTATATGATACTATACCACCATTCAAAATTTTCTTTTGAACTAAATTAGAATTATTTAATTCTTCTAATAAGGAATTATCGGTTTTAGTTTCAAGTTTATCAACTTTTTCTTGAATTTTAAAACAATCTTTATCAAAAACAGGATTCGGCATTTCCCAAACGGCACTACCTTCTTCACCATAAACCTCTAATATTCTTAATGGTGCACCTAATTCAACATTAGAACAAAGATTAAATGTTCTTTCGCCAGCAGAGGTCTTAACATCAAAAATATTTCTATGTCCATGAATTAAAATAGTTTCATCATCGGTATTATTTCGCCATGATTCATAAATTGTTTCAACATCTTCATACTTTCCTACACCTTTAATCATTTCTTCTGTTGATGTAAAAATAGTCGGAGTTGTCGGCAAACCACCATGACAAGCAAAATATTTTCTACCTTTAAAACTGATATAAGCCATTTGTCCGAATTTACGGCAAAGTTGTCTTAAATCTTTTTTATCAAAACATTCTATTTGCGGAATAGTCTTATTTATAAATTCGCTTGACCTAATTTTATTTCTATTTAATTCATAAATTAAATCTTTACTACCATATTTTTTAAAAATCTGGGCATGCTCTTTATCTAAAGATTTTTCTGCTCCAATTTCTTCCGCATACATTCTTAACCATTGTTCATGATTGCCTTCAAGCAATAAAACATTTTTCTTATCTTTAATTGATAATAAAAATTCAATTACTTCTTTATTCTGAATACCCCTATCAAGATAATCTCCTAAAAAGATATATGCCGTCTTTTCGTCAAATGGTCTTGCTTCAAAATACGATTTAATTGGTTCATAACAACCATGAATATCGCCAAAGAAAACAACTTTATCATATTCGCTATAATCATAAATTAAATCATCTTTTAATTTCGCTACCGCTTCCGATGGTTTTAAAACATTAAAGCGATTATTAACTTCGGTATCTTGTTCAAATACCGCACACATTTTTCTTATTGTTTCTTCTGGCACTCTTTTATATTCATCACGACCAGCATTTCTTTCTAAAATAGTTTCTAACGGCACATCAGTAAAATCAACTACAAATGCACGATAACGATATTTAGAAATTAAATTTTTATATCTATTTAATAATTCAGATTTATAGTGAGTTGCATCAACGATTACAAACTCTCCTCTCCTCATTCTATCCTCTAGCATTTCAAATAAAAACTGCCAAACTTTGCCGTCATTTTGTTGTGTTATAACCAAATCCCCATTATTATTTAAAACAGGAGATTGATACATTAATCTGATATTGTCGGCAGACAATGTATATTGTTGTAATTTATTTTGCTCTACCCAAGTAGATTTACCACTTGCAGGAGTTCCTCTTAATAAAAAAATCGTTCTCATATTATAATTCCTTTCTATTACGTTTATAAAAGTCCATTATACAATCGGTAGTACAATATGCAAATATAAATAATAAAACTCTATTAATTGTTATATCTGCATCTGTAATTCCTAATAATATTATAAAGAACTGTATTGAACCAGTAATTATACCTGCTATTATCATAGAAACAATGCCAACAATTAAATGTTCCATATAACATCTCCTTAATTCTTATAATATACTAAACCTAAAGCATTTTCTTTAAGTGATACATTTTGAATTATTATATTAATATAATCTTCCGATAAATTATTCTTGTGATTGCTCAAAAATGTAGTATATAAATCTATAAATCTATCAGCACCAAATTTTTTATCAGATATAACATGATAGCCGTTAGGAGTTTTTAACGTGCAAATATGCAAATCTTCTAAATATTCTTCTGTTAATTGCTTTATATATTCATCATCAATATCAATATCTATCATCCAAGTTCTACAATTCTTTGCACTATTATCCTTTTTAGATGTTTCGCTTGCAATAATTTTATTTAACTTATGAATGCTAAATTTTGAACCATACATCATTTCAGTTAATGTATCAAATAAATTTTTAGATGTATTAATAAATGTTTTTGTGATATTCTTTCTATCTAAAGTCATATATAATCTAGCACCTGTTATATTGCAAAATTCTTGCATAACAGGATAAAGTTTATCTAATTCATTCCAATTAGATATTAGCCAATATTTGATGCTTGTTGAATTAGGATTAGTACATAAAGGATTTAACCCATCTTTACTTCTAATGATGGCTTCAAATTTATAATAATCTCCTTCTTCAAAGTCTATTAACTTTAACAATCTAGTTAGGTTATCAATAATCATATTCTTATCTCCTATGTGATTATTATATATAAAAATATAGTATATGTCAATACTAAAAAAGAGCATGAGATAATATTCTCATGCTCCGACATTAATGTATTTGGATAAGTGAGGAATTTTATACGTTAATGTCTTTAAATTTTTCTTTTAATTCTAAATATTTTTGCCAATCTGGGTCTGATTCACATTGTTTGATTTTTCTGCATACAGGACAAAATTCTTCCGGAACACCATATTCTGATACCATATCAGATATATCGTCATCATATTTATCAATAAAGTCATCTTCATCTAAGTTTGCAAAATCTTCCGATAATTGCTCTACATATTCTTCTTCAACTTTAGCATAATCTTCATGACCATTCTTTCGCCATTCTTTTGCAGATTCTTCTTTCAAGTGTTTTAAATATTTATAACGAGTTTTAGTATCTGCTTCGTTAAAGTTCGGAGTATCCCCCATGCAATCTATGTGAAATTCATGTCCATTTTCGCACATTTCCATATCAAAATCTTTAATACTAGCATCATATCCGGATTCTATCGCTCCACAAATGTTGCATACAAAACTTGAACTTGAACTGTTGCTAACAAAACCGTTTCTTACTTTCATTCTTAACCTCTTTTCTTTCTGTTTTAACCCATGTGTAGATTATAATTATCTACTCTAAACTTCTTAATTATTTTCTTTGCCACACTTTCAGAAATATAATTATCTATAGTATCATATAATACTATATCATAATCTGAAAATTTGTCAATAACATGTTCATACCAATCTTCAATATCTATATCAGTACATTCATGCTTGCTACGTTTTAAATCCTCAACTGTAGCTACTTTGATATACTCATCATTTATAGGTTTTTCTTTATATATTATAGATTTGGCGTATTCAAGCACTTTATTCATATCATAATTCTTTGATATAATAAAGCTACTTGAACTACTATTACTTACAAATCCGTTTCTAACCTTCATCTTAACCTCTATGAATAATAACCATCATAAATTAAGTCCAATTTTCTTCCTAACATAAGTTTATCAAAATCTTCTTCTGATAATGTTCTTTTTAATTCTTTGTTTGCAGTTTCAATAGCATCTGGCAATTTTTCTTCTTGTAGGAATTGTTTTGCATATAAACCTACACAATAACCTTCTTCATCTCCTGCATAAAATTCTAAATCCTGCGAGTATTTATCTTGCAGTTCATAGTATAAATCTTCATCTGCATGAACTCCAATGATTAAAAAACTTGAACTTGAACTATTGCTAACAAAGCCATTTCTTATCTTCATATTAAACTTCCTCTTAATAATTATATGTTATAATAAATAAATTTATGTGTCAAGATATTGTTTAGAAATGTAAACAGTACCTACACCTCTATCGCCTTCAAGAATAGCATAGCAATCCTCTACTTCTTCATCGTCATCTCCGGCATAAGGTTCTCCATTTAATGCACATGCTTCATCTTCTTGTGTCAAACTACATAATTGACTAAAAATTTCAGAGCAATCTGGTATGCCAGAAGTAAATAGCTTATCATTTACTTCATAATAATCTCCATATATATCTTGAGCATTATCTATAATATATTTTGCTTTTTCTATATTATCTTTTCCAGTAATTATAAAACTACTAGAGCTACTATTGCTTACAAATCCTGTCCGTATCTTCATATCTATCTCCTAACATGCCCTTGTGCCTGTAGCTATAATTAATTTTTCATCCTGTAAACCTAATATATCTCTAATTTTATTTGTTACATCGGTATCTGTGGCTTCCAATATCATTTTAGGTAGATAATCTACATCACTATCAAAAAGTTTTTCTCCGATAAATATTTGATTGTCATTCATATCATCTTCGTAGCCTTCTAATATAGCTATATCTTGATGCTCATCTCTAAAATCCCAAAAGACTTCTCTTTCCACATCTTCCCATGTATATTTGCCATTATGTGTAGCTTTATTTATTATTTCATTAGTTAAATAACCAAATCTTTTCATAATTTCCGTAGGATTAAATTTTTCATTATCTAATATAAATCCCTTAACTATAAAACTGCTACTTGAACTGTTGCTTACAAATCCACTTCTTATTTTCATATTAACCTCTTAGTGATTACTAAAACATCTTATATTAATTTCTTCTAAATCATCAGCTTTTTCTTCTAAAAAAGTTTCCATTTCATAATCGTTATTATAATTTCCGGTTCTACCTACTTCATTACCATAATCTAATAAATATTGATTATAATCTAATTTATTTAAACCATATCTTTTCTTTTCAAAATCATCTAATACAGGTTTTAAATCTTCTTGCATTATTAAATCTTCATAAAGTTGTTTAACAGGGTCAAAACCTTCATCTTCCATTAATTCTCTAAAATCTTCAAGAGAATATTTCTTAATATTATCCGGTAATGTTATTATAAAACTTGAGCTTGAACTATTACTTACAAATCCTGTTCTAATTTTCATTGCTTGTTTTCTCCTTCTACACCTCTAGCTTTTCTATCCTTAGTTCTTTGATTAAGCCAGGATAATGCATGTCTAAGATGCTCTAAAGCTAATTGATTATATTCACAAGCAAATTGCCCTTTTTGAAAATGCTCTAGGTTATCAATTACAATATTTATTAAATCTACATTTTGAATACCATTAACTCCATTTTCTTTTATCGGGCCTTTTTGGAATTTTATCTCTTGAATTACCTCATCATTTTCTTTATTGCAAATTGCAAAATGATGATTGACTCCACCATTAATTTCCATCGGCTCATCTAAAGTCTTAATATAAAGTCTATCTGTTTCTCCAAAAATTCTACTAATTTCTATCATTATTATACCTCATCTAATTTAAACATTATACATTTTCTTTCATTATTTAAAAGCATTTTTCTAAACCGTATAGTTTGATAATTATTCCAGACACTTTCTTCAAAATCTGGAGCTTCTAAAACAGGAATACCCTCTTTCCACATTCCTTCATTCTCACAAAAACTACAAGCAAAAAATTCTCCCTTATGATTGATGTATGAGCTAAAACATGCAGATTCACAAGGTTCAGCACATATAGCTTTTTTATCATAGTCTTTATCATTTTTAATCACTCTTAAATATGCATGTGCAGAACAACTATCAAAACCTATACTGATATTTCTTTCGGTAGCATAATTGATAATTTCTCTATATTGCTCATCTGATAAATGCTTGAATTTACCTACTCCGTTACCTTTAGGTTTATATTTTAATAGCACTACTGCTTTAACTTTACCTTTAATTCTTTCATCTGTAGTTAAGTCATCTAAAATAGAAAATATCTTATTATAAGATTTATCATGAGCAATAACATGGAAGTTAATTTGTTTCATTCCTGCATCTGCCAACATTTTTACTGCATTATAAGATTTTTCTTTATTATATACAGATATTGCAACTGCTCCACAATATTTAGCCGTAAGTTTAGCATATTCTTCATTCATATCTAAAGCATGACAGGTATAATTAGGAATAACATCAAATTCTCTGCAATATGCAAGCATTTTAAAGAAGTCTGGGTTAGTTCCTATATCACATATACCAAATGCTATTTGTTGCAATAATCCTTCATTATATATTCTAATATCCTTTATATCATCTTGATAAGTATATATTTCTTTAGCTCTATTTATATAATCTTCTTTTATATTGCAATTTTCCCAAGATGAATTAATATCTGCACTTATTGATGGAAATCCACTCTTAAAGGTTGTAACTATTTTAGTTTTTGCAACTTTATGAAATATGTCTTTAAATTCTTCAAAAGTCATATTATGAGTTTCTTCTACTGCTCCATTGCATTTATAACATTCTGGACATTGCCCCATACATTTTCCGGCAGATATTTCTAAATCTAAAATTTCTGGCATTGGAGCATAAGCAGGATTATCCTGTTTTCTTGCCCCCCATCTTACAAAAAATCCTGTTTCTTTATTAAAATAACTATTATAATATTCTGATTTAACTAATTTTTCTCTACTCGTTTCTAATATCTGCATGTATATCCTCACTTTCTTTTATAAAATAATAGTATCATATTTTACTATTATTGTCAATAGAAATTATATAATTATCAAATCGGTAAATTTTTCTTTCATTGCCTTATTTACACCTTCAAAACACATACCACATAAAACGGAAATTCCTATATTTCTTCCTTTAAGTTCTAATTTAGGCAACACATCTCTAATATCTCCAACTATAAATTCTGCATTACTACATATTTTTTCTTGAGTATTAAGTACATCAATCCCTATATATTTCTTACAATGTTTAAAGAATACTTGTTGTATTCCTTCTCCACAACCACAATCTACTATAATAGTTTCTTCTGGAAATGTAATTAATTTAGAAATATTATAATATCTTTCTGCCGACATAATTGCTTCGTATGGAGATACTAAACCATATTCTTCAAGATTATTTTTAATTTTATCCATAAAATTAGCATATATTGAATATTCTTGACTATTCATTTGTTGAATGACTAAATCCATACATAGATAATAATGCTCAACAGAGTTATTGTTATTTTTATTAATTATTATATGTGATAGGAAATTCATCTTTTTCATACAATGTTATTTTCATGCCAACCTCTTTTCTTAATACAATTATATGATAAAATATAGTATTTGTCAATCCTAAATTAATGTAAATAATTTTTCAACTCTTATATCTGAACTACTTTTTACATCTAAAGTCATTCTAACTTCTTTCTGCCATATACAGGTAAAATCATCCGGCATATCATATTCACTAACATAAATACTTACCCCCCCATTTTTCATATTTTTACACCAATCATAGAATTTATCATGATTAAATCCATTAACGGCATTATATTTAGTTGTATTTTTATATGGAATATCACAATATACAATAGAATTGTTAGGAATGTTTACTTCGTCATAAGACTTATTTATGAATTGAATATTTTTATCCTTCATATTATTATATAGTTTAATAGTTGCTCTATATTGCTCATCTACATAATCTCTCCAATTCCCTTTAGAATTTTTACCTCTACACCAACCACCAAACCATTTACCACCAAATGATAGATTATATCCAACATGTCCTAATACTGATTTTTTAAATTTATCTTTATTATCTTTAACATAATTGTAATGCTTTTCGGTAAATTCTTTATTATTCTTTGGTAACCAACTTATACCCTCATTTTTAACTCTTTCTAAAAATGCAATAGTATAAGGATTTATATCATTAGCTATAATGTTTTTAGCATCTATAAATTGCAATAAATTTCCACCACCAGTAAATAAATCAACAAAATATTTATTCTCAATATTTTCCAACATTATAGGCAGTATATCTTTAGCGATTTTTGCCTTACTTCCCATGTATTTCATTCATAATCTCCTTCTTTAAGATAATCTTAACTCCATATTTTAAAGAAGTCAATAGTATTAAGACATTTTAAATTTAGAAAATATGTATTTATACCTAAAACATAAAAACTCTTAATTTTGAATATAGGCATAAAAAATACCCTCTCCGATACCTGTCATTACTGACTTCCAGAGAGGGTATTTACACTAATCGTTTATAATTAGCTTCGCAACAATTTTATTTACTTATATAATTCTGTTCTTTTGCCATTAGTAGAATATTTTTCAACACGTTTGACATTTTGTTTATCGCCTTGATAGTAAGTTTTAGTATAACCCACCTTTTGACCTTTAGAGTTATATTGATTTAACTTATAATACTGTTTTGATTGATAATTACCTGCAAATGCAACATTGCCTAATAAAATAATCATCAATAATAAAGCAATTTTCTTCATAAGTTTTTCCTTTCTTTATATATTTATTATAAGATAATCATTAATAAATGTCAATACCTATATTAAGAAATATTAATTAAATGCAATAAAGAGGCCAGATAAGCCTCTTTATCAAATTGCAAAGGATTCAATCTATAAACGGAGTATCAGAGAATTGAACTCTGCTCTGATGCTGGACAGGCAACCGTAATAACCACTATACCAATACTCCAAATATAAAATAGCGGTAAAGGGAGTCGAACCCATCTTACCTGGTTGAAAACCAGATGTCCTAACCGATAGACGATACCGCCAAGAGAGAATAACCTTAGCCTAATAAATTATTCTCGTTACATATTGTTAAACTAGCAATCAATATGCCTTATAATTTACTATCGTAAAATTAATAAAAACGCACTTTATTCTAGGAGTGTAACTATACAATTCTTTCTATTAAAAATTGAAAAAAATCAACTATTTCTCCCATAGTTGGGGATTAACTGTGCATAATCTCGCAACCTAATAAAATTAGGCAATATTATTAAGGATTTTAAATGGATGCAGGGGTAGGACTTGAACCTACGACCTCTAGGTTATGAGCCTAGTAAGCTAACCATCTGCTCTACCCTGCTATGCAGACAGTAATGATATATCTGTATCTCGCCTCCGCCACCGATATATTACTACTGCCTAATTTGTATATACTTTTCAATGTGCTTTGTCTTTCAACATTATTATAATAACACACTATTTTATTTTTGTCAATACCTTAATGACCTTTTACAGTTTTTACTAAATCATATATCCATTTATCCATCTTATAAACCTTATTAGGAATATAAGTTTTATTACATCTAAAACATAAACATTCAGTAGTAATATTTATATTATCTGTAATCCACATATCTCCACAATGAGGACATACTACAACATTAATTAAATCCATACCAACCCCACCCAGCATACGGTCTATAATAAGACATTAAACTTTCTAACATTTCTCCTCTTTTTCTTTTCTTCTTTTCCCAAATTATAGACTCTATTTCATAAATTGCCGAGAAGATAGCAATTTCATCAATAGTAGTCATTGGAATAGATATTTTACCATGCTTATCACATACTATACAAAATAGTAAAGAGTTATCGTAATCATGATATGCTAATGCTATAGAATCTCCAATTTTATCTACTATAACTGCCCTCTCTCCGAGTTTAGTTTTAAATGTCTTATATTTATAACATACACCATCAAATTCTATTGTATATTTGCAATGAGCATCTGTAATATAATCATATAATTTTTTAAATCGTTTATATTTTTTATTACTAAACATAATCAATCCCCTTATGATATATTTTTTGGTTTGATGTTGCAAGTCTAACGCCATCTTGAATATTTTGAGTTGTATATAATTCCGGTTTATATGCACCACATTTAATATACTCACAATATTCTTTAAAAATAGGCTTAATATCTTTTAAATCTTCTCTTGCAAATAACCAGACCTTTTTATTGTAAACAGATATATAGTTTAATAATTCTTCAACTGCATTTTCATCTTGATGATTAAAACTACCACCTAATAGAAAAATATTATCAATCATAGAATTAAATCTATCAAAATATCTATCTATAGTTTCTCTCCAAGCATGCCATTCTTGACCGTTAGCAAAATTCATTAATTCCGGATTGCAACAATCTTTACAGTATGGCGGATTGCATCCTGCCACAAATATATCTAAAGACCTTGTGGCAGGACTATAATCTATATAATTTATATTTAATAATTTAGCCATTAAATTTCTACCTTTCCATAAAATTGTCTATTAGGAAAATCAACTTCTCGTCTTTCTGGAATCCAGTTATCTACCTTTGTTAAGAATCCTACAACACGAGTAAATGTGCCTATAATTTTACCACCACAATGAGGGCAAGTATCAACATTTCCTACAAACATGTGCTTATTTTCACATTCTTGTAATACAAAATTGACTGCAAAATATACTACACCCTCTTTAACACTTGCATGTATTAAATTCTGTATAGTATTAACATCTGTAATTTCTTGATTAACATTCAAATGACAAATTGCTCCACCAGAAAAATGTTTATCAAACAAAGCCTGTATAGCAATTCTATCAAACATATTTACACGTTTAATCAAAGGAATAAATTGATTTGAATATAATGTATATTTATCATTATAGCCTAAAGCTCTATCTTTTTTAGCAAGTTTTACTGATACATTCTCTCCAGGTATTTGCTCGCAGTTATGAGGAGCTTTATATTTATCTTGAAGTTCTTTATTTGTAGTATTAACTACATTAAGTATAGATAACACATACTCTTGACCTTCTTTAGTCATAATATCATAACCAAGAATTTCTAATGCTTCATATAAGCCGATTACACCAAAGGTAGAATATTGTCTTTTCAATTCCATATATCCTAAAGAATATAACGGCTGACTTCCTGCCTTGATAGTTCTTTTGATGATGTTTCTTTTAGCTTGATTCACTAATTGGCAATCTAAAACTAAATCCTTAACTCTATGCAAAAATTCATCGCTAGGATTTTCTGATTCTTTGCAAATAGTAGCTAATTGTGGTAGGTTTCCTGTAGCAACTCCCAAAGAGCCTATTTTAGTAGAACCAGAACCAAAACTATTAAAATATTCTCCGTTATCTCTTTCAGAACGCAAACGGCAACATGAACTTAATGTTGATGATTTTCCGGCATAGATATTAATAAATCCAAATTTTAAATTCTTTTCAGAAATAAACTTTAAGAAATCATCATCTTGAATTTCATTATTTTCATCAATGGAGAAACATGCAGTAGTAACAGGAAATGTAATAGGTTTTCTTGCCATTTCTCTATTCATAATATCTAAATAAATTTCTTGAACTTTTTGCACAATTTCTTTTTTAGCAGAATATTTTACATCATCAATAATAATGCTATAAGCATCTCCTTCAAGCATTCCATCAATGAAGTTGCTATCATAAACTGATACGTTGCTAAATAATGATTGTGAACCACGATAAGGTTGATTTAAACGATAAATAAATCCTGTTAGCATTGATTCCATATATTGCCAACAAGCCTTATCATCAACCATAGGAACATGTGCATCTTCTTTATTCTGTAACATTTTATCCATGTATATAGCAATAACTATCAATAAATCTGCAAGTCCTGTAGCTCCAAGAGTTGAATTGCCTGCTATTAGTGAAAATAACTCAATTTGACCTAAAAAAGACATAAGATTTTTAGGCGGCTCACTTCCACCACGACCATCAAAAACACTAGGAATGCCCATTGTTGCAGTATCGTAGGTAGAGTAGTTAAAGCAATATGCCATAGCTGATGAAAAACCTACAAAATCATTAATATACATTCTGCCCTTAATCTGACTTTCTACAATCCAATCGGCTTTTTCTTTAGTTTCAATTTTTTTAATCTCTTTCCAAAGTCTATAATAACTATTTATCAAATGAAAAGGTTTAGCAGTTTCAATTTTGTGAGAAATTACAGATTTATCCGTTACATTTGCATTAGCATCTACAGATACATCAGCAGTAGTAAATGCTTTAAAAAACTTCTTTGAAGATTTTGAAATATCTAATTGACTTCCTATTCCGTTTTCCTCAATTAAATCTGCCCCATATTTCTTTTCTAAACCTAACATCAAATCTTTAAAGTCTTTTTTATAAGATTGTGATTCTAAAAATTTTTGCAAATTAGTCTGTTTAACCATATTCTTTCCTTCTCTTACAAATATTCTTGTATTTTATCTAAATCTCCGCTTCTTTTTAAGCTATTTTTTAGTAATTCAAAGTATTTATCTACTATCTTTTTTATTGCCATTCTTGATAAATTGTATCTCTCTCCAATAGTGCCAAAGGATTCTTTAGACAACAAATCGGCATCATCCACAAACCCTAAATATTCTTTAAATATTTTTTTATGTATAGGTTTAGAATAATGGATTTTTTCTAAATGATAATTAAACAAATCATATAATTTTTTATTATCGAATTTTGATACAATGTCATTTTCTGTATCAGTATTCAACCAATTAAAAACAGATGTATCTATAAGTTCATTTTTATTAATTTTAATGTAACCTCTATATACATCAGATAAATGATTTGCTAAACATGTTCTATAAAAAGTGGATAATTTTGTATTCTTACTAGCGTCAAACTTATCAATACATTTTACTAAACAAAGTTTAGATTCCTGTAATGCTTCTTCAAAAAATATATCTTTATCAGAAAATTTATATAGAAAATCCTTATAGTAATGACATAACTCATAAGCCTCTCGTTCTAGCTTTGAATAAATCTCTTTAAAAATTTTCTCTTTATTAATTTTATCGTCTGTTTCTTGATATAATATCGCCAGCCTTTCTTTACTTACCACTTAATCATCCTCTATTTTACCACTACCATATCGTATTCAATCATCAAGCTACTTATACTCTGTAAGTCTTTAATCCAATAATCAATTTTAGTATTTAATTTCTTATCGTTACATAAAATATTGAGTCGATAATTAATATCCTCTAAATCTATTATACTCATTTCTCTAATTTTTGTCAATACAGTTTTTAGTTGTTGTGGAGTAGTATTACATTTTACTACAATTTCACTATTTCTTGACGTATTAAAATATCTTATTCCTTCAAGTTTTAAGCTATCTGGATAAACATCTGGATTATAAGACTTATTCAAACTGCCCATAATTCTGAAATAATTGCTAGGTTGATTTAATTTTTCCTCTAATGCAATATAGGTTTCTCGTTTCATAAATGTAGTAATCTCATCAATATCGTCTGTTAATACTGCAAAATATGAACCATTACGAGTTCTTTTAATACTCTTAACTCGACCCATAAAATTATATATAGTTGTATAGTCTTTATTTGATTTAATATCTGCAATAGATGTATTATCAATAAAATCTGACAATGCAATTATTTCTTTTTTTGGATTATTAGAAATTGGAAAACCTAATAATTCCATTTCATATTCTTTTAATATAGGTACTGATGGAATTTTACCATCATTATCATGAAATAGTTTGATTCCGTACTGAATAAATGTTTCTAATTTATTCTTTAGCTCTTGCTTTATAGCTTTATCCTCTTTCTTTGTGCCTTTAATATCTTTAATTTGTTGTTCTAATGCTTTATACTGTTCATTATCCTTTAATTTATTTTCAACAAAGCATCTAATTAAGCAATCATAATAACTAATATTTCCTTTTTTATAATCAGACTTAGCCTTTGCCTTTGAAGAAAACTCCAATACAGGCAAATATTTATAAGGATTTTTCTCAATAGAATTAAATGCACCACACTTAATAAGGCTTTCGATAGAAGTTTTATTAATGCTAGGCATACGATTTAATAAATCCTTAATATTTTTAAAATTGCCGTTATTTCTTTCTGCTATAATAGGCTCTATACTTGCATCTCCAACTCTCTTAATGCCATTAAACCCAAATCTAATGACATTCATATCTTCATCTTGTTCAAAACTATAACTAGATTTATTAATATCTGGAGGCAATACATCAATTCCTAATCTATAGCACTCATCAATATAAGGATTTAATTTATCCAATGACGATGAATTAGCATTAATTAAAGCAGTCATATATTGCAACGGATAATTTGCTTTTAAATATGCAGTTACATAAGATAATGCAGAATAGGCAAAACTATGACTCGCATTAAAGCCATATCTACCAAATTTTTCTATCATGTCAAAAACTTCATTTGCTTTTTGTTCAGAATGTCCGTTTTTAACACATCCTTGAATAAAATGCTCTCTTTCTTTAGGAAGTTTATCAACAAGTTTTTTACCTACAATTTTTCTTAAACCATCAGCTTCCGGCATTGTATATCCTGCCATAACTTGTGAAAGTTGCATCAAATTTTCTTGATAAATAAACAATCCTAAAGTATCTTTGAGATATTTTTCCATGCCATTTACGACATAATCTATTTCTTCTTTGCCATTACGTCTATCAATAAAACTCTGTGTCAATCCACTTTCTAACGCACCAGGTCTTGCTCCGGCATTAATTACTGATAAGTCTGCCAAAGTAACAGGTTTTATCTCTCTGCATAAATGTTTCATTATATCAGACTCTAATTGGAATACTCCTAATGTTTGTCCTTGAGTAATCATATCAAAAGTCTTTTTGTCATCGAAAGATATAGATTTAAAATTAAACTTTTTATCTCCAAGTCTATTCATAGCATCCTTAACTATTGAAAGATTTTTTAAACCTAAAATATCTAATTTTAAAAGTTTTAAATCTCCATCAATTTCCGTCATTTCAAATGCAGAGCAATTAATCTTCTTACCACTAGAATCTTCAATATACATAACAGGAGTAAGATTTTCTAATGGCTGATTTGATATTACGACACCAGCCGCATGTACTCCTCGTTTATCAATTCCACCTTCGAGTTTTTTAGCAACATCAAAAATTTGAGCAAAAAGACTATCTGTTTTATATAGTTTTTGTAGTTCTTCTGACTGTGCCATATTTTCATCTAAAGACAATTCTGTTTGTAATAATTCCTGCGAAATTCTATTAGCTTCAATGTATGGCATTTCTAAAACTCTTGCTACGGCTTTAAACGATGCAATACTTGTTAATGTGCCATAAGTAGCAATATTGCATACTCTTTCTTTCGTATAAGTATTTTCAATATACTCGATAACTTTACTACGATTTACATCTTCCACATCACAATCCACATCCGGAGCTGAAATACGCTCTGGATTAATAAACCTTTCAAAAAGTAATTTATGTTCTATTGGGTCTAATTGAGTTACATTTAAACAATATAAAACTAATGAACCTGCACCAGAACCACGACCAAAACCTGTGGCTATGTCTGCACTATCCATAAATTTATATAAATCATGCAGTACGAGAAAATAATCGGTAAAACCGATTTTATAAATAGTTTCTAGTTCATATTTTAACCTAGCCAAATATTCTTTAGTATTTATATGTTTTCCTGCAAATCTTTTCTTAAATCCTTCTTGAGATAATTGAACTAATTTATTTAAAGAATCTTTTTTATCTCCAAAAGTAGGATAATTATATTCATGTTGCAAAATGTCATAATCTTCAATTTTATTATAAATTTCTTCCGATGAATTTAAAACTTCGTTAAAAATACCATCTCCAAGATAAGAGATTGCTTTTCTCATTTCCTCTGTATTTTTTAAATAAAATTCATCAGTTCCAAAGTTCATTCTATTTGTATCAGATATTTTTTTATGTGTCTGATTACACAACATAACTTCATGAGCAAAACTATCATCCTTATGAGGATAATGAGCATCATTTGTAGCTATAAGTTTAATATTATATTTTTTTGCAAGCTGAACCAATATTAAATTTACTGCCTTTTGTTGCTCTATCTTATGGTCTTGAAGTTCTAAATAAAAATCGTCTTTAAATATACTTTTAAATTTTGTAATATATTCATTAATTTTAGGCATATTTTGAGCTAAAATCATCTTAGGTATAACTCCACCCAAACAAGCAGAGCATGCAATTATACCTTCTGAATATTTCTCTAAATCTTCAAAAGTGATTCTAGGTTTATAATAAAAGTTATAATAAGAAACATTATGAAGTTTAATTAAATTTAACCAGCCTGTTTTATTTTTAGCAAGTAAAATAATATGATAATTATCTCTAATTTGCTCATCCAAATTTAATGTCATATATGCTTCCATACCTAATATTGGTTTAATGTTTTGTTTATGACATTCTTTATAAAATTTTATTGAGCCTGCCATAGATGCATGGTCTGTAAGTGCTAATGCAGGCATATTATTATCCTTGCCCCATGCTACATAATCTTCAATTTTGATTAATGCATCTAACAGGCTATATACTGAATGTGTATGTAATGGTATTAACTCCATTTTATTTCTCCTTTTTGTAGTATTATATCATATTAATATTTTTATGTCAATATAATAAAAAGCATATAGATAAAAAAATCTATATGCTACAAATAGGATTTTTCCTTACATGAAAAAATTTAATTTTCTATAATTAAATCATATCAAACATATTAATAAAAGTCAATACTATTTTTTATATTTCTTATAGTAAATTGTATTAATACCATTTCTTCTATACATATTGATATTTTCTAAATCATCATCTATAGCTAAATCTATTTGAACTTTATGTAGAATATTACTATATAAAATATTTTGTTTTACTAAATAAGATGGAGAATAATCACAAGCATTTCTCATATATAAAAATTTACTAATCTTATCCCACCATTTATATTTAGAAAATGCAGAGTTTAATTGCTCTATCGTTATAGCTCTCATATTATCATAATCTTCTCTTGCAGTCAAGAAATATATAGAATTAAATTGCTCTCTTTTATATAAATTATCTAAAAATTCTAACATTTCCGGATTTTCACAAATTAAATAATAATGACTATGATAATTATTCCAACCTTCCCTAGAACCATCTTTAGGTATGTATTTTTCCCATTCCGTACTATTAAATACACAATTATCAATATCTAGTATTATATTCTTTACATCATAATCTATAATATTTCCTTCAAGATGAAGTAAATCTACTCTATCCATTGCTTAATTCCTTCCGTAGTTAATAAACTTTTCTTATTTTCATCAACATTATGATAATCTTGACGTAAATTAATAACATCTGTAAGATTTAATATTTTCATATTATTTGCATCAAGTCCTATATCCATAGCTCTTAAAAATGGTTTCATGTTTCCATGACAATGACCATGACAACAATATCCATCGTTATAAAATCCTTCCCATTCTAATAACGGTAAGTGGCTTAGATGAAATAAATTATTATTCCAACGAATTTTATAATCATGTTTAAAATCTTGAATTATACCCAAATTCCATAGTCTTTTTAATTGTCTTGAAGAATCATGATTGCCTAATGCAATTTTGACTACAGGGGTTAAAGATTTAATAAAATGAATAAGCTCATCATCCTCATCTCTAAAACCTATATCTCCGAGTATATATAAAACTGCACTTTTATTTTTTATTGTAGAATTAATTAAGTTTCTTATATATTTTGTATGTTCTTGTGCATTATTAAAACCACGATACTTAATAGTTCTATTAACAATATTAGATAAATGTAAATCTGCCGTTACATAAATATCCTCAAAATTTTTTAATGTTTTAAATCCCATCATTATTACCTTTATCTATATTATCAACTCTAATTACATGCACCACTCTGTTTTCATCATGCTTAGCAATATTAATTGTATGTTTAGTTCCCTTACTCATTCCATTCCAAAAAGCTATTACCATATCTACATTTCTTACTATGTCGTGATTTCTTAAATATCCGGCACATTTTCCATGAACATGCCACTTTGCTCTATATATTTCTGTATAGTAGTTATATTTTTCTGCAAACTTTTCAGCTAAAGTATCAGTTCCCTTAGCACCACCAGATACTATAATAAATTGATAGTCCTGTTTTGGCATTAATTCTTTAACTTTTTTATCTAGGAAGTCGAAATTATTAAAATCACGACTTCCGATTATTGCAATTCTATATTCCATATACCAAAGCCTCAATAGGAGCTGATTCTAGTTTCTTTGTAGCTCTAGTGCAAGCCACATAACATAAATTAGCTTCTGCATCCGTTTTTATACTCCAATCATCCGGAGCTATTTTAACGTGTTCTGCTTCAAGTCCTTTATATCTATGAGCCGTTGATAGAAAATACTCTTTATTAGGATTTTCACAATCTTCTGACCTTTGAACCTTTTTGATAACATCAATAATATCTATTTCATTTGAAACAAAAAACTTAAAATACTTTTGATAATCTAAAGGTAATATCGCAGAATTTTTACATAGATATTGATATAATCCTTGTTTTTCTTTATTTGAAATTTTTATATAATTATCAGTAATTTTGCATGTTCTAAATCTAAATTCATTTTTAAAATCTTCTGCGGTACGTTTATCATAAGAATCTAATAATCTATAATAGAAATATAACATATCATTAAAACATTCTTCAAAACTATCTGCATTTCCACCATTTCCAACATCCATAAAATGAACTTTTATATTGTCGGATTCAGAAATTAAATTGACTGCATATTCAAATAATGTAGAATTTAATCTAAATAAAATAGTCTTTTTAGTTTTATCTTCTATTTCAGTTCTATCAAAATAATTCTTAATAGAGCCGTTTACAAAGTCTTTATATTTTTTAGACAAAATATCATTAGCCAACTTACATTCTTGATTATTGATTCTAAAAGAATGTGAAAGACTATATGTATTTCCTTCAAGTTTGTCAAATATATTAACTATTTTACAAAACTGATAAATAGACTGATAATTATCTCCAACACAGTATAATTTATCATATTTCATTCTTTTTAATATGCGATAAAAGAATAAATTGGTATCCTGGCATTCATCTAATAATACATATTTATAACCACAAATTCTATCATTGCACTCACATGCATAAGATTTAAGATACATGCCATGTGTATATATATGACTCTCTAACATATAATTATATAAATCAACAAAAAAATCTCTCTCTGTTAAGCTAACTTTAACATCAATATTATAACTATTAGATTTATATAAATTACCTATAAAAGTATCTAAATCATCATAAGTTAAGCAAAAAGCATTTAATAACTCATTTATAGTTTTATAGTTTATCCAAGATTTTTCATATTTTTTAGAATTTTTTAGTTTAATAAAAATATTAAAATCAAGTGCAGGAACTACATTTATTTCTCCGTCATTTATTGAACTAAATCTTTTTAATGCAAATCCATGAGTCGTTTGACACTCAACATCTAAACCAGCAAACTTTTCTTTAGCTTCGTTTAGCATACTTCTATTAAATACAACATAAAGAATTTTACTATCTTTATCTGTTTTTCTAATCTCTTTAACAACTTCTACAAGAGTAGAACTCTTACCTGCACCTGCAAAAGCATTAATTTTAATTATTTTTTCATCTGTTTTTAATGTATTAATTATTTTAATTTGCTCATCCGTAAGTTTTCTTTCATTAGTCATTATTTCCTTCTTTCTTATTTCTTCTCTCTATAGCTATCTCTTTTGCTCTTTCCATAATGCAATTTTTACAAAACCAAAATTCTTTACCCATTGAATCCACATGCTTCATTAGGCTATATGGAGAACCACACTTTTGACATTTAATTTGTCTGCCTTCATTTTTATATGATTTCCTATATGGTTTATTGTGCTTTTCGTATTTAATAATGGCACTTTCTTCTAATTCTGATATAGTTTTTTTATCAGTAATTTCTCTATTCAAATCTTCCATTTACAATATCTCCATCTTTATAACCTTCATTTAATAATTTCTGTGCAAATAATTCGCTCTCATGGGTATTTGTAGAATTATATCTATCTGAATGATAATCACAGAATATTACTTTTACCTCTGCTTTCCAATTAAATGATTGTAACATTTTAATTTCATTTTCATATCTAACATCAGAGCAACAAATATTGTTATAACCCATTGATATTGCTCTATCAACTTCTTTTTTCCATTGCAACACCCAAAAATCTGGGTTAATCTCTCTCATTGTTGCTCCAATTCTCTGCAACAATAATCTGCCATTTATTTTTCCATAACCAGAAATATTTAATAGTCCTTTTTTAAAATCGTCATATTCCTTTGCATCTTTAGGTTGCCAATCAAGCATTTTCCAAACCATATTACGCAAGCAATCTGCAAAATCTATCTGGACAAATCCTTCTTTTTTTAATTGCTCACATCTATAGCCTTTACCAGAACCCATTACGCCACAAAATCCATAAATCTTTACCAATTCTATGCCTACCTTCCTATTAAAATTTACTTTCAACATTTTTTATAATCCTTAATTAGTATAATATAATACTACTATATTTTTTATTATATGTCAATAGTTAAAAACATTAAAGCATTAAATTTTTAAGTCTGAAAACTCTCTCATAGTCTATATCGCATAGAGGGTTTAAAATACCAATGCTCATATTAGAGAGTTTATGTATAGAGTAATATAAATTATCATTCCATAAATTTAAGACTTGTTTTTAATCAATATTCATATCAACTTTACTTAATAAAATTGCTTCTGCAATATTATCATCTGGATTTTTATGTCTAGGAAGAATAATAAAATCATCAGCATTAATAAATAAATCTCTACAGTATTTTATAGATAATTCTTTAATCTTTTCTCTACGTTCTTTAGATGTTAGTTTGCCTATAATATCATTATCATAATTAAAAAACTTATGCCATTGAGTAGGAGAATATAAGACATACGGCAATTCTAAAATAGAACATATAGTAGTATATACTCCTAAAGTTTGAGCATTTGCAAATATAGCATCTATTGAAGTAGCCATTCCAGATATTTGCCTTACAGGTTCTTCAATTACTACCTCTTGAACTCTATCTTTATATGGAAGAATAAAATCATATATTAACTTAAAATTTCTGACTGCTCGTCTTTTTAATGCCTTCTTTTCTGCTTTTAATGCCTTAATTTTAGTCTTAGTCTTTTCTTGCTTTTCTAAAACTTTAATCTTTGCATCTATAATTTTTTCTTCATTTTTATTATATTCTCTTTCTGGATATTTTAATACTGCTATAACTTTATCATTTTCTGTTATTGCAACGCATCCAGTTGTAGCCGTATCAATTCCTATACGAATAGTTTTTTTATTATCTTTCTGCATTTTTTATGTACCTTATTAAGAAAGTTGTTTATACGGAGTAAAAAATTATTAATTTTGATAGTAATTTCTTCTATAAAATTAATAAGACATATTTCCAACTCTATACTCTCACATACTAATGTGTTTTCATAAAATTTATATAAAAGGTTTACCCATTCTTTTATCTCACTAACCGTAAAAGTTTCTGCATAATAACCTAATGTTCTTAATTCTAGCTTGTCTATTTCAAGAATAGGTAAACCATTTTCTATCTTATTGCACAAATATTCCAATTTATATTTATCAAAATGACAGATTCTTCTAATAATCTCTAATTTATGATTTTCATCAGAACTTAAACCCTCTAAATGAATAATATTGCTCATATTATACCTCGTAATATTTAAAATGCAATCCACCAGTCGTTTTTCTTTTTCCAAGACAAACGGCAGAAATATGATTTGCATATAAATTCAATTTTCTACTTGCATCAACTATGCTATTAAAAATTTCTCCAGTTTCTATACAAATTATACTTCGTTTAGTAGTAGAATTATTACTCATTTTTATTCTATCTTCTAAACTATGTTTCCTACCTAAAGATGTTAGCTTAATTTTTAATTTGGTTTCCTCTGAATGCTTTTTATTAAAATGATTAGATTTTTCTCCTCGTCTATTTTTAGCATACTTACTCATCAATAATCTAAATTCATTACTTCTTTTTAAGCCTTTATTTCCACATTTACCACCATTTGCTAAATTATAACCATATTGTATATTAGTAGTATTATAATATTTAATTAATTCTACTTCAAACATTTCTGCTAACTGTTTAGTTAAATTACAAAATATAACTTCATGTTCAAAATTATCCCATCCATATTTTTTAATAGCGTTATAAAAACAAACACATCTTTTATAACCATTACCATTTTGCCATCTATCTTTTACATTATCTTTTCCTGTAATTCCTATATATTTTTTATTGTTAAATTTATTTGTGTGCATATATACCTTATAATTTCTTTCTTCTTGCATTTAATAATCCTCACGGTCAAAAAAAATGACCCTGCATGGGAATCAAAAAATGCAAGGTCATTAGTATATTATTATACTATGTTATAAAACTATTATTGTTTTCGATTCCCATATATATTATATGGATTATTTTAAATTTTGTAAACTTTTAATTAAAAATTTCTTCTACGGTATTTTCTAAATCCTCTCTAATCTTTGAGCTTTCACATAATTTTCCATTATCAAATTCAAGCATAACATCCTGCATAATAGCCATATCTCTATTTTTATCATTTATAATAAATATTTTATTATGCCACTCCGGATGATTAGCTCTTAAACTTAATATAGTATCTGGCTTCCAAACATGTAAAATTTTATGAGATTCATTAGCTGGTACTTTTGAACCAGCCAAATCTTGCATAGTACCTCTAAACATTTTTTCATCTTTTAATTTTTTTAAATATTGTATTAAAACAACAAATGGTATTTTTGTATCTTTAGCACATCTAGACCACTCTAAGTATGCTTTAGCTACTGCTTGCCAATCTTCTTGATTTTCTTCACTAGACACTTTGCCAGCATGGTCTATGAAAACACATGCTACTCCATGTTTTAAATGTTCTTTTTTTGTAGTTAATGCAATATATTGTCCTGATAAATTTGAACTATCATCTATCATTATGGGTAGTGAATTTATCACTTTTGTTGCTTCTGTTATTTTGCATAAAAATTTTTCAATATTTTCTTTAGTAGGAATTATACAATTTTCAGAAAAATATAATCTAGGTTGTTTTAAGTATTTAGAATTAATACCAGCTTCCATAGCAATTAATCTATTATTTACTTGCTCTTTAGTCATTTCTAAAGAAAAAAACAATATTTTTTTATTAATTTGATTATCAAGCAAATAATGAGCCATATTCATCATAACACTTAATGCAAATTGTGTTTTTCCTGCTCCATTTAATCCTGCTAAAGTAATTAGCTCTCCTGCACATATACCATCCATAGCTTTATCTATTGTATCATATCCAAAAGGTAGTCCTGTTATTTGATTATCATCTTGTAATTTTTCTAAAATTTTACCTGTTAATTCTTTAGTATCTACATATATTTGACTTAAATTATTATTAGCTTTAATCCTATCTGAAAGTTCTAATGTCAAGTCTGACAATTCACTTAAAATATTTTCCGGACTTGACATGTCTTTCGCCTTCTCTAAAAAGTTTTCATATAGAATAAGAGTTTTTCTTTTAAAAGCAGAAGTTTTAATAATTTTTGCATATTGCATTATTTGTTTTTTAGTTACTAATGTTCGGCTATTTGCAAGTTTTCTAACTAATTCTGGTTCTATATCATATCCTAAAGATATTGCTTTATTAATAACCATAACATCGTCTGGTTCAACATCATCTTTATATAATTCTAATATGCAATTATAAATCTGTCCAAAAGTAGGAACAGAAAAATTTGCAGGATTAATTTCATCTATAATATGAATTATTTTATCCGGTTTATATAGCAAAGAGCCTAAAAGCATTTCCTCTGCCATTTTTGCATCTATATCTTTTTTTACTACCATTTTTAATCTCCAATAAAATAATCATACTATATACTGTACTATATGTCAATAGTAAAAGGGAGAGTTTATACTCTCCCTAAATTTAAAACGGTATTTCTTCTAGTTCTTCCGTTTCTTTTTCTTTAGTCTTTTTAGGCTTTTCTTCTTCTTTAACTTCAATTACAAAATTATTTTTAGCAATAACTTCTCTGCTTAAAAGAGTAGTAAATTGATTTACTATATTATGAGCCTCTTTAATATCACTAGCTTTGCTATCTTCTTTGTCTAAAATCTTGCTTACGGCTTTTAATGCTTTAACTTTAGATTTTGACAAAGAATCTAATGCTACAGAATATAAATGAGTATATCCTTCCATATATTCTAAACATTTAGCATCTGCTTCCTCTTGAGATATTTTAACAGTTTTGCCATTCTTAATAAATTCCATTGAGGTAAATAAGTTATTAAAGGCATTATTCATCCAAGCACCAATAATCTTAACTGTATTATTAGTTGAAGTTTTGTAGTTCTCAAATATATCTTTAAAACTATCTGGCACTTCTACATTATAATATTGTTTAGATTTTTTAAGAGTTATTTTTGCACCTAATTCTGAAAAGAATAGATATGCAACTTGACTCTTTAGTGCTATATAGATACAATCTGAATTTTTATCAACATCAGCATCATCTACCCAAAGTTGTGCTAATGGGTTTCCCTGTTCCGATACGGAAAATAATATCTTTTTAATCTCACACATAATTATTCTCCTAAATTCAAACTAGACATATCCATATCAGCCAAAGCACTAAAATCAATTTCTACATCATCTGTTTCATCTGTAGTAATTTCTGATTTTGTAGCTTCTACTTTAGACTCTTGTTTTGGTTCTGGTTTAGATTCAGCTTTTGGAGTAGCTTTAGGTTTTTCTTCTGTTTTAGTTGTAGTAGTTGATGTGCCACCAAAAATATCATCTAAATCTTCAAAAGCAACAACATCTGTAGCTTCTTTAACTTTGCTAGAACCACCACCAGTTCTACCAATACCTTTATCCCAAGCAGTTTGCACTATTTCTATTTTCAACAAATTGTATTTAAGTGAAAACTCTCCTGTGTTATTATTTTTAACACCAAAAGGTCTGATAGTAATATTGATAGTATCTCCCTTATTTACATATAATGGAGTTTCTTGCTTAGTTTTTGGAGAAATAAAGCTAGTTACTTTTTCTCCATTTTCAAACTTAAATACTTCCGGATTAATACCTTTGCCTGTGAATTTATCAATAACTCTAAAGTATTTAACTACAGGAGTACCAATAGCCTTTTCTGCTTTATCTATTTTAGTAAATTTATCTTTACCATCTTCATCCTTAGTCTTATCAAACATACAAGTATTAGAAATTTTAATATCAATATAATATCTGCCTTTTAGCTTTTCATCATATTTACCATCTAAAACTTCTTGATTAGTAATTGATTTTACAATACCTTTAACCACTTCTAGGTTTGGATTTTGTTTTTGTTGTGCTACAAGATATTTATTCCTAATTTCTCTATCTTTTTGTGGTAATACAGTATCTTGTGGCAATAAAATCTGAATGTTATGTCCATATTTTGCCTGTTTAGAGTTTAATGAAGAATACAATACCTCACAATTCTCAATAGTGAAAACAGGAACTTTAGACATGTCTAACTGTTTTTCATAAGTTTCTTCAATAGTTACGATTTCATTTTCGTAAACAACTTTACTTTCTTTTTCTTTAGCCATAGAACTCTCCTTTTCTTTTTTAGTTTTACTTTATGACTTTTAACATTTTACAATTTAACATATTAAGTAGTAAAAGTCAATACTAATAAAAAATATAAAATTAAAGTTATAACTTTTAGTATATAAAAATAAAGTCTTTATAATTAGTATTTATAATACTTTAAGTTTTATATAACTTTAGTATTTATATAACTTTTAATCTTATATAATACTTAAATTTACTATTAAATTAAAGTTATAAAGACTTAAAGTTATAAAGACTTAAAGTTATAAAGACTTAAAGTTATAAAGACTTAAAGTTATAAAGACTTAAAGTTATAAAG